ACTCTAAATTTTTTTGTGACCATAATTTTTGTGACTGATATGCTCATAATTTTGTAAAAAATAATATTTCACCTTACCATAATTTGTGACCATAATTATTTTTATTTTGTCGCCATAATTTGGCATCATAATAGACACATTTTTTTTATATTATAATACTTATTTGTCTTATAATATAATTACATTTTAATTTATATAAAATATCAATAGCAATAAACACGTGTAAAAAATAAAATGTGACGTAAAATTGTGATAAAATACAAAAAAAATTACAATTATATTTAGGAAACACCGTAGGTATGGGCAAGCCCGTTTCCTAAATATAATTAAAGGATTTAAGGAACCTCTTTATAAGCATTTAACATATTATGTAGTCTATGTTTTATATTTTTTATTTCATCTTTTGATAATTTTATTTTTTCAGGCTTAGGATTATCTTTAAAAATATATTCTTCTTCAATCTTATCTTTTTTATTTATTTTAAGCTTATTATCTTTTTTACTTTTTTCATATAGTTCGCTAAAAATATAGTCAAAATATCCTCTACTTAATTGACGTCTATTTACTATTCCCATTTTTTCAAGACTGTATGCGACTGAACCTGGTGTCCTATTTAAATAATTTCCTATTTCTATTATGTTTTTATTTTGTATTGTATACATATCTTTTATCATATTATCATTTTCATCAATAAAATATTCTTTTACTTGTGTGCTCATAATATTTTTTTTTATTTTTGGTTTTTTTGTTATTATTTCTCGGCACCATGTATATCCTCTAACATTTTCCCAACCATATTTTTTCATATATTCTATTGTCTTATCTCTCTCATCATAACAACTCTTTTCCTGAACTACTTCTTTAATTTTTATTGGTTTATATTTTTTTGTATATAGTGAACCATTATTTGTAAAATGGTCATTCATTCTTTGTATAAAATTACTTGTTCTACCAATATAATAATGGTTATCTTCTAGTTCTAATACATATATATAATTTTGTGTTAAATCTATATTATCTATATTATCTAAAACATCCAATATATTGAATGACATTATTAATTATTATTATCACTTGTTTTTAATTTCCTATTTATAATCTTCTTTTTGTTTTGAACAATATTTGGTATGTTTATTTCTATCTCAATTGGCTCACTAACTAACAAATGTTCTTTAAATTTAAAACCAATAAACTCTATTGAACCCTTTTTACTCTTTTCATTATATTTATCTACATCAATAAAAATCTTAACATAGTTTTTAAAATCATCTATCAATAACTTATGCTCTTCAACATAGTCTTTATTATCCTTTTTAAACCTTGTCCATATTTCTGTTGATGTTAGTTTATGTTCATCATCTTCATCCGGCTCTATATTTTGCTCCCACCACTCTTTTATCTTTATATTCTTGTCTGTTTCATTTTTCACTATTTCATTTGACAATAGTGATAAAGCATCTACTATATCATTTTCTATGTCTTTTGTTATTTGTGACATACCCATTACACTTCGTCTCAATTCACTTAACCGTTTTTGTGCTAATTTGATTTTTTGAACTACATTATAGTCTCGTTCCATCATATCTTGAACATCTTTTTCTTCTACTTTGGTTTTACTCATCATTTTTTGTAACTCATTTGTAATACTCCATACATTTCTCAGTACATCTACTGGATTTTTATTTGCGTTCAAATTATTTACTATCACAACACATTTTAATCCAATATCAGTTACAATCCACTTATACATTATCGGAAATCTATTCCAATCGGATACATTTGAATCATATGAAATCAACCACGCAAAATCCATTGTATTATTTATACTTAAATCGTGCTCTATTTTTTCTAATTCTTTCTTCTGAACTGAACCTGAGTAATTCTTCAAGTCAACTAACACATTAAAATCCTTAAAAAAAAGATGAATATCACCTTTATGTGCCTGGTGTGCCTTCTTTTCTAATTTATAACCAGGAAAATCCTTGAATGTCTCTGACATTAACACAAACGCATCTTCACCTTCGTCGCCTATTTTTTTACTTGATTTGACTTCATTCTGTTTTAAAAACTTTTCATAATTTTCTGTCATTCTATTTAACTGTTTATCCTTTTCATCTAACACAATTCTATACTTTTCTCGCTCTTTTTCAACTTCAGTTCTAATAAATTCTTTGTTTTCTGACTCATAAATTTTAATTTGTTTTCTAAATATGTTTAATTGTTGTTCCATTTGTTCTAACTGTTTTTGATATATCTTTGATATTTCCTCTGAAAGTTTACTCTTTAATTCCTTCTCAACTAACAAATCTAACTCTAGTTTTTGTATTTCATCCTTTGTTTCATCTTTTATTTTATTGTAAATCTCCTTTTGACTCAATCCAGTAGCCGCATTTCGCCCCTCTTTTAAACAATTACTACCAATTTTTAACATTAATATATTCTCTTCTGGTGTAAATGTGCTTATAATATCTGGCAATACATCGTCTGCCGGTATTGTTATATTTATAATCTGTAATGACATTCTATAAATATACTAATAAAATAGCTTTATGTTAGTTTGATTCTTATTTTACTCAAAATTTTGGGTCTAAAAAATCAAACTAACTAACAAATTAACTTAAAAATATATATTTATATTATATACTTAAAATGTCTATTAAACGTCTACAAAGAGAACTAACTGAAATAGAAAAAGACACACCTGTCAACTGTTCTGCCGCACCAATTTACCCATCTGACCTTTTTACGTGGCAAGCCACTATTATTGGACCCACTGAGACACCCTATGAAGGCGGTGTATTCAAATTAAAAATACTATTTCCAACTGATTACCCATTTAAACCTCCCAAAATCACATTTGAGACACCTATTTATCACCCAAATGTTAATAGTAATGGTAGCATATGTCTAGATATATTAAAAGACCAATGGAGTCCAGCATTAAGCATTACCAAAGTATTATTATCTATTTGCTCACTTCTAGCTGACCCCAATCCAAATGACCCATTAGAACTTGATATAGCAAAAGTATACAAAACTAACAAAGCTGAATTTGATAGAATTGCGCGAGAATATACAGTAAAATACGCATAAGTACTTAAATTGTAGTAACAAAATCCTTATTTTTATAGTAATATGCTCTAAGTGAACTTATCATTTTATCTCTACTGTCATCATCTGGAACTAATGTACTTACAAAACTACATGCCATTGTAACAAAACAGACTAGTATCTTAAATATTTCATATAATTCTAAATTTTCAAAATCCGAGTAATCATTACGGTCTATATCATCATAAAATGGCTCACAATCTTCTTCTACTTTAAAACATAATTGCCCGCGTAAATACAAAATAGTTGACATTATCTTTACAAATGTTGGCATTGGTCTGCCTGTGTTTATATCAGGTTGTTTCAAATAATCTGCTAGAAATGTATATTTATCCATTACTTCAAACACCATATTTTTCATTTGTTCAACATTTGTAGTTTCTACCTCCATTTTATTATTTTCCATAATTAAATAATGAGTATATATTTAATTATTCAATTTTTTAATATTTTTTACATCTAATTGTTTTATTTTTATGTGTTAGTTTATAACCTTTTCTTGTTTTATTTTCTCCACCAAGTAATAATTTTAAATTTGCTGAACATCTTTCTATCTTTAAAGGCTTGTCAGTAAACTTCTTATTTTTTTTTAACGAATAATAGTTAAACTCATATATATATGATGGTTCAGAATTATTATATGTATACTCTTTAACTAAATCACTAGCATAAAAAATTGGACTTTTACTTGGTGTATTTGAGAATCTTGACATAGTTTTAGATGTTCGCTGTGGGTCAAAAACCTGTACAATATCATTTTGCTTAAATACAACAATAAAATGTCCTATTTCTGAATCCCACGCAATACGAACAAATGTTGCCATATTATTTTCTAAATTCATAGCAAAAAAATCTACTAATTCATCTACTGATATTGGATTAATCATGTCTGGATTATAATAATATCTAGTACGTAAATCAGTTTCTTTTAGACCAAATATGCGACATATGTGTTTTCTAACTGTACCTAGGTCTAGTCCTACATCTGTCATATTCAAAGCATTTCTAGCTATATTTACACTTTTTGATCCTTTTAATGCTTCATTTCTATCTAACAAACCAAGAGCAAACAATGTTTGAAAACCACAGTCATTGCCTACTCTATTTGGATTTGCTAAATTACGATAATTACTAAATAACTCAATTGGATTGTCTATTTCTATTCTGAACATATTATCTCTTGAACGATTATGTGTACCAATCATGGTTATTTGATTTTCTTTTGTTAATTGACGATATGTTGTTCTTGGACTAATATCATCTTCATTTTTATTTTCAGGACTTATACTCACATATTTATATAATTCCTTTATACCTTCTTTTTTATAAAGTTCAAGCACATATTCTGGAGAAATTTCTCCACTTAATAATAAAAATGGTGTATCATCAGGCCAATCTTCAAGGTTCCATCTAAATTCTTGTTCAGCTGTGTGTCCATTATTATTTTCACTGTGTATATCTGCGCCATTTACTATTAAAGTAGCAATTAATACAGCAAGTTCTCTTTCTAGTTCTTTATCATCATATTTATAATTAATACCAGCAAAAGCATAATACAATGATGTATCGCCATTAGCATCTTTTTGATTTACATCAGCTCCCGCTTTAATAAGCATTTTAACAGCATCTAGATTTCCTAATTTGGAAGCAATATCAAGTGCTGTTTCATTATTTAATGTACTTCCAAGGTTTACATCCGCACCATGATTAATAAGAAATTTTATTACATTTATATGATTTGCTTTGGTAGCAAAATATAATGGAGTAGCATTATCATAAAATCCATTAATATCTATTGTCGGAAGCAATTGTTTTAATACTTCAGTGTGTCCATTTTTACAAGCTTCAATAAAGTGATACATATTTACCGAACTACTTGATTTTGATTTTGCTGTTTTTGATTTTGCTATTTTTGATTTTATAGATGTTCTAGATTTTACACTTTTACTATGTGACATACTTATATATATAGAGAAAAAACATCTAAAATTTATAATGAACTAACAAATAATTAATGGTTAAATATATTTAATTATTTATTTAATTATTTATTTATTTAATAATCTTTTCAACAACTGCTCTAATTAATGGTGGCGGCACAGCATTGCCTATTTGAACAATTTGCTCTTTGATATTACCGCACAATTTATAATCACTTGGAAAACCTTGTATTTGTTTTAGTTCATCCGGTGTAAACATTCGCAAATAGCATCCACTAGCATTTTGTATTGGCACATACAAACGCGGCTGATGGTCATATGTACATATAATTGTCTTGGAAGGCTGTCTTATATCTACAATTTCACAATGAATAGGACTATTACGCTTACCAAATGAGAACAAATAGTCATGTTGTTTATCAGCATAAAATCGTGATGCTTCATCCGCATTTATCATACTCATTAAATATGGGTGCGCGCCATTATTATCCGGATATGTTTTTGTATCTGATAAATCACTGATAATACATTCTTCTGGTATTTCTTCAAACCAATTAGGGTCTACTTTGGCCGCGCCTTCCATGCTATATTTAACAATTGACTTTAAATTTGGTTTACAAGACATTTCTGTAGGGAACTTTGGTGTCCAGCCATATGGATTATCCTTCTTGACACCAATAATAATAAGTCTTTCACGCGATTGCGGCACATTAAACTTCTCAGTTTTAAATACTTGATATATAACATTGTAACCAATCTTTTCAAATTCAGCAACAATTACATCAATATATAGTTCATTAGTTGATGTCTTTCGTGATAATAATCCCTTCACATTCTCACCAATAATAAGTGATGGTTCTAATAATTTGGCCGCACGTAAGAATTCCAAAAATAGCGTATTTCGCGGGTCATCTACTGCTTTTTTGCCGGCATTACTGAAGCCCTGACAATTATGAACTATTGTATTATATACAATATAACTATTATCAGTTTCTACTTCAAAATTATATACAGGTTCATTTTGAGTGTCTATTATTGTAATTTTGTATGGCGCATACCAAACATAGTTATCTTCAATAAATGCGTTTGAAAGTTGAACATCATCATCAAGATAAATACATTGATTTAATTTACCAAGCATTATATTACCTTCAATAATCTTACCAACCTTTAAATATAATCTTTGAAATTCATACATTAAATTACGAGAACTAACAAACCAACTAGATTTATTATGTTTTTTAGTAAACCCATTTGCTTGTATATATCCATCAATAAACTCATTTATTAAATGTTTTGGAGCATTATGTATCCATTCAGGCAGTGTTTTATTATTTTGTTTACGCAAAATATTGAATATATGTAAGATCTTATTCCAATTAGAATTATTACACGCAAAATAATTTATATCTTTTTCTACAGAAAACTCATATGTTTCACAATTAATTGACTGTATATCTAACACATTTATTACTCTATTAAATGACTCTGTATCATCTTTATCAAATCCAAATATTATATTTAATGAAGAACTATTATGTTCTTGATTTCCAATATAATAACCTATTGTAAACCACATATCAGTACTATTTAAAGTAATTTCTCCTTCACCAAAATCAAATGTAGGTATTTCACTCTCTGTATTAATAACCATTCCAAAATAATCATTCATGGTTAATTTTGACGCATTTTTCCATTCTGGTTCACCAAATATATACTCATATTTTCTCAAACTGTTATTCCATAATTTTTTTTGCTCACGAACATAAAATGGATGCTCTTCTGTACTACTAATAATTTCAGGATGATATTTAAGTTTAATATTATAAAGTTGTCCATTATATTCTTTTCTTTGAAGATTAATAATATTCTGAAACTTACCTGTATGTGTTAGTAATTTATCATCAATACTAACATTTTGAATCTCTTTGTATCCATTATTTGTAAGTACAAGTGTATCTTTTACAAAGCATGGAAATCCCGCAAACAACACATCAGTTTTGCCCTTATATTTGACAAAACTAGCATCACTCACTTTTGAAATATCATTAATTGTAACTGATTTTTTTTTATTTTCTACAGTATCGCAAATCAACTCGCAATCAGGAAAATTTTCGTGATGTGTTTTACAAAATGTTGGTTTTAATTCATTATACGCAATTACTTTACAACCAGCTTGAGTCATGCCTAATGTGTCTCCACCCATACCCGAAAATAGACTAACTGCGTTATATATTTTATCTATTATTTCATCCTTTTTTGCTTCAGGCATTTCCGGAACACTTTCTATAAGCTCAACTACCTTCTTACTTCTCTTCTTCTTTTCTTTAATTTCTGTTGAACTCATTTTTATTTTATATATTAAATATTATTAGTATATTTTTAAATCAATTTTATTCATCTGTTTAAAATAAAAAATAAAAAAAAAGAGTAATAAAACTCTTGTTTATTTAAATTTAATTTTAATTATACAAAATACAAAATATATACATAATTATTTAATATCTAAACGAATATTTGTAATACATTGACCATAACCCCATCTTAACTTAGCCGAAAATACATTTCCATCCTCACAAGTAAACTTAAAATTCACATCGCAATCCGAATTTGACGCACTGCGTTCAACATTTACAATAGGTGTCATACATTGTTTTCCAGTCCATTTTACCTCAAAATCATCGGGCTCATCCATTGTACCATGTATTTGTAGCCAATAATCTTTACTTGATAGAACCTGATTTGATATAGCAAACACTTCATTTTTGAGCGTTTCTAACTGTGACTCATTTAAAACAAACTGTTTATTGAATTTCTTACGACATTCAGATAAATAATCACTGCGATAACCTTTACTTCGCAATTCAATAACAAAGGGTGTCTTTGGTTTTCCTTGGCAAAACGCATCCTTTTCCCATTCTTCATATGATGGCTTAGGAATTGTAATATTGTAATATGTTATAATCTCATCCAACATAGTATCATAAAATTGTTTGGCATATTCTTTGCCTACACCAAAATTACGACCAGTTCCATTATAAAACTGAACACCATCAACCCAAGGAGGTTTAGTAGCATCTACTACTTTTTTATATTTACTGCCTTTAAATTCAACATTTTTTAATGTATCTAAATTATCTAGATTAGTCCATTTAACTTGAAAATCATGATGAATACTGCGATTACCACCTGAAATAACAGAAGCTGTAAATTGTGGACTATCAGGAAATGCTTCGGTAAATGCTTGTCTAATTTTCATTCCGCAAGGTGTATTACTATTTAAATGATTGTGTATTTTTGCCAAGTTGATTGCTTCTGTATCTGATTTTGTATGAGGGTTAGCATCTTTAATAACCTTCTCTTTAATAACCTTCTCTTTAATAACCTTAGGCTCCTTCACCTTTTTAACTGTAGCTTTTGCGATTTCAATACTCATCTTCACTCTTAGTTATACTTAAATAGATGTGTTAATTCTAAATACTTATTTTATTTATAAGAAAAAAGATTTCAATTTTTTTGTCTACTAAGAAATATGTAAAAAATAAAAAAAAAATTATTTTTCAATTACTACTTCACGCGCTACATTTCGGATAATTTGCATCATGTTTTTACTTTGTTCTTCACTACTAATTCCGGACATCGCATTTGATACAATGCGCAAGTATTCATCATTTTTCTTTGAGGTTGGGTCTCTACAATTTGGATGTGCTTCAGCCCACGCCGCAATTTGTCTTATATTTTTGTTAGCAACTTGTCTTACAGCAGCCTTCATTTGCTCATTATTTTCATCATCCTTTGTCCATTTGTCATTTGATTTTATATAAATGACTTCACGTTTTAAATCACTACAATGAAATGGTCTTTTAAATTTATCCATATCTTGTAAATTTTTGAGTATGATTTTTGAAATACCATCAACATATCCTAGACGGCCTGTATCTTCTAAATCTGACAATTGGACCTTAATTGAATCAACAAATTCATTAATATTTAAAGCGTCTTTACACTGTTCATTTAAGAAAAACTGTAAATTAAATGTCTTGTTATGAGAATTATTATGAATATTATTGCTGGTTGTTGTGTTATTAACTGGTTGTACGTGTTTAAACATCTCAATCATTGTGCTTTTCATCTCTTTCATGAACATCATTAGCATCTCCTTTTCACTAATTTTGTCTAATTCTAGAGTTTTATCATCTTGTTCTTGAGCCAAAACTGGCTCTTTATCTGCTTCTAGTTCTTTTTCTTTTGTTTTTTCCTTGTCTATTTGTGATGGTTCTTTTAAGTCACCATTATGCGCCGCAATTATCATCTCACAAATTTTCTTGTGTTTCCATAATCCCTGACGATATTTATAGTTTTTGCCACATTCACATTTATAATTGAGTTCTTCCTCAATATCCGAAACTTTTTGGCACTCTCCGTAACTCTTTTTGTGTTTTGCTGTCAATAAATGTTTGTCATAGTTAGACTGTTTATACGTTTTATAGTCACATTTTTTACAGAAAAAAAATTCGCTACTTTTTGCTACATTTTTTGTCTCCGTCATTCTTTTTATAAGGAGACAAAAAAACTAGCTGAATCAAACGAAAAAAATATGGTCTCATTTTTAATGAAATCAAAAAAATGACTGTGAGCATTTAGGTCACAACGTGACTTTTGAGTATTTTTCAGAAACTTTTGCGTCATCCATTTTTTGGACATTTTTAAAAATGTCCAAAATCCAAAACCCTTTTGACTTTTTGGAAAATATTTATGACTGAAAAAAATGGTAAAAATATACATATATTTTACCTTAGCATTATGCTTTGAAAATAATTAGATTCTAAAAAATAACTTTTTTCTCTAGCAAAAGTATAGCCTAAAATGCATTTAAACTTCTTCTTTTATTTGTTCCTCCATTCGCATAATAGTATTTCTTTTATCGCTATAATAAATATTTCTTGGATTAAATATATGCAACTTACTATCTGAATTTATAAATGTGGCATTTTCTGTTCCAGGTTCCCAATAAAGAAACTTCCATAATTCATCATTCATCTTAATAACAACATTTGAGCCCATAAAATTAAGACCATACATGCCATAATTTCCACTTGAATGTTTCTTAAATGTGTTATTTTTTAAATATATAACATTCTTTTGTATAAAAGAGTTCATCATAATTTTATAAATAATATTTTGGTTTAGTTTAATAACTTACATTTTAAGTTATTAAAATTCAATTTTTTAATGACCCTTCTTCTTTCTGCCTCGTTTTTTCTTAGCAGGCTCAGGTTCATCTTCTTTAATAGTGTTATCAAGAGATGATGTAGTTGATGATGTATCACTTAAAGAGCAATCATTGTTAGTTGATATATTTTCTAAAGTATCTATTTTTACATCTTCTTGTATTTTATTGTCAGTATTAGAATCTAAAACAACACTTACTTCTTCTGTTTTTATCTCTTCATTGACAACAATAGGTTCCTCTTTTGTCTCTTCTTTTATTTCTTGTATAACTGTAACAGTCTCTTCTTTTATTATAACCTCTTTTGGCTCCTCTTTAATTATAACCTCTTTTGGCTCTTCTTTAATTATAACCTCTTTTGGTTCTTCTTTTGTCTCTTCAACAACCTCTTTTGGTTCCTCTTTTGTCTCTTCAATAGTCTCTATAATAGGTATACTAACTGATGGCGGTGCACTACAAAACATATTTCCCATTTTTATGAATTCTATATATATAATTATTTGTCTATTTTGACGACAAAGAATTATAAATTTATTTTCTATATTTACCACGACTTTTACCACGAACTCTTCTTATAGTTTTCTTCTTATAATTTCTTTTTCTATTTCTTGTTTTTCTACCGCCAGCCATTATATTTCCACTTTCGTCATATTCTATTTTATATTCAGGCTCTTGCGCTATCGGTTTATATAAATTTAATAAATAAAATACAGCCATCGAAAACATATTTGTATTAGCACAATTAGGTTGGTCTTTTGAATTTGGATAACCACGTATATTATTTTTATAGTACTTATAAAATATTGAATATAGTCTCCAATCAATAGTAATATTATCTCCAGTTAAAGATTTAATTACTGGGCAAGTCTTAGGAGTACAATCAGGATAATTTTCACGTGATAGTTGACTAAAAGAAGAAGCAGTTTTTTCCCAGCAGTTTCCAGTTCCATCGCCTTTTAATCCCAATTCATTGGCACAAGGGTCAATTATAATTGTTTTTTGTAGAATCATATTTGGTAATTGAAAAAATGGCAATAAAGTCTGTCTTGTTCTCTGTAAATCAGAAGCAAACACAATATCTATATGTTGATTAGGACCTAAAATATTTTCAAATTCGGATGCTGCTTCAGTTGCTTGTTGTTGTCCTAATTGTGTTACAGATGTATCTAATTTTGCTCCCCATCTTGATCTACTAAAAAATTTCTTCTCATTATGTTCTGCTTGTCCGTGCCTTACTATATAAAACCTAATAGCATCAGCTTCTAATTTATTTTTAAGAGCACTTATATCTATTGGTAATAAATTTAATATTCTATCTCTACTAATAAAATCTGTAATAGGAATAAAAGTTTTATATTTTTCTTCATTTATATCCTCCTTTACATAATATGGTTTTTTGTCTGATACTTTTTCGCTTTCTTCTTCACTAAGTAATCCATTATATACTAATTCTAATTTAAATTTAAATTTATATGAACCCAAATCATTTATACCAGTTTTTTGTACTATTTTTGTTGTATCCAAATCTATTGTTAAACATAAAATAGCACAATTTTTAAATCGGATTTTAACTCCGCCTTGTCTAGGCATTAATTTATCAATTGTACACTGAAGTATATTATTATGGGTTGCTAGTAAACAATTAAAATATTTCTTACTGCTACTACTACTACTGCTACTACTCATTAATATTTGCTATAATATAACAATATTATTATTTAGAAATACAATCAAATAATATAATATAAATAAATACAAATGTCTAAAAATCAAACAAACAAAAATGATAAATCCTATGTGTACTTATTATTATCCAGCGATAATGCCACATATGTTGGTGCCACAGTAGACCTAGATAGGCGTCTAAGACAGCATAATAAGGAAATAACAGGTGGCGCACATGCGACTGGTGCCAAAGTAGCAAAAGGAGAGACCTGGATTAGAGCAGCTCATGTTGAAGGATTTCCAGATTGGCAAGCAGCGCTACAATTTGAATGGCGTTGGAAGCAAATTAGTCGCAAATTACCGGCTAAAATGTGCCCGCTTTTGAGGCGGCTTACGGCGCTAGATATGCTGCTAAAAATGGAGCGACCGACAACAAAAGCCAAAGCATATACCGAGTGGGAATCTCCACCGGTGGCAATAATGGAAGATGGAGAGGCCAAAAAAATATATGAAAGTATTACAAATACAAATATTGAATAAAAGGATTTAATAAAATATATATTATAAATAATATGAACTCTTTGCCTGATATTAGAAACTCAAGAATTGGTATAATATATGTCTATTATGAACGAAAAAATGAACAGAAAAATCAGACAAATTTATCATTTTTTATTAAATATGGATTAAATGACAAACTATGGAGTAAATTAAATATTTCAACACTATTTGTTGTCAATGGTTATCAATGTGAAGTATTAATACCTACTACAAAGCCTAATATATATTTATTAAAGGAAAATAATTGTAGCGACTGGGAAGGCTGGTATAATGGAATCAAATATTTTGAAAATATGCGTAGTAAAAAAATATGGGAACAATTTGACTATCTTTGTTTAATAAACTCAGGAGCAATAGGTCCTATTTATGAGTCAAATATAAAAGACCATTGGTTAATACCATTTTACAATAAAATGGTGAAAGATGGAGCTGTAATATGTAGTCCATGTATGTCATTTTTACCACATACAAACCCAGGAGGACCAGGACCCAAAGTGGTGCCAATATTTAGTTTAATAAGATGTAGTGAACCAATTATAAATTTATTAACAAATGTAAAAATATCATGTACTGATGATTTATCAACAGACACACATTACAGTCAAAGATCTTTAGACTTATTTGGTACAAACCAAAATACAGTATTGGGACCAAAAACAGATAAACAAGATGCTGTATTAACAGGTGAATATGGTATGTCTAGAATATTAATAAAGAATGGATATAGAATAACAAGCTTATTATATAACAATGAAAATTTTAATTGTCATAATCCAGCAAATTGGTCAATTAATGGTAATATTGAACCAGATAGATATATATCATTTAATGGAAAAAATATACCATTATCTACCATATTTATAAAAAATATATGGAGATTGGAAAATAGTTATGTATGTTTGCCTGTTTTATATAATGAATGTAAAAACTTTGTTTATTCAAAACTAAATATAAAACCGATTTTTGATAATATATCAAATATTTTGTATAACTATGATTTATTAAATGTTAAATCAAGTAATAAAGGAATACATAATTCTCCTGATTGGAATACAAAGAGAGATTTTTATAATAAATATGGTGAAGCCGAAGAAATTATATTATATAATAAACCGATGGAACAATTCAATGGCTGTTTAATTTATGCTCATTATGATGCTGATAATATTATAAAAGATTATGTAATTCAAACAATAAAGACATTTAGGCACTTTGGCTATGATATTCTGTTTTTTACAGCATCACAAACTATTAAAAATATAGATGTTTTGCCATGTAATGTATTTTATATGAAAAATACTGGAGCCGGAACAGACTGGAGAATATGGTTACATGGTTGTAATTATCTAAAAAAACATCCCAATAATTATTCACATATATTTTTATTAAATGATAGTATTATATTGCCAATTAATGGTATAATAAATTTTGGTAAAACAATCCAACAAATGCGTTCTACTTCAGATTTTTGGGGTCATTGGGAATCAAATGAAGTAGAATGGCATATTGTAGGAACGCCAATTGAATTTAAATACCATATGATAAACGATATAATAACTTTTATACAAAATATAATTCCAGTTTGTAGTAACAAAATAGATTATATTTTAAAAATGGAAGTAAAATTCGCAAAATATTTGGTAGATAAGGGTTATAAATGGAATACAGTTATTAAAATAAGAGAACTAGATACTAAAAATGTAATATGTCCAGTATTTAATCCAGTTAATATCAAAAAATGGATAAATAATCCTAAGACTTTTGGAATAAAATGGAAATATATGATTTCTTATTTAAATCAGAATATAGTAAGTCCTGAGTTAAACTATTTAACACGTTTTTTATATTATGGAAAATATAGCATTATTTCTGATGGAGAAAAAATAGGCGCATTTCCAAAGTCAAATGAACAATAAAATTTTGATTATATTATACCATTTTACGAATAACAATTTCAGGAAAGTATGCTTCTAGAATAACACATTTTTTATTTCCCTTATATTTTCTTATTTTTTCTTTAATTTCTGTAGCAAAATTCCAGGCTAATATTAATATAATATATTTATTATTATTATCATTATTATCATTAATAAAATGCTCTATACTAACAATTGGTATATTCATTTTTGGAGAAAATAAACCGATTTTTAAAGGATTCTCATCAATAATATAATCCAAACTAATTTCACCATAACAAAGTACAGTTTGACCCTTAGCGGCAGCTCCAAATCCAATACATTTATATCCTTTTGCTCTAAAATCTTCAATTTCTTGCTTTAAATTAGATACAATAATTTGAGTTTTTTCATTAAATCTATAATATGTTAATTCATTATAAATTTTATTATCATCTTCCTCTTTCAAATATGTATCAACATTATTATTACTATTATTTGTTTTAGTCTTACTTATTTCAAAAATATAACTATAACCATGTATTTCTGCTTCTAATACACGATTTAAAAATAATCCATTTCGCTCTACTAATATTTTCATTGATTTTGTATTATAAAATGAAATATGCTCATGATATGTAGTATCAAACTCATTGTTTATAATCATATTCTTTTGCGATGTTTGGATAAATAATAATGTATTATTATCCATTATTAATTTACATGCTTCTAAAAACTCATCTAAATATTGAGTATGAGCAAATACATTTTGAGCTGTAATTACATCCATAATAGGTAGTTGTTTGGCAACAGTTTCATTCCAAAAATCACATACTACTTGATGACCTTTTTTAATAGAAATTGGAACTAAATTTGTAGCAGGATCAACTCCATAAGTTTCCCAACCAAGAGCTTTAAAACAATCTAATTGAGACCCATCATTTGAAGCAATATCCAAGACTTTTTTTACAGTCTTACCATTTTTATTATTACTATTATAATAATCATCAATAAATTTGGCATTATCTTTAAAAAATGTTATACCTGTTTGAGATGTACCACTTACATATTTATAAGTTTTGAATAGCAATTCAGGGTTTACAGCATGAGACAACTGACAATGAAAACAATTAGGACAGTATTTTAATTTAAGAGGATATACATCACAATTTTCATCTTTTTCATGATAATTATTAGCTAAAGGTTGTAACCCCAAATCTAAAAAAAGTTTGTTTTCTGATTTACAACACAAGCACGAAATAAGTTCTAAACATTCGTGAAAACTCATTTATAATATTATTATAAATATTATAAAACAATGAATAAAGCTTATTTGGATAATCGTGGTAAACTATTTTTTCCAGTTAAGAATCAAGTATTTAAGCAATGTACTGTAAGCATAAATAAACAATTTGTTTTTAGAGGTATACATATCAATAATTTTTCCAAATTAGTTACATGTATACAGGGTAAAATATTAGATATTATAATTAATTTTGACAAAACAGCCGAAGATTATTTAGTACCTAAGTATTATTATTTAGACCCAAATACGGATTTATTTGAAATACTTATTCCGAAAGGTTATGGTCACGCATTTTTATCATTAGAATCAGAATCTATACTAATTTATCATCTTGAAGGCGAGTTTATTGATAATGAAACAGTACATATACATTATCTAGATCCATTTATTAATATAACATTACCACCAAATATAAATAAAGATAATTTGATTATATCCGAAAAAGACAATATTAAACATTTTGTGAAACCTATTGACTATATAATATTTGGTCCAAATGGATTTCTTGGGTCAAATATTGTTAGTTTATTAAAAGCAAATGGCGCAAATTTTATTACATCAAATTTGAGATTACATGAACTTGATAAAATACGTGAATTATTTCTATTGTATAATCCAAAATACGTAATTAATTGTGCTGGAATTACAGGTAGTCCTAATATTTTCTGGTGTGATGATCATACAACTGAAACAATTGAACATAATATTACATATCAACTAACAATGGCAGCAATTTGTAAAGAATATAATATTCATTTAACAATTTTTGGCTCAGGTGGAATATTTATTAATGATGGTAAAGTATACGGAGAATCTGATATAGGAAATAATTATACCAATTATTACGGTGAATGCCGAATTTTGTTAGAATCAATGGTGAAACAGTATAATAATGTATTATATTTACGAATTAATTATCCAATTAGTAGCAAATTATCTAATAAAAATCTATTAACAAAGTTGCTTAGTTATAAGAGTATTGATAATGTTGAAATATCAATAACTTGTATAGATAATTTATTTCCTATTTTATTCAAAATGATAGAAGCAAATGAAAATGGCGTATGTAATTTTACTAATCCAGGTCATATTAATCTGTCTGATATTATTAATATATATAATAGTGTAACTGACAATTGTAAAATTAATCCTGTAATTAATCCTGTAACTAATCCTGTAACTAATAAACGTTCCTTTGCCAAATTATATTCTGATAAACTAATCAAATATGGACCATTGGATATAAATACTGCTATTAAGGAGTGTTGTGAAAAATATATTATATAATTATATATAATTATAATGTTAAAACTAATTAACAATGATAAAACAGATAAAAATACTACTCATTCATATATTGAGTTATATGAAGAATTATTACATAGTAAACAATTTACAGCCAAAAATATTTTAGAAATAGGTGTACAAAGAGGTGGAAGTATTAAGTTATGGCATGATTATTTTATAAATGCCACTGTTTACGGTATAGATATTATTCCAATAAAAGATACATGGGATAAAATACGTTGTGAACCTAGAATTAAACTAGGTAGATTTGATGCATATAATGAGACATTTTTCAATGAAAATTTTTTAGGAAAGGTAAAATTTGATATGATATTAGATGATGGTCCTCATACATTAGATAGTATGAAACAATTTATAAAATTGTATACACAAGTTATGACAGATGATGGTATCCTAATTATTGAAGATGTTCAGCAAATAGACTGGCTTAATGAATTAATACAGACAGTTCCTGAAGATTTAAAGAAATATGTGTCAACATATGATTTAAGACATATTAAAGGTAGATATGATGATATTGTATTTGTAATTAATAAATCTAATAATTAATTTATATCTATATAAATTTACTTTAGAAAAATATATATTACAAATACAATTAAAATAATAAGAGTTAAACTACATTTAGCAATTTATTCATATATTCAATTTCTGCTTCTTGTGTTGAAATAATATTTTCAGCAAGACGTTTTAGACGTTCAGAACTAGTTTTCTGTAATATTTCATTGCTTGTTAGAATAGCCATTGAATGATGTTCAATCATTTCATTTAGGTATTCCTTATCATAAATGAATATCTGATTTCTGTATAAATATATAAATATACTTAAGAATAATCCTATTGTTAAATAATAAAAAATATTAATAGAACCTATGTGGTAATCATACATACCCACTTCTAGAATTCCCATTAATAAAGCCATTATAACAGACATATAAAATTTACCTAAGCTTGATCGAATATTAAGTGATGTATTAGTCATTAATAAACTCATTAAAAAAAACTGTATTATAAAACTACCTAAAATCATTATAAGTAATGACATTTTTAACTCCATTTATAATTTTATATATGTTATGTAATATTATTTATTTTTATTATTATTGTTATTATTGTTATTGTTATTATTGTTATTAATAAATTATTTACTGTATTTTGTAATATTATTAAATAATATTTGATTATAAAATAAAATCTATTAGAATATTATAATGTCAAATATTATTACACAGTTAATACTTTTTAAAAGATATACACATGATAATCAAAATACACAATATGAAGCTATAAATAATCAATTAGCTGATAAACGGGCAAAATTAAATGCTCGTATTGCTGCTCATAATAAAAAAGTCGCAGAAAACAAGGCAAATGAGAAACAACATAAATCAAATAGGATTATAAATAATACTGTAATTAACAATAATGTTAATATGTTTTAGGAAATTATAATAATTATGTATATATTTTTATATATTTTTATATATATAATGTCTACTTCTGCTAATTCATCTTCGGGAATGCTAGCATTTACTAGCGATAATGAAAGTATGTTGATACTAGCACCACCCGCAAATTCAACAGAGACAGCTAATGATTTTAATGCTAGACTAGAAACTATGTCAGTTCAATATTTAGCTTCTGGTGCTAGTCATGATATAATAACTCAGTTACAACAGATTACTATACCCCCAGGCTTTCAAGGAAGCACTGGTATTACAGGTCCTGCTGCTTCTAATCTAACAGTCACTCAATTATCTAAAAATGATAGAGAACAGTTTGATATTGAAACAACTAATGATGTTTCAGATATTTCATTTGCATTAATGACAAATTATGATTCATGTGTTCAACCTACACCTGATTCAGCTACATATGATATTGGAACCAACAATCAGTCAGTGTCAAAGTCATTTTCAGTAATAACACCAACTAATTCTATTTATGACTCACATGTTAAGTTTGATTCCGTATCAAATACTGGACCTTTTTATTCTACATCCTCCTCTGGTGGAGATACAGATAGTACAGGAGATACAGGTAGTACAGGTTATGAAGGACTTCGCGGACTTTTTCCTGTAGATATAAATGGAACTATTCCTAACAAAGGTTCATGGGAAATAACATTTGATGAAACTAATACAAATGCTAATTATAGCAAGGCTATTAATTCTGAATACAATACAATTAATGGTGAAAGACCAATTAGAGTGGAAGAATTTGATTCATTTAACAAGAATTATGCTTTAGGAATGGATTTATTGTCAGAATCTAATGAACAAAATTATTTTACATTAGATAATGTTACTGGAGAACCTATACCTAATAGTATTTCTAATACAGGAGGACAATCAACACCTGGTAACTATATGTCACCTTCATATAGATTGTATAATAATGGTTTATATGCCATTAAATCCAATGATTTTTCTACTATAAGTTCTGAACATTATGGTTCTTATAGAGTTCAACAATTTCCTGATATGGCTCTTGTAACAATTACTGAAGATGATAATACTAATGTATCAACATCTCAAGATGAAATAGATAATTTTCCTATATTTAATGCAAATAATACTGAATCATTACCTACAAACACTATTTCATTAGGTAATTTCTATTCTATTTTTGATAGAGAAGCCGAAAGTATTGTTCCTAATTACAAATATACTGTTACTGTTACTGAATCAACAAATTCTGGATATTCACCTGCTCAAGATATGTCCCTAAGAACAGATGAGGATAATACATTTACCTTAGATGATAACTCATTATTAAATAATAGAGTATATATGGAGCACTATGTTAATGGAACTCATACATTAACATTTACACCCGCCACATTATCAATAGAACCTGTTTCAACTGCATCTACATCTAATTTAGATTACTTTGATTTAAATGAACAAAGAGAAACATTGTCTGAAGAAATTTTCAACAATGGTCAAATCAAAATTAATAATAATACTCCTACTACAAGATATGTAACAGATAATTCATCAACATTATCAATTACACCTAATGTATTTTACAAATCAGAAGATTCTAAGGAAGGCATAACAAATGAACTAGAGACAAACTATTCAGTTACTTATTTATCACAATTAATTGCTAAGAATTCTCAAAATATTGATTGTTCATTTATGAAAGATTCTGGTAGCCAAACTGTTGCATTAGATTTATATAATGGAAGCAGTATTTCTAATTCATATTTTAGAACTAGTGATTTTGAGTTTACTGCTCTAAATTCAACTATAAATGATGATGCTGAAGTATACAGAATTACTCCTTCTAAACAGCTTGCTAGTATTAATGGATTCAGTAGTGTAGCTATAAATGGAACTACTACACCAGTAACATTAGTATCTGCTTTTGCTACTGTCCAAAACTTAGCAACAATGGTTGATACAAATAATGTATTTGATACTGCTAAGATGTTGTTTAGCTTGAAAAATTTATCAGACTCCAAAATTTATTCTGATGCTACAAATAAAGGATGGAATATTTCTATCCCTGATAATTACCAAGGTAAAATGGTATCCTCTTCAATTAGCGCATATGCTTCTAATAATATATGTTTTCCTTCTTTAGAACAAACCAAAAATCTTATCAATAATAATGGTGAAATTAACTATAAAATTTCAATTAATACTGTTAATAGTGGTGATTCTGATAATATGTCATCATCATCTCACCTATCTGATTATGTTAATATTGAATGGTCAACAGATAATTTTATAAGCAATAATAATTCTATAATTATTTCCCAGGAATTATTAACTAGAACTCAATCACAGGCAAATACAACACCTGTGGAAGTTACTAGCAATCTTAGATTATCAGGTAAATTACAAGGAAAAACTGTTAAAGTTTACAGAGTTACTAGCCAAAGACAAATAAAATATACATTTGACTTACCATTGAGACCATTTACTGGATTAACAATGACAACCCCTGATATAACAGTCAATACTATATACTATATTGTTAAAGATGTTGTTACAGATGAATATTATCCTAACTCATATTTACAATATATTTCAGATGATTTATCTACTGATTATACATTGGTTAGAGAAACATTTTCATCTGTTACTTCAGTTACTGGTTCATTTAATTCAACTGACTTATGCGATATGTTTGTAAAGGTTCAAGGCAAGGATATAAATAGCAATAACATTATTGATTTAACAAATCAATATTCTGTATCTTCTATGTTTGGTGTAGAAATAACTATGGAATTAAAGAGTATAGCAGAACAAATTGCTAATCAAAATGGTGATATTAAATTAAGCATGGAAGTTGAATATTTATCCTCAAGTGGAGAGGAAGGAGAAGTAATATTTGACAATGTTTCTTCTGGTTATGTACTTCAACTTACCAATAAATATAATACAAATTATACAGTAGATTATTGGTCTGCCAATATACTGAATATAACTTCTAAAACAAATATTGCTTGTGATTCAAATACATTAGATTATAGTAATAAATCATTAACTGTTACTGATGGTTATGCTAATATTAATACATGGAATACAACTGATTATTATATTAAAGTGTCATATGAACTATCAGACCAATCTACAACAGTATTAAGTATTTACAAAAATGGGTCACCAACAGCTTTATATGAAATCAGAACAAAGAACTTTACATTCTTAAATGTACAAGCATTTATTAGTAATATTCCTAAGGATATTTATAGAGTTGATAGATGGATTGGACAAAATCAAACAACTTCTGATATTACATTTTCTGAAAAATTTATGATTATTGATTACACATATGTGAAAAATTCTGTAAATGAGACAAATGTTTTTGAGATTGATACTGGAATATATTTAACTAAATCAGGATTATCTGCTACATCATTTAGAAGACTATCTGATATTGGTAAATATATCAAATTCACTCTTAAAGGTGATTCAATTGGTGTAAATATGGTTGATGATGTTAATGGATTGAATGAGAATGTTTATATAGAGACAAATGATACTATAACTATACCTAATCATACTATATCCAATCATGGTTGGTCATTTCAATATATTAATAATGGTGAGGTATCTCGTGTATTAACAATTAATCGTTATAGAGGATTTTATGGACCTAGCACACAAGCAGATGTCCAAATTTATAAAATAGTAAGAGATGTTCAGGTGGCTACATTGACTATTCCTAGAACTACAACTAATACAACATATCCTAATACAATTAGTCAATCATTTAATGTTTATTACAATAAACAATATAGTATAGATAACTTAAGTGGAAATGTTGGTAGTATTAATCTTTATGTTAAATTTTTAATATCTATGTTAGATTCTACAGATACAAGTATTTTTACTATTTATACAATGGGCGATGATGTTAGTTTTACTATTGTAAACCCTAACTCAACTGGTTTATACAGAAGAGCTCCTAATGATACTACATTAAAGTCATTTATATTAGATACATTTTCAGGTTCTAACTTTAATAATACAGAAAACCCTCTTTCTATTAATTCTTATAGACTTAAGATACAATCTGATAATGAGTGCAATACTTTTTCTAATACTACTGCGTCTTGGTCAATTGAATTAGCTAGTAAAAATGTTACTATCTATAAAAATAGTTGTTATTTAGGTAATCCTGAAAATTTAGATACTAATGATGCTTTTATTCAGCCTGATGAAACAAAATGGGAAAATATATATCCTGACAAATTATTCTCATATAATGACCTTATTAGCACAGGTATTTCAATTGGTCCTTGGATAATTAAGAGATTTAATAATAGTGAACTGACTGAACTAACTAATTATGACCCTAGTATTAGTTTCTTTGTTATTATTCCACCATATCTTATTTTTAAACAGGTTAAAAGTAATACATTGTCCCTACCATATGAGTTTGTTGAATGTGATTTACAATCAAGTTATCTTCCTGTTGCCGAAACAATTGAAGAAACAAATATTTACAATCCATTTTCAGCTAGTACAACATATGATTATATTGCTACTACAAATGGTGTATCTAATGTTACTGTATCATTTAATCAAAGTAAGATGAATGATATTACCTTTATTCAAACATCTGCCGAATCATTAATTTCAAATTATGTATCTAGTACAAGAAGTGTAGCTACTCAACATTTTGTAGTTGAAGGTAATCTCCTTAAAATTTCACTTTTTATTGGTCTTAAAACACAGATTGGTTCTGAAATTGCTACAATGTTTGCTAATGAAGATGGTGAAGGGTTGCCTGCAAACAGATTAATGTTTTGTAATAATATGGATTCTTATTTCTATATGGATAGCTTGAGTTCTGATAACTCTGGTATAGTATTGAAATTATTACAGCCATTGAATACAAATACACCATATCCTAATTTATCAATTAGTGAAGTTTTCTCTAGTAATGCAACAGAAAATGCTAATGTCACAATACAGATAGACAATTTCTTTTTACTAGCTAATTCACTTAAATTAGATTTACCAACTGGGCAAGGAACAAAGGTATCTATGTTTACACATGAAGTAATATCAAATACTGATGGTAGTGTTGATATATTTGTTTACAAATATAAGGCTATTAACAATATTGACTATGTTAATGTTAAAAATAATGGCTCTCCTGCTGATTCTTTACAATCTGTTGCTCTAACATTTTTACAAAGAGAATATAAACAAGTATCCATTTCTTCAGCTGAATATGCCAGTGCTTTTACAAAATTAAACACATCTGGACCTAATACTAAACTTAATCAGTCGTTTGATGCTTTCATTACTAGCAAAGCCAGTAATTTTGATAGCTTGCCATGGGTATTAGATACAAATTGGCCAGATGCTAATTTACCTTACAACGAGACCAACTCTATTTATGCTAACATAAGTTGTTTAACAGAATATGCTCAGACAAATATTCTTCCCAAGGTATTTGCTACTAGAACTGATGGTAAAGCAAAGGTATTTATGGTTCATAAATATCCTATTTTCACTGTTCTTGATAAGTTAGGACGTAAAACCTTCCAGATTACTGGTTGGGGAAGTACTGTTTCTAGTTCAATTGCTACTTCTGGTGTGTCATTATCTAGATTCAAAAATGAGTCAACTACTGGTAACTTCAGTAATATTCTTCAAAGTCATGCTGCTGGCTGGTCATTAAATTCTATACCTCATCCCCATAATCCACTTTAAACCTTTTCTTTAGCGAAAAGTAACTATGCCATGCACAAAGGTGTAAAGAAATAATTTTATAAAAATTATTACATTATAAATTTTATAAAACTAACACTATTAACTAAGATGATAACTAACAAAGTTTATATTTCCTACTTACAGCATATTTATATCCAATATTAATTAATTCTTGACCTTTATCAAAATTTAGTGAATTGTAATCTTTCAAATACTCTGGGCTAACAAAATATTTATTAATCTCACCAATAGGATTTTTACAGTTTTGATTTAATGTAGATAAAGGATTATTAAAATTACTGAATACAATATCTAATGTACGTTTAATCATATCTTTTAGTGAATTAATTGGTTGATTATTATATGTATAACCTTCATATGGTGTAATATAAGTTATATTTAAATAATCTGTTTGACCCTTTACTTGTAATAATTCATTGCTTAATGTACCACCATCGGCATACAATTGACTATTGTATTTTATCGGTGGAAAAATACCAGGAATCGCAGATGATGCCATTAATAATAAAACCTTATTAGCATTATCATTATCTTCAAATGAGTAAACATCTAAGTTACCACTATATAAATTTGTAGCACCAATAAGTGTATAAATAACTGGTTTACCAGGCATATTATTAATTACCTTTGTTAGTGTATTAAACAATGGTTCTGTATTTAACACAGATACACCAGTTGGAGGTAAAATATCATATATTAGTAAATTATGAATACTCTTATACATTTTCTCAGCGGCAGAAACACCACTTTTTAAATTAGAAAAGTAAGATAAGAATCCGGCATTAAGAGCACCAGCAGAAATACCAGTATATAAATCATATTTCTTAACATCAGTTTCTATAATACGCTTTAAAATGCCAATTTCAACGGCTCCAAATGAACCACCACCTGATAATGCTAACTGATTAAATGCGTTTAATACAGTAAAGAGCTGTAAAAATAACACAAGGTTAAATAATATATTCATTATATTTCTATATAATAACATAAAATTATTTTTATATTGTTATAATTATGTTTTATCTTCTTCTAGTCTTTTTGCTATAAGTCTTTCTAACATTTCTAGTAATACTATGTTTAGATTTAATACATTTCTTGGCAAATTTTGTTAGTTCATCTTTATTTTGAAGTATTAAGTCAATAATATTTTTATAAAAACTACGAAACTCATTTCGTCTTTTAGCCAATGTATTAATATCAAACCATTGTATTTGTGTCTTTTCAAATATTTTTGTATCACGGATAATATTAGATGAAAGACGTTTTTGTAAAAAACGCTGATTATTGTTGTAATAATATGGTAAATATGAATCATAATCCATAGGAAAAACATGGCATCTATATGTTCCATAACCACTATCTGATATATAATCAATATTGAATGTTCCAAAACGATTTAATAAGCGTCTAATATCGGAAGATGACCCAAGAAACCCAGTCATTTCTTCTCCACCTTCTCTTACAGCAGTTTGTAAAAAACTCTCACCTTTATCAGTTCCACCTCCAAAATCAGACCAACCAGGATTTTCATCAATATCTCTTTCTTTTCCAAATAGTAGCAAAATTTTGCCATTATGAACTGTTATTGGTAATATACTGGCACCCATAATATTATAAATTATTATAAATTAATATAATTTATAATCTAAATAAAATATAAATGACACTAACAAAAAAACATAAAAAACAACAGTCTCAAAAAAGAAAAAAACAACAAACGCAACGTAATAAAAATAATACTAATACTAAAAAGATTCATAAGAATAATAAGAATATAAAACGTGCTGGTATTATTATACTTCCAAATAAAACTCCACAAAATATAGACGAAATTAGTCAGGATATTAATGATGAATTGGAGAAAAGTTCCAATACAGGTTCCCCAGTTGCATCATATAGTCCTAGTATTAATGAAGAATTAGTTTCACTAGTATCAGCAAAAAGACAACCGGTATATAATTGTAATAATGAGAAAGCATTTTTACTAAAAGCACCACTTCAAATTGGTATACCTGGTTACATATATGGCAAATATTGTTATCCATATAACTCACCTGAGGCTAAAAAGTTCTTATTAAAAAGTCTAAAAGCTAACAAACATGTTGACCCAGAGAAAATTATACCACCAATCCAATCATTAGGTAATTGTTGGTTCAATACAATGTTTGTAACACTTTTTATTAGTGATAAAGGGCGTAAATTCTTCCACTTTTTTAGACAGTTAATGATTGAAGGGAAACAAAGAGGTAACCAATTAATACCTGAAAATCTAAGAGATAGTTTTGCGCTATTAAATTACGCAATAGATGCTTGTCTAACAGGCAATAAATATGCGTATATTTTAAATACAAATACAATTATTAAGCAAGTATATGACGCAATACCGGTAGATTATAAAGAGCGTTTTAGATATATTAAAGATATTGATGAAGCAGGCAATCCAATGCGTTATTATTTGTCTCTAATCAACTATTTAAATAATAAAGATTTGGAAATATCTTTTTTCTCAGATTTGAAACAAAACTGGCAAGATAAAATAGTTAAAGAAACTGAACAAAACCAAATTAAACATAGTCCACACGTAATTATATTAGAATTTTTTGATGATGAAAAGCCAACAACTAACAAACCAACTAGTTTCTATCTAAATAATAATAAATACACATTAGACAGTTGTGTTATTAGAGATACAAATCAGCAGCATTTCTCATCATTATTAACATGTGAAAGTAAGGAAATGGCATATGATGGTATGAGCTATCATCGTCTTGTATTTATGGACTGGAAAAAATATATTAATACAGAGCATAGATGGCAATTCAAGGGTTCAGAAGATGACGGAAAGAAGTTAACATGGAATTTTATGAAGGGATATATGCTACTAATTTACTACAGAACTTAATATTGCGTCTGCTAACTTTTTACCTCCAGTTTCAGATGGTTCAATTGCATTAGTAAAATCACTATTTTTCAACATAAATTTGTTAGTTTGAATCACTTTTAGCTTATTATTTTCAGCAAATTCTGAAAGTAATGTGTTCCATTGATCAATATATGTATATAAATTCTTAAATCGGCTGTCTAATGGATAATATAAATTTAATAAATATATTTGAGCATTAGGAAAACTGCTCTTTATTGAAAGTATTAGTGTAGAATATTGCTGAAAAAATGATTCTATCATTTCATTAGATAATTTGTTACGACTACTTAAAATATTATTACCACCAGCTGAGACAAAAATATATATATTTTCTTCCGAATTTGCTTCATTTTCAACTTTAGATATTTGCTCAATTTGTGTATAACAATCAGTGATTATAGCTCCATCTTTAGCAAAAAGATAGGTATCGCTATGTTCCGCTTTAATTAAATCAGATACCGATTTTCCTTCAGTAAAAATATAATTATTATTATTTAATATACTGTCGCCAATTAAAATAATAGTTGAACTGTCATTACTTTTGTTAGTTAGTCCTTCTTGTAACCCACTGTTTTGGGTTGGTATTTCTGTATTTCGTATTTGTTGCTGTTTATAAATACATATACTAACAAATATAAGAATTGCGATAATTATAATGATAAAAATAAGAAATAAATGAAGCATATTATTCTATAATATATATAAGACAGAATAATATGAATATGAACAAAAATAAAAATAGGAGTAAAAGAAAAACACTTAAGCATATAAATAGCATAAATAACATAAATAGTAAAAAGAAAAGACGCAATTATACACAAAAACACAGCCAAATAGGTGGCACAAAAAAGACTGTTTGTGAAGAACTACCTGATTTAAAACAAAATAACATTTTCAGTATATTTAAATATGACATACAGTTGCCAAAGATAACTAAATAATATTATATAGGTGCATTATCATCTGGTCGGCGTTTAATATTTCCAACCAATTTTTTAGAAGCTATTTGATAAAATAAATAACCAACTAACAAACCTATACCAAATCCTACAATAATTTGTATAATTGTATGATTTTGATACAAGTAGCGCTGATATAAGCAAATAAGTGACAAAACAGAATATATACTCGTAATAAATGGACTGTCTAAAACAAGTGTAATAAATGCCAACATAAATCCACAGTGTTGCGCATGTCCAGAAGGCATTCCATATTTATCAAACCCAATTCGCCTAGTGTGTGTAATACCAAGTTCTAATACTTTCCAATCATTTAATGGTCTGGGCATTTTTATTGTCCATTTTAATAATGAGTTTACTATAATATTAAATATATAGCCATAGAAAAAGAATTTTAAATATATTGCTTTATTTCTTAATAATAAAGATGTTGTAACTAACATAATAAATGGTGTCAAATATCCAATCAAATGAACTATATTTGTTAGATTTATTGTTATATTATTAAAATCAATAAGATTATTTATATCATCTGTAATATCATTTATTTGCTCTATAATGTAGTAATACATGTTACTATATTATATTATAAAAATAAAAAAATTAATACTGATATAAAGACTCAGCAACAATTGTAAAACACCATTCGGCGCCATTTAAATTTACTGTATAACCACGGTCATCTACTAATTTAACACGCATTCGGTCTACATTTACGGGTCCAAAATAGACTCTGGTATTATCTTGTAGTGAACCACTAAAATCTGTATATATTTCACCAGTGCTTGCTGAACTGCGTTTTATAGGTATAATAGCAAATGTATCTGAATTTGTCGGCGCTTTTGCTCTAAAAGATGTATTTTTTTCCCTATTTTTAATTATTTCATTGATTGTATATAATTGCGCCTGAGTAAGCGTTCTTGGTGCGGATGGTAACACAACTTGTCGTTGACCATAGCCAGCATCCAATTTATCAGATGTTGGATTTATACCTAATGATAATGCCTCTAATCCAGTTAATCCAGAAAAAGGATTACTTATATTAGGAATACATGTTGATGGTTGTGATGTATTATAATAAGATGGAATTGGTAATTTATTAGATAACTCGGTAATAGATATAAGACCATTATTTATATGATTCTGATTATAATCATCAAGGACAATAATAAAATATTTAGGGCCTTGTAGATTAATTACTGCTACAGCAGTATTACCAGGACTTTTAAATATAGGCAAAATTGGTAGTCTAAACCCCATTAGCCAGCCAAGTGTACCATTAAATGCCATATTTTGCGCAGCACATCCAGAACCATTTGTAAGACAATTAAGTTTACCACCAAAGTCAAAAAATAAAAAATATGAATTACGTGTTATATCAAATACATCACTTGTTTCAGTTATACCAGTAATTGGAATAACATCCATAGTAACTGGGTCTGTATATATCCAACCATCTAAATTAATAGTAACTTTACCATTATTTGGATTAATATTTATTAATGGTGTAGCACCTCCTCCAGGATTAGTAATTCCTGCTCTAGCAATTGCTGCGGCAAATTCAGTTTGGAATGAAGTATTTGTATAGTTTCCAGGTGTAAAAGACACTTTAATTTCATATGTTAAGTTATTTAATGTATTATACGGAATAATAATCCAAAAACATGTATTACCATATATTGTATCTATTACATACCAAGTAAATGGTATTTGGATTGAATATAGACGTAATGATAGAGTATCGGTTAAAGGATCTGATAAATCAAGAGTATAATCAGTAGATATAGTATCAATCCCACCAGTTGATTGTCTAAATTGACTGTCAATAATGACAAATCGTGATGTAACATTTTTCAAATTAGGATTTAATGTATCTTGTGCTACAGGGACTTGAAAATTATTACTTACACCTAATTGTTCTCTATTCATTGGTACATGTTCATTATCATAAATATCAACTTTTTGCCGACGGTCTGTAATCTTATTATTTTGAACAGAATTATTTTGTGTTAATGCTTCGTTTTTATACCATGTTTCAGCTTGTCCTCCATCATCTTGAGGCTCATTTGTATCAGGATTATTATAAGCAAGTAATGTTGTTTCCATATCCTGAAAAAAATTGGCCATTTCTGTATTGCCTGATTGATTAAATTTATTTATGTATACATTTGCGGCATTAGTAATATCTTCATCACTTGGATTAGAATCTAAACCCAAAATAGATAACATTTCAGGAACCGTATAATTATCTATATTTGTGTCTAAATCACTGGTATTATTATTTGTATTTTTGGACATATATATTAGTATATTAATAGATAAGGTTATTTTTATATATTAATTTTTATAGGCATTAATTTATAGGCATTAATTTATAGCCATTAATTTATAGCCATTAATTTATCAGACATTATTTTTACGTTTCTTAACAGGAACTATTTCAAATGTTTCGCCATCATCAAAGTCAGAATCTTCACATGAGTTATTTAAGTTAGTTTCATATAATATATTATTCGGACCATTTAAAGAATATATTTTTAAAAATAAGACCCGTATTTTATTCTTTAAAATAGACAATTTATAATCCCAGTTTGTAAATAGCTTCTTAGTTAGCACTGAAATACCTGAAACACGTTTTAAGTGTGATTTACCTTTAAATAAAACAGTGTCACATATTTTTGTAATTTCATCATCATTATCTAAAATAGTCTTACGACTTACCCAGTAGTCGCCCTTATATAAATAACGATTATAATCACTATTAATATAAATATTATGTTTTTTATCATGAACCAGTGTGTTTCTAATAAGTCCAATACCTTCTATTTGGTTTTCATCATTATTCATTTCAACAACAAACATTAATGTTCCAACATCATATTTCTCTTGTATACGAATACTTGTACCATAAATAACAGGTATACCAGTCTTTTTACGATATCCTATATTCTCATCATAAGTGTCATTATTAAATCGTGTTGATGCTATATAAAACATATAAACTTAAATGATTTTTGTTATATTTATTATCTATATTTGTTAGTTTATATGTTTCAAATGATTATAAAATCAATTTTATTTTATTCATTGCTATCAATATCAATAAATTTTGCTACTAATTCTTCATATTGTTTTTTAAGCCATTTGTTTGTTGGTAAATACTTTTGCATATATAAACGGTTTCTTAATAAATATTCATCAGCATTTTCATCATGATTTAAAATAGCTTCTTTCAAAGCATTTCCACCCATTTCATAATCAAATTCATTGTAATAATATCCTATTTCCTTACAAAATTTACCATTATGAACTATTGGCCAGCCCATCCATGAAATATCAAAATATAAATTATTTAACCAATTTTCCCATGTATGTGAAACCACAATATCAGCATATCTTGACATAATAAATAAAGAATTATATCTAGATTCAATAGATATTTTATTATCTTTTCTTAAATCTAAAGAACTAACTAGTTTATTAAAATTATCTAAGCTAAATGGTTTTTTATTTTCTTGTTCTGAATTAATATTTGTAGTATAAATCTTTGCTATTTTATTAACCATATTAGGGTCTCTATAAGCATTTTCACATACTAAAATAGCTGGAAAAGCCCATTTCATTATACTAATATTTGGTTCAAAAATAGCTATAGCTTTACTTCCTGAACGTTTTCTATATTTATTTTCTTCTTTATCTATAAATTCAGGTGACCATATATATGGAACAGCAATAATTTTATCACATCTTAATAGTGTTTTTAACCAGAAGTGATTCGTATTTTCCATATGAGGTAAATTCCAGCATGCATCAAAAATATTATATCTCTCATACATAAAAGCACGTTCTTTGCCTCCAAATAAACAACCTTCAGATTCAATCATATATAAATTTCCACAATTATAAAATATATTTTTTGTTCCTAGTTCTTTTAATAATAGACATTTATCTATTGGTAACATAAAATCAAATGTAAATATTATATTAAAATCAGCTTCTATTATATTATCAGACTTTACATATTTATAACCTAATCCATCTAAGCATGAACCATTTTCTGATGTCTTTCTATTAATTATAAAATAAACATCATATTTGCCAATATTAAAAAGTAATTTATAGAAGAATATAGCATTTTGCTTTATCCCATTACTAAATAAATCACCTTTTTCCTTAGGGATTTCTAATGTAATACCTATTTTTGGTATAGCTCGTTTAGTTACTGGTGGATACATATGTTTAAAAATATAATACCATGAACGTTCAAAAAAGTGCCCCTCAGTTGGATTAATATGATGATTTACTTGTAAAATTAACTGTTTATAGTACTCAATAGAATTTTTAAGTATTAATTCTTTTTTTACTGCAAATATTCCATTTCTATAAATATGAATTGGTTCAGGATAATTACTATTAATATGTGTTTTAAACCAATCTTCAAATGTAATTTGTATATTATTATAATAATTATTTTCTAAAAAATAAATTCCATTATTGACATTCCATGTTTTATCCCAACAATTATTAATATTACTTTGGGAATGTTTAACATTTGGTATTGATTTATTATTTTCAAAAGCTTGGTCTTTTAATGTCAATAAATAATTTATATCATCTTTATCTAAATCTATATGATCTGATATTTTTGCCTGTGTAAATACAACTACATCTGGTAAATTATCATAGTTTGTTATGATATAATTTAAATATGTCTCACTTTCACGCCCCACATTATTTAATAGTATTTCATTATCAATATTAAGTCTTTCACCTTTATTGTATATTATACAATTTGAAAGCTCGCTATTTAACCATTCTATTGATTCATTGTATCTAGCTACAATAATCTTGTATGACATTATATATTTTTATAATTTTTAAAAATATATATCTAAACGAATTTTTCTAACTTAGAAAATTATAGAAATTCCTTAATCTTTTTATCTAGAATACTATAACGCTCATTTGATAGTGCTTTAATTAATAATGACCAAGGTGTACAACTTTGAATCGCCGTTAAACCTTCATCACAAAATATATTTAAAAGTGATGGACTAAATCCCGACATCATTGATGTATTACTTTGTAATGATAATGTTGGAAACCCTGATGTTGAACGTAGGTTCCAGAATAAAATATGAGGTGGCTTATATGGTTTTCCGCATACTTTTATACCAGCATCATGATATTGCTTCTGTATATAGCTCATCATTGTATCATTATCATCTGTCTTGTTTTTAGCCTGGTCTATTTGCATATCGGAGAAAATAGCTAAAACCATATCTTCCACATCATTTGCTGCCATTTTATTTTCTACAATAGCATCTAATATAAGCATTAATGCTTTAGAGAAACTAGTATTTAAACCCCAATCGCATTTTTTAACCTTTTGTACCATCTCAATAAATGTATTATCACCATCTAAATTAACCCAAGTTGGTAAAGCACTAAAGGTAAGAATACGCTTTCCAAGCATAGATTTCTCGGCTACACGAATACCTAGTGCAATTGCTGCGTGTAATGGGTCGCCATTCATTGAACCAGACACATCAACCATCGCAATCATCTTTCCTAATGCGCCAGTTTGTGATGAATTATCAAGCCATTGCGCATTTAAAAGCTGAGCTTCAAGACTATTAATATTATAATTTCCTATTATTTTTAATGCTTCTTTTGTAAAATCATTAAGACCAATTCTTTTACCATTTACAGCACACTCATTACGACAAAGACTTGAAATAAATTCTTCAAAATGTTTGGCACATAAAATACGCTCCTCGGTTCCGTATCTTTGCGAGCCATCTTTATTTAAGTTCAAGAATGCTTTTTTCTGTTTGAGCATTGTAATTGAAGTCTGTTTTTGAGGTTCTATTTCAGACCAAGTATTGGCGCACTGTTTTATTTGAACTGTATCCAATTTTCTGTTTAATTCTGAAATAATCTTACGATATTCCATCTTAGCCTTTAAAATAGCCTTGCTTTTTGCGACATTAGTTTTCGCAGTAGATATATAATGGGAAAAATAAAGCATAGCCATTTGGGTAAATAAATCAGCAAATTGCGACTTCTCACGCGGGACCCATTTAGCAACAAGCGATGGGTTATTTGTATTACTTTCAAAATCTAGTTTTAATTGATCATTTACTAATTGGATACCATAAGCAACTAAATCATTACTAAAAACTGATGACTCATTAGTGCTTTGTTTTAATACATATTTATATAAATATTTGATATCCTTCCAAGAACCATAAGGGTGTAAATCTTGATTATCATCTAATAAAATAAATTGTTTTAAAGCAAATTTGGCTAATTCTGGATAAAATTTATGCCACACATATAGGAGCATATAAGATAATTCATATTCACCTTTTCCATCAATAATATCACGTGTATGTCCAACCATTTTATAAAGAAGAGACATATATTCAATAAATTCCTCTCTTGGAATTTTGCCAACACTATGTCTTTTTTGTAAGTCACTTAGTAACAATTCAAAATGATTTGATAAATTTGAAATATCTTTAGTTCTAGTTAATTGGAAACTTAATTGAACAATTCTTTCTCTAATATCATTAGACCAGGCATATTCTGTAGTGCCATTTTCTCCAAGTTGTTTACAAGTATAATTATCTAGTGCTCCAATAAGTGCTGCCATTTTTAATGATACATTAATATAGTTAATTGTCTTTAAATAGATTGCGCCTAGTCTTTTTATATTTTGTTTGTAATCCTGTTCCCGAGTCTATGCTTAATCCTGTTTTAAATCCATTAATATAGATACGCTTAGTAACATTATATAAATTGTTTGATTTATTTCGGTCTATAGCAGTATCTTTTTCTACAAATATAATCATTATGTTATTTAAATCTTGAAACATTGATATTGTCTTGTCAAACACAATATTATCAATATGCTTTACAGATTGTAAAAATGTTTGTCCAATATGCTTATTTTTAGATCTAAAAAAAGTTTTTAAATTATGAGGCTCAATATTAATATTATATTTAAGAATAGATAATAGTGAGTATTTTTTATTATTTACAATATTATTTCGTTTAATAAGACCAATTAAGTCTTCTTTTGTTAGAACATTAGGTGTTTTAAAAATATATTTATCTTCGCCCAGATTAGTTATTTCTTGACATGTATTAACATAAACATAATTAACTCTAACAAATAATAAATCTTCAGTATAATATGTATTATACTCTTTATCTATTTTTTCAAATTCATGTAGCCAAGATGTATCTAGTTCTTCAAAAGTATAATCTAGATCTATATCTGTCATAGTGTATTATATTTATGTTTACATAATACATTATAAATTTAAACCTATAACTTTACTCACTTTCATAATCATCATAATCCTCTTCAGATGATTCAGTTTCATAGTCATAAGTATCTTCATCGGTATCATATGTTGGCACATATCCATATCTTTCTCTAAAAACATTTTCACCATGAAAACTATCATATAATTGTTCATATCTGTTCCATTTTTCCTCCATATTTGAAATAGATAAGCACATTTGATAATTTAAATTAGTGCTTAAATATTCTTTTCTTTTCTGATCTTCAGTTTTTGGACCATATATTATATCAGATTTTCCTGTTTTATTTTTAACAATATAGACCCAACCAGTTGGTACAATAGGTTTCTTATTTTCTTCACATTCAATAGGAATATTCTCATAATTTACTGCTTTTTTATAACTATTTGTATTTAAATTACTATTATTTATGGTCTTATTTTGAGTTATAGATTTTAAATCAGGAAAATCATTTTCTTTAATAATAGGAAGTATAGTAGGTTCAGGATTATGTATAGTAATAGGTACAGAAGATTGTGTAATAGGACTATTTTGGCTGTAATTATTCCTTAATTCTTCCTTTTGGTCGTTCATTTGCTCATTCCTTTGGTCGTTCATTTGCTCGTTCCTTTGGTCATTCTTTGGCATTTCTTCTTCCACCATTAATTTTTCCATATTAAATCTATCATTTTTAGGTTTATCACTCTTGGATTTATGTTCCTTAGGTTTGTCCTCCTTAGGTTTATTTTCCTTAGGTTTATCATCCTTTGGTTTCTCCTCCTTCGGTTTATATTCCTTTGGTTTCTCACTCTTGGATTTCTCCTCTTTTGCTTTTAACTCCTCATTTATAAAATTAAAACGTGTATTTGGTTGTTTATTATTTTTATTACTATTGTTATTGCTTTTACTTTTATTCTTGTTATTATTTACAGGTGTAAACATTGGTTATAGTATAATTAAGTTATATTATGATTATATAATGCTAGTATAAAATAATAGAGTAAATACACTTTAAATTGTTTATAAATAATTTATAAATTATAAATTATAAATCAGGATTAAATGAAAAAAAGAACTTAAAGAGATATAAGTATGTATATTTGTCTTCTATCAGCAATCTTATAATCAGGTTATATATCCAACCCAATAAAAAACATGTTATATATATTTACAGAAGACAGCACTTAGTATAATACCAAATCCCCCTTATTGTTTTGTAGGTTATTTGGTATTATATATAATTTTTTACATTTATAATATTTACATTTATAATATTTACATCTATAATATTTATAATTCATCAATTGAAACCCAATCAGCCGCTGAAGCAGATGATGCTGTTTCAGCCATCGTAATCTTCTCAGTAGTCGCCTGTTTTGCTTCTTTTAATAATCGTTCTCTATCAATATCCTTATCTGTAGCAAATTTAAAGCCGCCATCAATAAGACTATTATCATTATTATCGTCATAATCATCATTTTCACCTATTCTACTTGGGTCACGCTTAATTAATAATTTCCAATTCTCATCAACTTCATCCTGTAATTTCTCCTTATCATTATCACTATAAACTTCAAGTAAGTCACATTTCGGCAGCTTCTCTTTCTTTGTTGTAACTAGGCTGCTGCTAGCCTTAAAATTAGTTTCTTCTTCCTTTTTTATATCCCACTCTCTGACACCAATTAATACCCACGTCCCAACATTAACAATATTATCACGTTTACCTTTGCCTGTAAATTTACCTCTAATTTGTCCTAGACGAGTTATACCATCTATACAATAACATTCAAACATTCCATTGCCACACATCTTAATGACAATCGCATATATTTCACCTTCATCTTCCGCAATGCGTAAAATATTATCTTTATTTCCGCTATTATGTTTACGAGCAAAGCCCTTAGATCTATTTCCTCCAGTTGTATTCTTGACCATTTTATTTACTTATTGATATAAAAAAGATTATATTAGTTTTAAATATTTCAATTTTTTTATAAATTATAAACTATAAAATATAAATTATAAATTATAAACCAACTAATATTTAATTTTATCACTATTTATCTCATCCAAAATTTCATCATCTAACATAAACAAATTATTTGTTTTAAATTTATTGTGAAATGCTGTCCAATTTATGCTTGGATTTGTATGAATAAGTAAACTTTTATCATGAGTATTCTGATTCTGTTCATCTGGTTCATAACCATATTTTTTATAAAACAGCTCTAATACATCATCATCTACAAATTCTACTTTTTGTGTCCTGTAGTCAACCCAACCTCTGTATTTTTTAATCCGGTCAAACCACAATCGTGAAAATGATGCGTGATATAGCCAATTATGAAAATACATTTCCTTGATTTTTTCTTGATTAAGTTTATCACGTTCTAGTTTAAATAATGATAAATGTTTCAGGTCATCTATACCACAAATTCGCGCTGTACTTAGAACATTATAATGCTTCATTCCTATTTCATTCATTGTTAGTTCTATAGTCTCATATGGAATAATATCTTCAGGCTCTACAATAATATAGAAATTCTTACCCTTAATCAGTTTATCTTTTACTGAAACTAGTGTTAATATTTTTGTTAGCAATATTACTTTTTTAAAATAAATAACTGTATTAAAATTTGTTAGTTCATTTACTCTATCTTGAGCCGTTTGAAAGTCTTTTAATAACTTTGTTTTAGATAATTTGATATTATATATATTCATAAATATATCTATTGTGTGTCCATAAAGTTTATATAAAACAGCATCACTATTTTCAGTGTCAGAAATAAGTATTACTACATTTAGGATATATTGTGCTATACTTTTGAAATCCTTATTATCAATCCAATTTGTTAGTTGTTCATAGAAATTAGATGTAGATTTAATTAGTTTAGTAACATCATAATTTGGATTTATCATATTACATTCAATCTCAAAAGTCTTACAAATTGTTCTCAGAAAGAATACATCCGTATTAAATGGTCTTATTATCAGATTTTGAACTACTGTACTAACAAGTTTGGTATTTTGTAATAAATCATTTGGGTTCTTTAGCGTTTTATGTAAATACATTTCAAAACTAGGATTTAGTGTAGCAAAGAAGTCGTAATATATTTGCCAAATATAGTCATAAAATTCTATTTTAAACCCACTATAATATAATTCGTAAGCCCAAAATATAGCATCATCACTTTTATTTAATATGCTGACTAATAATGCCAATTTAACTTCATCTTTTAAATACAAATATCGCGTAAAAACCAGATTTGAGCCTGGTAAGTCTATTGAAAATGATGCGTCTCTCACTTTGTTTGACATTTTTTTAAAATAATTCCCCATAAGTTAATCAGTTTGTTAGTTTTATTATAACAATAACTTATTTAAGGAATTTAAATTCAATTTTAAATTTTAAAAATTATATTTGGTTATAATATAAGAAAATGGAATCCACAAGCGAATCAATGACACCTCCAGTAACCCCTATTAAAGAAGCTTCTAATAAGGATATGGCTACTCCTAATACAAAGATGGAAACTTCTGATGAAAATATGGCTACTCCTATGACTACTCCTCAGAAGATGGCTATGGGTGGCAGAAAGAAGAGCCGAAAGGTTAATCCTGCGCTCAAATCATGGGTCAAATTTGTCAAGAAAATTCAGCATGAGGAGAAACTTACTTACCCTGAGGCTATGAAGCGCGCTTCCAAGAGAAAGAGTGAGTGGCAACGTGGTGGTGATGGTGAATCAATGGTTGAAAAAGATGAAGATGATGAAGTTGATGGTCAACAAATGGGTGGCAGACGCAGACGCAGCAGAAAACAAAGAGGTGGCGAAGGTGAAGTTGAAGATGATGAAGTTGATGGTCAACAAATGGGTGGCAGACGCAGACGTAGACGCAGTAGAAGCAGAAAGCAACGTGGAGGTAATGTTGCCGATTTTGACAGTGATTGGAAACAATATGGCAAAGTTGGAGGCAGACGCAGAACCAGACGCCACAGACGTTAAATGCTCTTAACTAACATATACAAATCATTTACATCACAATTATCTAGTAACTGCTGATATTTTATCATTGTTTCTGAAACACTTGGTCTGTTTGTATAAGAAATAGTTGTGCGCAACAAATCTAAAAACATAACAACAAAATTATTGCTTGTTTTTATGTTCTTTTGTAAATCTTCAATCATTTTTATATAGCACATTCCAAGAGCATATTGGTCCCAAGTATTACTAGAACGTAATATATCAGCTACAATTATGTCGCAATTTTTATTTACATATTTGGAAAAAATTTTTACAATATTAGTATCATCTTGAAGTCTAAGATCTTTAATAACTGTCTCAACATTATAATTAGATAAACTACTCAATTTGTTAGTATATATATAACATAATAAGTGAATTTCAGGTGTCCAATATATGTAATTTGGATTATATTGTATAAAAATATGTTTTAAACTTTCACTAATATTGTCTCTATTTAAATCTAAAGAAAATCGGAAATTTGTTAGTACAGGTATTTCAAAACTGTTTACAACAATAGTTTTAAATCCAATATTATTGTGTATAATATTGCTACCAACTAACAAATTAATAGAATTCAATAGTCGCATATAAAAGTTAGTCAGCAAATATATATATTTTCTAGAACAACTTAAAGACCGAAAAAAACCATCCAAAAAATATAGTTTCTCATCTTTATAGCGCAACAGCATATTATGGTCATCTCTTAATAAATTTACTGTCTGTAATTCGTAGCAACTAGTGCCTACTTCAGCAATTTTTACAGACTCGGCACTCTCAAATACATAAAAATATGCCGCATAATTTGGCACCATTTTAATACGTTTTACAATGCCAATTTCATTCTTACCAAAAAAGTCGTATTTTATATTGCGCGACTTAAATTTGTGTCTGGATTTAAAGTCCGGATTATCACTACTCGGTTCCAAGAAAAAATAAACACATTTATACATTGATTATAATTATATAAATCATATTAAAATGTTTTTATTACTTTATTTCAAAAATTTGTTAGTATATTTGTTAGTTCATTGTTGTTTTATGAGTAAATAATAACGATTTTTATATGTCTTCTTGATTTTTGTTTGAATTTGTTGAACATCATTTATACCTTGTGCGCATATTTCAGCCACAGATTGACGCAAAATAGCTTCATTTTCTTTACAAAATAGTATAAAAGCTGCTTCTGGTTTACTGTCATTATTTAAAATATGGCGGTCCATTGCTAATAATAAATCATGGTCTACACTAATATATTGTCTACGTTGCTTTGGCTCAGGCTTCACAGGACTCTTCTTTCTGAAATAATAACGCGCACTTTTAAACATTTTAGTATCAATATTTTCTTCATCTTTGTATCCTAATTCAATCAAGCGTTCTGTTTCCTTTGTAATAATTTCGTTATTTTCTTCACTCCACTTTTCCCAGGCCTCCTTAAAATCCTTTCTATGGTCATATTGGTGTATTTTAGCAAAATTATATAGTTCCTCCATAAATTCCTCAGTGAATTTATAGCGATAAATTGCGCGATCAATTTTAATTATATTCTGTTCTTCAATAATTTCTGACATTTTATTAGTGTTTAGTGTATTTAGTTTTTATAACAGAATCCAATAAGTTATCAAATTTTTCAATTTTTTTATAAAAAATCTAACAAAATACTAATAAAAATAAAAAATAATAAAACTAATAAATAAATGAAGTTTGCCACCACATTTACAATTACAACACAACCATATTTAGAAAATAATCAGTGTTATAAGAATATTTTAACAATTAATTTAGTCCCAGAAGGTCCATTACAGCATTTTGTTAGAAGACTTAAACCTACTCGTTTATCACCATTCCAAACATATAATTATAACTATAATAACTGTGGTTGTGAACTAGTTTTAATAAATCCATTTCCAAATACCTTCTCATATTCAAATAATTGCGGCAATAAATGTAGCAACTATATGACACCAAATGAAATACCTAATTTGTTTTCATTTTTAACAGCAAATGGGTATCAAATAGAAACACAACTAACAAATATGTTGAATAATAGTGAAGTTAAACTAACAAATAGTCGTATTGTATGCTCAGCAACATATTATGGTGCCAACCAACCCAATATTTGTTATACTAAATAAAATTGAATTAATATAATATACCAATAAATATATTATACTATTATAATTATATACTTATAAAATGAATCAATCCTTTATTTCTGAGCTGCCATTACCTAATAATTTTGAGAATTATGATACTGAAACGCAATCATGTATTATTGAATATATTACACATCTATCTGATTTAGAAAAGAAAGCATATAAAATAGCCTATAATCATCTAGGCTCATCATTTAATGTACTAAAAAGTAATGGATATAATGACTGGTTAAAGACTAGAAAATAAAAATAAAGATAAATATTAATTATTTACTTATTTGTAACCTCTTAAAGTCAGCAAATGTCATCGCATATTTCTTATCAACTGTCTTTCGGTCTATTTTTTTCAGTAAACTCATATTAGCTAGTCTACCTTCCCAAGTATATCTATTGGCATTTTCTTTAAGTAACATATCTTCCGAATTAGAAGTTGTATTTACATTTGGCAAATTTACCTTCATTTGAGGAGGTAATGCGTTTTTCTTTTCCATTTTCATCATTTCACTAGTTCCACTACTACCAGTTGAAACACTATTATACGATTTTAGCTTCGCAAATACACTCTTCTTATTATCATCATTTTTTAAAGCTTCTTCTTTATTTTTAATAGCTTCCTTTTCTTGTTCCTCTTTTTTAAGTTTTGCTTTATTAAGCTCATCTTCAATATCAATAAATAGTGGCTTACAGAAATAAGTGATTACAAATTTACGACCAACTGGCTCCAAATATCGGTAAGGAATTGAGTTATTACTATAATACTCAAATGATTTCTTACTATTATTATATCGCATATACACATTACCAAGTGGCGTCATATCATTCACATAATTATTAATATAACCATCTAACTTTTTATTAAGCATGTATTGATATGCTTGCTCTTTAAATTCATCATCAGATACAGTTTTCTCTTCTTCAATCTTTAATTGTTTGTAGTTTTCATCTAAAATCTCAGATAACTCGGTAAATAAATCAGACAATACATAGCTATCAGGGTCATCATTATATTCATCTTCAATATTGAAGTATTTAATTAGTCTCTGAATACCATCAGCTGTTACATCTAATAGAACACCATTTTCATCAAATACGACACAAGATATGATTCGTTTAATTTTATTTATTTTGTTATTAATATATTCATTTGCTTTATTTTTCTCTTTATCAAATGTTTTCTTCAATTCGCTATATTTTTGCTCCTGTAATTCTAGTTCTACATCAGTAAATACATATTCATTTTTAAAAGACTTGAATTTTTGTAAATATTTGTCTTCAAATTTCTCTTCTGCCTTTTCTTCTACTTTGTCACCTGTATTCTCTTCTACTTTGTCACCTACATTATCTTCTACTTTGTCACCTACATTATCATCAACTGCTGTTTGCTCTTGATTATTCTCAATAATTTTAGACTTATTGGGTTGAAATAAATCTTCTACCAAATGTTTTATAAACTCATCTTGACGAGCAAAACTCTTATCCATTTCCATTTGAAAAAAAACATATATTCTATGTAATGTTTGAAACAATACACTTCTCATTTTAGGATTTGTTAGTACATATAAAAAACATATTGTGTTTATAACTTTAATAATAGATGTCATTTGGATTATATTTATAATATAATCAAAATTTATTTAAGTCTTTTTTATTCATATTTCTTCTTTAACTCAGCAAATAAATCAATCATTTCTTTTGTTAATAAAGGCACTGGTAATAATTCATATGTTTGCTCAGGATGGTCAGGATGTATTCTAACAAGGCACAAATTTGTTACTTTCTTACCATATTTTGTCTCCAATATGTGTCTATATGTATTTAATTGAAGCGCATAATGCCAATAATTAGTATCAGGCATTTGACCTATAATTGGATTCAATGCGTATTTCTTCCAAGTATTTTCCTTTGTAATATCTTTCGCGCGCTTCCAGTCATAAATAGACAATGTGCCATCTGGATTCTCATAAACCATATCAATAGACCCGGCTAGTTTTACATCTTCATCGTAAATCATCCACTCAGTTCTATATGGTTTCATTTCAGGATGGTCTTCAACAAATTTCAAGAAATATTCCCATTCAGGTCCTCTGGTAACAGTATCTTGACCTTGTTCTCTAACCAATTTGTAATGCTCCAATAGGTTTGCGTGACTATAACCAGGTGCCAATATATTATTATTCATAAAATGCTCTATTTGTTCATGTAAATTAGTTCCAGCATCTGCGACTGATGTGCCTGATGACATCCAAGATGCTTTGATTTGCTCTGGTGTCTGTCCCCAATATTTATTATCCGGATTCCAATTCTTGCCCTTCATAATATTGGCAATCACAGCATCGGCGTCAAATTTGGGAAAATGTGACTTATTCCAAGTAGTGACAGATGTGTATTTGGATTTGAGATCGGTAATAATTTCATATTTATGTCCCTTCTCATAAAAGCGAATATGATTATCACGAATTTCTCTGTTAGTAAGTTGTAAAGTCATTTTATCCATTTTATAAATTTATATACTAATTATATCTTTAAATTAGTATTTAAAGTATTAATTCAATTTTTATTTTAACAGTTTATCTATTTTATGTTTATCCAATTTTGGTATATGTTAGTGTGTTAACATTGCTTGCTACTGAACCACCAGATAATTGACCAACTAAATGTATACTTGTAGATGCTGATAATACAAATACAGATGTTATATGAGCTGACCACTCACCTGAACTTGAACCTATATAATTTGTTATTAATCTAGTAGAATCAGGAATTGCTGATAATGATGATAATGATATTGTATATGAATTAGTTAAAGTAATATTAGCACTTGGACTAAACTGACCCTCTACAATCCAAACTCCTGTAGGAATTGTTGCAGATACTAAATTCTGTGGTGATGTAGTAATATTTGTATTAGTTGTTTTTATAAATGAATATCCAAGCTGTCCATTATTCATTGATACATAATTACTTTGTGAAAGATATAAATTGCTTGTAATATATACTGCACTATTGCCATATGGGTCCAATCCAACTGCTACATTATTTGTTTGACCACCAGAACCTAAATATAAATTTGTAGTAGTACTACTAGAATATAATCCAGGAAATGAAGTAGTTCCTCCTTGTATAAATATACCATTACAGTTTATTTGTGTAGGAGTTATTTGACTTGAAATACCAGTTGCTCCAACTAGCCCAGTTACATTAACTATACCATTAATATTTAAATTTGGTCCAGTGCCAGCAGTTTGGCCAGTAGGACCAACAATTACATTACCAGAATTAGTATTTATAATATCATTTGTATTAATTGGATTCCAATATTGGATGCCAGCTCCAGTAGCACCAACAGCCCCTTGAGGACCCGTATGTCCAGTAGCACCAGTTGATCCAGTTGAACCAGTAGCACCAGTTGATCCAGTAGCACCAGTAGCACCAGTTGTTCCAGTAGCACCAGTTGATCCAGTAGCACCAGTTGATCCAGTAGCACCAGTTGATCCAGTAGCACCAGTTGATCCAGTAGCACCAGTTGATCCAGTAGCACCAGTTGATCCAGTAGCACCAGTTGATCCAGTAGCACCTGTTGAACCAGTAGCACCTGTTGAACCAGTAGCACCTGTTGAACCAGTAGCACCAGTTAATCCTGTAGCACCTTGTTCTCCTTGAGCACCTTGAGGGCCCTGAGGTCCAGCTCCAGTAGACCCAGTGCCACCACCACCTTGAGCACCAGTCACTCCTTGAGCACCAGTCACTCCTTGAGCTCCTTGTGGTCCTGTAGGACCAGGAATTGGCACTGGAGCTGTACATAGTGATGTACCATCTTGAAAATAAATACAACCCAAATGTATAATAGAATTACCAGACATATCCACATTACTTAAAAACGTCTCCTTTGTATTTAGTTGCCCAGAAACACCATTAATATTTAATTGCTCACTATTTGATATATTACTATGTGTAACATTATTTGTTGCTGAATATTGCTTTCCACCATATTTTCTAAACGACATTGATATTAATATATAAGTAGCTAAAAATATTTACATTTTTCAGTATTAATAAGTATTAAATTTAACTTAACTTAAATTAACATTATAAATAGTTTATATTTTAATTGTAAATTGTCTCATATGACCAGGCTGTTGTCTTGGCTCTTCAAATAATAAATCAGCATCATCATTTAATATAACAGGAACAATTTTCTCACTTCTTAAACCAGGATTAGATGATAATTGTTTTAATCGCATTTCTAATGGCTCATTTACAACAGGATAACCTAGCATTTTTTTTATATCATCATTTGAAAATGTTTTCTCAATATTTTCTGTTTTACCATCTTTATTTAATTTAGCGTGAAATACTGCTTTTTGACCATCATATTTACCATCCCAATTTATACCTTCTTCACTTTTTTTATTATTAATAGTAGCAACTGTTTTTATAAATCCACTATTTATAATTTTTACCTTTGGATTTTGTCTTTTATTTGTTTTTGATTTATTACGTTTTTCAGTAATACGTTTATAAGTATTACGTTTATCACTTCTTTTTGATGTCTTTCTTGGCATTTATATTATATTACAATACAATACTTTTCTGTGTTAATTCTCAAAATTAAAAATATATATGTTTGGTATAATGGAATTGTATATAACAGAAATGGATACAACAGAAATAGATACAGTAGAAATAGATACAACAGATTACGAACAAATACCTGAAAATATGCCAATAAAAAATAGTGTGCCTAAAATCACTGTTAAAAAACAAAATAATGTAACTTTTATAGATCAAAATCAAAATCAAAATATTAAACCATATTTATCAGGACCAAAAGCTAAAATAACAAGACCTACAATGCCTCCACCTAAACCACAAATATCATACGACGATATTCTTAATAAAATGGGTATGTTCGTAGCAAATGGTAAATTACATTTGTTAGATGAACAGAATTTAAAGCCTCAACAAAAGCCTGAAGCAAAGACGTATATCCCGAATCCACAAGGTTCTGCCCCAGAACAAAATAGCTATATTTATAATAAGTATTTTCAAAACAGCTCATATAATCAGAATATAGAACACAGACCATTAACACCTGTTGAATATAGAAATAAGTTAATTAATGATATTATACAGAAGCAGAAAATAAGACAAATGAAGTCTACCAAACTTATAATGCCAAATTCCAATATTAATTTTGCTCAAGGTCCTACAGGAAATCTGAATAAATTATTTGGATTTTCACATAGATAAATAAAGATAATTATATTTAGAATATATATATGTCAATACCTCAAATTATATCACCGGATAGCATCTTAAAAAAACAAATAGAAGATGCTATCAAACCAAAAATTAAACTAACAAGGAAACAAAGACCCAAAATAATAATTATTGAAGAAAATGAAGAACCAAAAAAAATTCCAAAAATTTCAAAAAATCCTAGAAAAACCAAAAAATTGAAAACTTTTTTTCCAGGCTCAACTGAAGATATTATAATACCAAAAGATAGTCCAAAAACAAATTTAAAGATACCGCAACAAAAACAAGTAATAATGGCCGCAACTTACAATCCTGAAATAGTAGCAGTAGGAAAGAAATATAATGAAGAATTTATTGAAGTCCTTGACAAACTCAGCAATATTATGTTAAAACAAGGCGAACCTTTTAGAGCCCGAGCATATCAAAAAGCACAAGAAACAATTATGGCATTTCCGGAGGACATTACAAGCCCAGCGCAACTCAAAGGACTTCCAGGTATTGGTGAAACTATTATGGATAAATTAAATGAATATGTGGAAACAGGCACATTAAAAATATTAGAAAGAGAGAAAAATAATCCTGTAAATATTCTTGCCGACATTTATGGAGTCGGACCCAAAAAAGCAAAAGAATTAGTAGACAAAGGTATTACAACCATTGAGCAGTTAAGAGAGAAACAAGATGAATTATTAAATGATATTCAAAAGGTCGGACTCAAATATTATGAGCAGTTATTAGAGCGCATTCCTAGATCCGAAGTAGAAGAATATGAGCAAATATTTAATACAACTTTCTCAAGTGTAAAAAAATCTGATTCTAAAGCCAAATTTGAGATTGTCGGTTCTTACCGACGTGGTGCTCAAAACTCCGGTGATATTGATGTTATTATCACTGGCAATAGTGGCATTGTTTATAAGAACTTTGTTGATGAACTAGTAAAGCAAAAAATCATTACAAATGTATTATCTAGAGGACTATCAAAGACACTTGTAATTGCCAAGTTGCCTGGCAGTCGCACATCTCGTCGTGTTGATTTCCTATATTCACCTCCTGAAGAGTTTGCGTTTGCTATTTTGTATTTCACTGGCAGCAAAGCTTTTAATACGGTAATGCGTCAGAAAGCATTAGAACAAGGCTATACCTTAAATGAGCACGGAATTAGTTATATGGAAAATAAGATCAAGGGAACAAAAGTTGACAAGCACTTTGAAGATGAAAAGGCTATATTTGACTTCTTAAAGTTAGCATATAAGGCTCCGATTGAGAGGCGCGATGGGCGGGCTGTTGTAGGGGCGGAAGCTGTAGTGGCTAAAGCTGTAGAAAAGAGTATACCTACATCTATGAAGGAGCCGATTCCTGATATAAGTGTCGCAATTGAGACACATCAGTCGGCTCCTACAGATATGAAGGTGACAGTAAAGAAGACAACGCGCAAGAAAAAACCACCAATTATATTGGTTGAAGAAGAACCAGAAATGGAAATAATACCAGTGCCAAAAAAAGTAGCTGAAATAAATCCCAAGATACTTGCTAATATTGAGCTATTCAAACACCAAGGTATTTCAGTTTTAGAGCACCTGAATGAAAATATGCTTACAAGTATGATTCAATATTTAAATAAAATGTATTACAATTCACAGCCAGTTTTAACTGATAATCAATATGACATTATTAAAGAATATACTGATACTAAATTTCCATCTAACATTACCACAACTGAAATTGGTGCTGTTATTGAGAAGAATAAAGCACAATTGCCTTATGAAATGGCATCAATGGACAAGATTAAGCCTGATACTGGTGCTTTACAAGAATGGACACAGAAATACAAGGGTCCTTATGTGTTATCTTGTAAATTAGATGGCGTTTCTGGTCTTTATACTACTGAAGGTCCGGTTCCAAAATTATATACAAGAGGAAATGGAACAGTAGGTCAAGATGTCAGTCATTTAATACAACATCTAAAACTACCTAAGACAAAGGGTATAGCAATTCGTGGTGAGTTTATTATACCTAAGACTGTATTTGAGACTAAATACAAAGATAAATTTGCGAATCCTAGAAATATGGTCGCTGGTATTATAAATCACAAGACAATTAATGAAGCAATTAAAGATGTTCATTTTGTAGCATATGAACTCATTATGCCTGGTGGTAAAAAGCCATCAGAACAAATGAAATTCTTACAAGTTCTTAATGTAGAGTCAGTATTATATAAGATTGAACCAACTTTATCAAATGAATTGTTGTCTGATTTACTTGTAAATTGGAGACAAAATTATATATATGAAATAGATGGTGTAATTGTTACTAATGATGCGGTTTATCCTAGAACTCACGGCAACCCTGAGCACGCATTTGCTTTTAAAATGGTATTATCTGACCAAAAGGCAGAAGCCAAAGTTGTTGATGTTATTTGGAGTCCTAGTAAAGATGGATTATTAAAGCCCCGTGTTCAAATAGAGCCAATCCAACTTGGCGGTGTTAGAATAGAATATGCTACTGGTTTTAATGGAGCATTTATTTTAAATAATAATATTGGAATTGGCGCAACAATTGAGCTTATTCGTAGTGGTGATGTAATTCCTTATATCAAATCAGTAATTGTACCTGCTCCTGAGCCTAGAATGCCATCAGTTCCTTATGTATGGAACTCAACCAATGTAGATATTATGCTTGAAAATGCCAGCGAAGATGCTACTGTAAAGGAAAAGAATATTACAGGATTCTTCAAAGGTATTGAAGTAGATGGTCTTGGTTCTGGAAATGTTGTAAAACTAATTAATGCTGGTTTTGATAGTATTAGTAAAATTCTTAAAATGTCAGAATCAGATTTCTTAAAAGCAGATGGATTTCAGAAGAAGTTATCAGCAAAAATATACAATGGCATCAAGGACAAGATTGAAAAAGCATCACTTGTAACAATTATGTCAGCATCAAATATGTTTGGTCATGGATTTAGTGAAGCAAGACTTACTCTTATTATGGATGCTGAGCCAGATATTTTAATATCTAAAGAATCTAATGAAGCAAAAATAAAGAAGCTAATAGATATCAAGGGTATGGCGGCTAAAACAGCAACAGCATTTGTAGAGAAGATACCTGATTTTATTATGTTCTTGAAGGAGACTGGATTAGAAAATAAACTAAAAATATCAAAAGAAGAAACTATTTCGGCTCCAGTTATAACAAAGCCTGAACATCCATTTAATGGCAAGACAATTGTTGTCACAGGATTTACTGAGAAGGTTATTGAAGATAGAGTAAAATCAATTGGTGCTAAATTTGGTTCATCTGTATCTAAAAATACGGATATTTTGGTAGCTAAATATGTAACAGAAAGTTCAGGTAAATTAGATAAAGCACGCGAAATTAATAAGACGCAGGCTAAGAAAATACAAATTATATCATTAGATGAGTTTCTTGCTTTAACAAACTAACAAATATAAATACATACAAATACAAATACATATAAATATATTTAAAATTTTAATTAATTAAATAATAAAATAGTAAAATAACTAAGTAAATAATATTAGTTATTTTTTTTATTCCGATTTTGTATCGGATACAGGAAATAATTTGGAAGCAATAGATTCATGAATAAATAGTTTCTCTGTATTATGTGTTTTTGACTCTGTTTCTGATTTTTCGCAGAAACGTGTCTTCTTGCTTTGTGCGGCACTTCTATAACGTTCCTGCTCCCACACATTTATAAAATCTGGTGGTGCTGTTACTTCCGATACAACAACCAAATTAGTCTTACTCCACTCACGCATTAGCTCCCAAAACTTCTCATTATCAAATACATCATATTTTTTAGTAGCTCTTCTATATTTAATTGGATACTTACTAAATGCGTAAGGAGGGTCACAATATACAAACATATTTTTAGGTGTTAGTTCCTGATATTCTTTATTGGTAAAAGTGACATTTTGTATTACAGGTTTAATACGCTTTAAACTATTTGTCATTTCCTTACAGAAATCCTCTGGTTTATCATTCAAATATTTCTGAGAATAAGCACCAAAAAAACGTCCTCCAAAGCTCATGCCGAATCCAATAAATGACTTTAACGCACTTGGACTTGGTATTAATTTGGCGGCATTATATTCTTCTTCAGAAACACTTTCAGGACACACAAAAGTACCTGCTTTGACTTCATTCCACATCTGAATTAAATCAGGATGGTAATCATTTGCTAAAATTTGTACACCTGATTTATTAATATCTGTCATATTTTTTAAAACGCCTAGAGAACCGCAAAATGGCTCTAAATATGCTTCTAAAGATGTTGAAAAAAGACTTTCATATGTAGCCCAAACATCTTTTAAAATGGGCGCAATGTGCTTACCTAATCTTTGTTTTCCACCAAGATATTTCATAACTTCAATATATTATGAAACATATTTGATTTTCAGAATTATAACCCGATTAAAATTAAAATTAAAATAAAAATAAAAAACAGGGTTATAATTAATAATTTTAAGAATTTTTAAAATTTTATACAATATAATACAATACAATATTCATATACAAGTTTTACAATATGGTGATGATGGGTGGCAAGTTGCTAAATGATAAATAATTCCAGTAGGTTTTGTAGAGTTACAAGTATTACAAACATTACCATTACACATAGTTTCATAATTCATATGCTTTCGCACATAGTGAGTATACAAGGTCTGCTTATTTTTAGCATCAGAATAGTTACATCCATCAAATGGGCAATCCAAATTTTCTACTTTATGGTGATTATTAATATGATGCTGTAGTCTAGTCTTAACTGGAAAACTTTTATTACAACCAGGATGTTCACATTTAAAAGGATTTGATTCTCTACCCATTTCAGATGCGTGATTTGTGGTAACGTGCATAGAAATTGTGCTTAAATTTCTCTTCTTACAATCACAATAAGGGCATTGAATAAGTCCATCCTGGTCTCTTTCATATTTGTGACTAATATATTTTCTTTTTGTCTCTTTTTGTTCTACTTCTAATTCTAATTCTGATTCTGATTCAGATTCTTCTTCTACAATAAGCAATTTAGGTCTCTTTTCAATTATATTTTTCTTTGTTGGTCTACGAATTGTGACATTTTTAACATCATCTATAATTGTTGCTTCAGCTACTGGAATTTGTACTTGTTCTGCGTTTAATAAATTATTTAAATTAATATTAATATTACCTTTATTTACTAAATCAGCAATATTAATGCTAATATTCAAGGTATTATTTGATATTGTTAACTGAATTGGGGACATTTTATAGGGCTACAAATTGAAAATTTAATTGATTTTAATTGAATTCAAAATTTAATTGAAATTGAATTTAATTGATAGTGGTTAAAATTGTTTATATCGCAATTTTTTTCAGAAAAAATAAATTCAATTTTATTTTTTAATTGAAAAATCCAAAAAAAGTGAATAATTTTTAGTTTTTTTTGTGCAAAAACTGTTCAGTCATTGTTTGCGGCGTTAGTGGATTATTATTTCTACTAAAATAATTGTGTGTTTTTATAATTAAATAAATTAACAAACTAACAAAAAACAATCCTATTAAATAATGTAATAATTCAAAAAACATAATTATAAAATTAACTTATATAATTTTTCTTCCTAATTTTAAATTTGTTAGTTTATTTTATTTTTGAAAGTAAAAAATTGAATAAAAATATTTTACAAATTCAGTTTTATTAAATTACAAAATATAAAACTAACAAACTAACAAAACTTACTTCAAAAAATGGAAATTACTCCTTTAGTTTATGACAGTGATGAAGAATATATTAATCAAATTATAATGATTCCGAATTCAGATGGAGCACTAAATAGTTTCTATAAAATAATCCGATTTACTGATAAAATGTGCCATCTAAAAAAGATGAAAGATGAAACTATACTTAAAAAAACATATTTTAGTGAAGAAGATAATAGAGATACTAATATTTATGAAGCTAAAATATTAAAAGAATTTGTTACTCCTGAAAATATTATTGATAAACGAATAAGAAAAATAAATATAAAAAAATATTCAGTAATATTTGTCTCCTTTGTTCAATATGAAATATAAAATATGAAATACAATATAAAATATGAAATACAATATAAAATATAAGTTATAAAATTAAATATTTATTTTAAAATAAATTAAAACGAGTTAAAGATTTTTTTGTTAGTGTATATAAAAATGATGCAATACATTATTTTATTGTCATTCTTGGCTTCTGTTTTGTCTCAATCTAACCTTAGAGGAGTTGTTGATTCATCTTCTGTAGTTGGAGACCACGAGTTTGAGTGGAAGGAGTTTACTAACTTCCAAGAAAGATTTAGCAAGAAATATTCCACCCTTCAAGAAATGGAGGAGCGTTTTTCTATTTTTAGAGAGAATTTCAGAACTATTAGACAACACAACAGTGATGTTTCCCAGAACTTCACTATGGCAGTCAACCATTTTACTGATTTGACCCCCGCTGAGTTTAAGGCTATGTATGTTTCTGGATTAAAATCATCTGTCCAAGCTAGTGGATGTAAATCATTCAGCAGCAGTGCTTCAGGTGCCCCTGATTCATATGATTGGCGCCAACACAATGCTGTTACTTCTGTTAAAGACCAAGGACAATGTGGTTCTTGCTGGACTTTCTCTGCTTCCGGTGCCATGGAGGGTGCTTGGGCTATTGCTAAGGGCTCTTTAGTAAGCTTATCTGAGCAGGAGTTGGTTGACTGTGCTGGTCTTAAGTATGGCAGCATGGGATGTAATGGTGGTCAAATGGATGGTGCGTTCAAGTATGCTATTGATAATGGTATGTGCTCTGATGCTTCTTATCCTTACACTTCTGGTGTTACTAAGACTGGTGGTTCTTGCCACTCATGCTCTGCTATTGAACATTTCTCTAGTTGCTCTGATGTCAAGCCCAATGACCAGATTTCTTTGAAAGCTGCTGTTTTACAGCAACCTGTTGCTATTGCGATTGAAGCTGATACTAAGTATTTCCAGTCATATTCATCTGGTGTTTTGACTAGCTCTAGCTGCGGAACAAATTTGGATCATGGAGTTCTTATTGTTGGTTATGGTGTTGAAAATGGCATCAAGTATTGGTTAGTTAAGAACTCATGGTCTACATCTTGGGGTGACCAAGGTTATGTAAAGATTGCTCGTAGTGACAGCACAAATGATAAAGGTATTTGTGGAATTGCCATGCAGCCTAGTTTTCCTTCTGTTTAATTTGTCCTATAAGATAAACAATTTAGGACTTATTTAATTTAAATGAGTAAAAATATAATATTAATATTAGAATTTATATTATATACATGACAGTCATAAATAATATTGAAATTGATGACATTAAATATTGTGAAAATGAAATAAAGGCCGCAATTAATAATAATGAACCTATTGAAGACAAATTAAATGTTATTATTGTTATTTCTAATCCATGTCAATATGGTACTCGTTATCTTTTAGCTAGAGAATTTGTTAGAAGAATAGAATTGGAGGAACCAAATGTATCCTTACATATTGTTGAACTTGCTTACGGTGAACAACAATTTTATGTTACTGAAAAAAATAACAAGAAACATCTACAAATTAGAACAAAAACACCCCCATTATGGCATAAGGAAAATATGATTAACCTAGGTGTTAAATATTTACTTCCAAAAAAATGGAAGGCTTTTGCTTGGATTGATGCTGATATTGAATTTGAAAATGTTAGTTGGGCGTCAGATACATTAAAAATTCTAAATGGATGTAAAGATGTTATACAATTATTTAGTCATTGTGTGGATATGGATAAAGAGAAGTTAACAATGAAAGTATTTAACAGTTTTGGCTACCAATATACAAAGAAAAATAGATATTTGGGACAAGGTGAAAATTATTGGCATCCTGGTTATGCTTATGCGTGTACTAGAAAGGCTTATGAAAAAATGAATGGTCTATTTGAAGTTGCTTTACTTGGTTCTGGTGACAATATAATGGCACTCTCTTTTATAAATAAGGGTCTTAAAGCAGTAAATGAATTGTCAACAGAAGGATATAAACAAACTATTTCAGAATTTCAAGCTAGATGTGCTAATTTACGTATTGGATATGTTCCAGGTGTTATTCGTCACTATTTTCACGGATCCAAAAAAAATAGAAAATATACAGAACGCTGGGAAATCCTTATTAAACACAATTATGACCCTTACGAACATGTAGCATTCAATGAATTAGGCTTAATGATTCCATCACCTACATGCCCAAATGAGCTACTTGATGATATTATGAACTACTTTAAGGAGCGTAATGAAGATGAATAGACTATATAATATATATTCTATATTATATATATAAATATAAAGACAATGAAACATAAATCAAAAACAACTAGAAAAAATAAATTAACCGGTGGAAATATAAATAATCAATCAGGATTAGACAAAATCTTAAGTATAGGATATGAAGTAGAGTGTACAAATTTAGTTAAATTAACAGAAACTCAAGAGTTTAGACCTACTTATGTTTTATATAATTCAGATTCAGCAAGAAAAGATATGGAAGAGTTTAAGAAATTAGATGAATATGAAATGTATGATGACGATGATAATGAAGATTCAGAAGAAGAAGATATAGAAATTGGTGAAGAAGAAATTGGTGATGAAGGTGAAGAAGAAGTAGATGAAGTAGAAGAAGAAGTAGAAGAAGAAGAAGGTGAAGATGAAGGTGAAGAAGGTGAAGTAAAAGGCTCATCAAAAGGCTCATCAAAAAGCTCATCAAAAGGCTCATCAGTAGCATCAAGTATTGACGCCGATATATATGAAAGAAATGAAGAACAACCAACCGCAAAAATGTATAGATTTGATGATAGATATGAACCTAACACTGAATATCCAGACGCCGTATTTAATATTACAAATGATATAGCAAAACCAAAATTCAATAAAACATTAAGTTCATTATGTAAAGATCTTGATAAAGAATATCCCCAAGACAAATTTCCTGTATCAGTAAAAGATACATTATATAAATACAGATGTTCTGAAAAAGATAGAACATATGATATTCATTTTAAATTTAAAGAAGACACAAGCCAGAAATGTTCTAATTTTACAAATGTAGAATGGGTTGTAACATATTATAAACCACAACAAAGCAACAACTTAATATTAGATACTTTTTTAAATATGATAAAAAATATAATTAAACACTTAGATAATTTAAAACCTATTCCAGGAGAAGTTATATTTAATAATCCATTAGAAGAAGGCAAAGAAATAGTAGTACCAGGTGATTATTTGCTTTATAGAAAAAATAAAAGGCTATATTATTTACAAACCGACCAAGTAGAAAATGAACAATTGGATGACAGTATTGATAATGTGTGCGCAAAAACACAAATGACATTTTCTGCCAAAGCAGAAGATATAATTGATATAATCTTACAAATTACTACTGATTATACAGGCTATTCACATAGTATACCTGAAGTAGCAAGTGAATTAAAAGAGAGAATAAATACTATTAAAAATATACAATTATGTGTTGAAAAATTATATGATTACTTTACAATATCTAATATTTTAACAAAAGATGAAAAAAATAAATTACGAAATAAGAAAACACAAGTAAAACAGTTGAAAACATATATGTTTTTAATTTTATTTAAGATAAATAGATTTTACTATTTTTCATTTTACAATGACTTTGTAAAACAATATTATACTTATTTAAAAGACTTGCTATTTTTTAATTCAAGACATATAAATTATGTTTTATATAAAGAAATAAAAGAGAAAATAAAAGAACTACTTGAAATACATGATGAAAGTAGAGTTATACAAATTGTTAAAGCTCTATTTTTACAACCAGAAATATTATCAGAATATTTAATTGATGATTATTTTAAAGAAAACAAATATAAAGATCTAATAGAGCCAGAAGTTATATTTTCCAAAGATATTGTTATTGATAAAGATAAAGATATTTACGGTGATCCAAGATACTCATTAAATAGTTATTTTGATTTTTTTGAAGTTCCTGTTAATAATGAGAAAAATCAAAAAAAAGATGGTTCAATAAAATACCATGATTGGTTAGAATATGATGAACACGATATTTTCTCCGCAAATATGGATTTAAAAAATGATATAGTTTTGATAGAATGCCGTTTTTTCCAGGACTTATTATCATCATATTTTTATCATATTGGAGACAATACACTTAAAGACCAAATGGAAAATGGAGCGTGTAATAAAATGAAGGGAAAATCAAATACACCTAATTATACGTCATTTTCTATTAGTAATTTTAAAAATATAATTCAAATACCTGAAACTATCTTTGAAAATGTTGCCAAAGGAAAAAGAAAAATACGTAAAACTAAGAAACATAAATATACCGGTACCAAAAAATATAGAAAAAATTTAAATAATACAAATAATAAATTAATAACAAAAAGAAGAAAATATCAAATATAAAATATCAAATATAAAAGGTATTTTGATATAATTAGATATATTTATAATTCAAACTCATATTCAATCAAATTCTTCAAATCTGTCTTTAAAAATGTGTATAATGCGTTGCGTATGCGACTTGCTCCTACATCATGTGTTGTAAAGTTGACACTCATTAACTTTATAACTGCTTTATTAAATTGGTCTGATAGCTTATCGTTGCTATCAATCTGTGCTTTATTAGATAATTTCCATTTTGTTAGTTCATTGATAATTTTGCCTTGTATTTTCTTTAATAATAATAAGATTTGTTCATTTGTTGCTTGTATCCATACGCATTTATTTTCATTATTTTCATCAACATTTTTTTCACAAATATAAAATATATTTGTTTTTTGTGAGAAACATTTAATAGGATAAATAAAGTCATTATTTTCTTTTAGATTATTTTCTATTACTAGTTGAAATGTCTGGAATATATTGTTTTCAAATAATGATAGAGCATCTTCTGGATATACTTGAACTGTTGTTATCCACTCTTTGAAGCCAATTGTAGGCTCAATATGCTCATTTAACCAGTCAATTACCTTAATTTTCTGCTTCTTTTGATTTACCCACTTTTGTAAATGTTCCATTTTCTCTTCTAATTTTATATATTTGAATGTTAATTCTTGAACTATTTTTACCAACTGCTCATGTGATGGTGTGTCGCCCAATTCTTCTTCTTCTACTTGAAGTTCAACTTTTGTCTTGGTTTTAAAGTCACATAGTATTTTATGTTTATCTAATGAGGTCTTACGGGTGTAGCTTTTCTTACATAATAAACAGCAATATTTTGTACTGGTGATTGTATCATTATTAATGTCAGTCTTTGTCTTGGTGTCAAGTTTATCATTTTTTATTTGTGAAAATTCTGTCATCTGTATTTAAATTTAATACATCATTCTTAAAGATGTATTATTATTTCAATTTTATAATTTTATATATATATATAAATGTTCCAGCAATCATCACTTAACAGTTTAAGACCCAAAGGAGAAAAAGAAAGTCCGTTTGTTTACAGATGTAGAGGTTGTAATAATAATTTATCCGCAAATGACCCTGCTTCTCAATATCAACGCCAGAAGATTATCCAAAATACTGTGCGTGTTCAATCATCATTATTCACAATGAATTTAGGTGCTTTAAATGTATATGAACGCCCTAATTCTGAATATAAACTTGTAGATATTTCTGGCTCAACTTATGTAGTCAGTCCCGGTGTCAATTGGAATCAAATGAGTGACCGAAGAGAGCCTCATATACAAGTAGTAAAAACTGGCGCTGGTACTGGTTACCACTCAAGTAGCACAAAGCGTACTATTACTGCTAACAGACCCGGAGCTATGTCCCCCGGTGGCGCCGGTGTAGATATTAAACATAATTCATATGACCGATATTTAAATAGACTTAAGGGTAAAGCACCAGTTCGTCGTGGTGTAATACCACCTACATTTGGTACACCATACATTCCTTTTAATAGAGCTTATCCAATTTATGGTGGAAAAGTAATGAAGACATCTATTGTTAATAATTGTAATTGTCCAATAGTTTCAGACAATGCTAATACTGATGTTAAATTATATGTAAATAGTGATACACAAGATAAAATATACAATGTTACTTATACATATAATGTTGGCGAATATGTTTTTGCCAAAAAAGTAGGCGACTCAAGTGGTCAAGAATATAAAGCGCAAATAATTGCTATTGATAATGGTATTTACACTGTGCGCTTTGAAGATGGTTCTACTGAGAGTGTTGATGGTACATACTTATCTATTTATTATGACTGTAATTGTATTCCTAATAATGATGATAAATATGATGTATATGCTTACCCAGATGCTACAACAACTGTTGCTTGCGAGATTTTGTCTGGATTACCAGCTGTTTATTAAGAAAGTAACAAATATAATTCAAAATAAATAATTAAAATATTTGTAATAATTATAAAATAAATGAACAGAATGTTATTTAGTAATAATTCTAATTATAATGGATTGCGTTTAAATGTTACTCAATCACAAGCTTCTTTAGCAGCAAGAACTGTTGTAACACCTACAGCATTAAATGCTAAAATGATTGACCGCGTTCATAAAGCAAAACCTGGATGTAGTGCTTGTGGTAAAAAGGTTATGTAAAATAAAAAATAAAAATAATAGTACATTAAATACTATTTTTATTTCATAACATGTTTAAATATTATTTTTCTTTTAGACATCATTATAGCATAGAAACCATTTGATTTTTGACATTTTTCCATATTTATATCTGGAAAAATATCATTCCAGTCTTTCCAAAATTTTAGAGCATATGGAGGTCTTTCTAAAAATAATTGTTTTATAAAAGGCGTATCATTTTCCATTCTGTAATGGGCAAGAGTATGACTTTGACCATCGTCTTCACAATATAAATAAGGAACTTTGCTCCATAGTTCTTTAAATTTATCATCATTATTAAATAAATTTTTAAATAAAATATCCATCCAAAAATACGCATGTGCTGAATTATTATTTTTCCAATAATTATCACATGATTCTTTCCATTTATTTATAATATAACTATTTTTTTTAGATATAATAAACCAACTAGCTGGGCCTGTTTCTTTATTCATTCCTGCTCCATGTCCATGATACATCCATAAATCCGATGGTATAATTGCTTCATTTACCCAATGTTCTAAAGGTTGCATACATAGCATTGTTGCATCTGCCCATACACCACCGTAATTTTTTAATAAACTCAATCTTATAATGTCACTTTTTGCTTGAGGAGATATATTTTTATTTGTATCATATATATAATCTATATCACTTACATAATCTTTTAAATTATTGAAATCAATATAATGAATTTTCCATTCTGGATTATTTATTTCCCAAGATTCTGCTACTTGTTTATTTAACCACATAGCATTTTCCCAACCCTGTAGCCATAATATAAATATATTTTTCTCTAAAGAAGCCATTATTTTATAAAAATAAAAATTATTTAAAATTTATAAAATAAACGTAACAAATAAAATATCTACTAATAATATAATGTCATCATTTACAAGTAATGTTACAGCATATCCTCAAGGATTATTAAATCGTAGTTCCTATTTTATTTCATTATTTGATACTACATTGTTGCCGTATAATAAAACATATAATAATTGCTCAAATACTTTATGCTATACAGCTAGCAAAGGTACATTTGTATATAAACCACATACAGCATATGGTATGGTTGGCACTAGTGCGGCTGGTTATTTAGCTAGACGTAGAAGACTTTAAGCATTAAACTTAATCAAAGCATCCTTAACGTGTTTAATATATTGTCCTTGTGCTACTGTTTTTGAGAATCCTTTTAGTGAATTCCATGCTTCCCATTTTTTAGAAGCTTTAAAATTAAAAAAAGATGGTTTTTCAGTGTTATTATCACCAATTACAGATTGCTTATAAAAACTGTATAAAAGCAATAATGTGTCATCATCTGCTTTACCAATTAATCTATGTGCGTCATTTGTAGCTTTAGTAAAAACATCATCAGAAGTTGTTGTAGTCATTTTAATATATAATATTAGTAATTAGTTTTTATATTCATATTCCGATAAATTAAATAATTTAATTGTTTTTGTTAGTTCATTAGTATCTTTCTCTACTTCTTCTACTTTTGCTTCTATTTTTGATTCGGTTGTTATAGTAGTTATATTTGTTATTAATTGATAAAAATCCTGAACTTTCTTATTAACTCGGATTTTCTTTACATCATATGATGTCAAATATAATCCTTCTAAACTTTTTACTCGCGATAATGCTACATAAGTTTGTCCACATTCAAATATACTAGATCCGGCATCTATTTCTGCTACATCTAATGTAGCACCTTGTGCTTTATGTATTGTTAATGCCCAGGCTAATATAATTGGTAATTGAGATACACCTACACCTGGAATAGTTTCACTTGGCCAAATATGATAAGTCATTGGCATTTCAAAACCATTTTTTGTAAGGCTATTTATAGATTTAGAAAATCGTATTACAGGAAGACCTTCTTGTGTAAACCGAACTACTATACCTTGACTACCATTACAAACCATATCGCCATTTGTTAGTTCAATATTTACAATACACATTACTTGACTTCCAATTTTCAACTTAATAATTTCATCACATCTTAAATTTCCTTTTAAAAATTGTAACTCATTCTTAATTTGTTCGGGTGTAAATTGTGTTCGTTGTAGTCGCTCTTTTGCTGTCATTTCAAGGTCGCCATGATACTTGATTTTAAATTCTACTTGGTCACCTTCCAATTTGTCCATTTCTGATGTATTTATGCTGTCAACTTTATTACGAGTTGGAAATAACTTTGTTGGCTTTATTGTTAGTTCTTCACTTGGCGTTTTATCTACTTGGTTCAATAATATATCATTAGTTAATCGTTTTAATCGTCCTTCGCGAACTTGATTTAAAATAGTTTGATATACTGGGTCATTTTGTCTAAAAATTTTCTTTAATTGAATGTGATTTTGTTTTGGAAATGTTGAAAACCATAACTCCGATTCAAAACAGAATTTACATGTATCTGGGTCATCTTTGTCTCCAACTGGCGGCAATTGGTAGAAATCGCCTGAAAATATTAGCTGTAGACCACCAAATGGGCGCCTATCTTTTCTTACTGATTTACCTATTGCGTCTAATGTTTCAAATAGCTTTAGTGACATCATAGATACTTCATCCACAACAAGAATTTCAGTTTCTCTCCATGCTGCTTTGGAATGCTTATTTTTTTGAATTTTCTTTATAAGATTTTCAATAGTGCCTTTTCCAAGTCCTATTCCTGACCAAGAATGAAGCGTTTTTGCTTTACATTCTAATAAGACTGATGCGCATCCAGTTAGAGCACATACTTGAATTATTCTACATCTTGAATCCGCGTGTTGTTTAATATATCTAATTAGTGCGGATTTACCTGTCCCTCCTGGACCTGTAATAAATATATTTTGCCCCTGAATATATTTATTGAATGCTAATTGTTGTTCTTGAGAAAATTCCATTTATTCTATTTATTGTTATATTAATTGTAATACAGTTATTATATTATTCAATTTTATTTTAACAGTTTATCTGTTTTATATTTATGCGATTCGCGTATATGTTAGATTTAAAGCTATTTGTTGTGCTGTACCACTAGTAGCACTTCTAGCATTAACATACAAAGTTAAATTAGTTGCTGCTACATATACACCACTCATTGAAAGTATTTGTCTGTTGCCAGCACTTCCTGGTACATCATCTATTTCTTCAAAATAATGAAACCCACCATTTATGGGACTATTACCAGCAGATGTTTCTGAAATTAATAATTCCTTCTCTTGTGAAGTAGCAGTTGTTGGACTATACCAAGTATGTCCTAATGATATAAACCATACTCCATATGCTGGCAAACTAATTGTTAGACAATTTTTAAAAGTGGATGTTAATGTTGTTGTCCCAGTTGATACTGTTTGCGAATATGTATAACCTAGTTGATTAGTAGCCATTGTTGAATAATTTGTTAGATTAATTAAAAAATTTCCTGATGTGGTAATTGCTCCTGTAGAAAGAGATGTTGATGTTAATGCTCCTGTTGAAACAGCACCAGTTGTTTCCATAGATGTTGGTTTAAGGTCGCCAGTTAAAACAGCACCAGTTGCTGTAATTGCTCCTGTAGAAAGAGATGTTGATGTTAATGCTCCTGTAGAAAGAGATGTTGATGTTAATGCTCCTGTAGAAACAGTACCAGTTGTTTCCATAGATGTTGGTTTAAGGTCTCCAGTTGAAACAGCACCTGTTGCTGTAATTGCTCCTGTAGAAAGAGATGTTGAACTTAATGCTCCTGTTGCAGTAATTGCTCCTGTAGAAAGAGACGTTGAAGTTAATGCTCCTGTTGAAACAGAACCAGTTGTTTCCATAGATGTTGGTTTAAGGTCTCCTGTTGAAACAGCACCAGTTGCTGTAATTATTCCTGTAGAAAGAGATGCTGATGTTAATGCTCCTGTTGAAACAGTACCAGTTGTTTCCATAGATGTTGGTTTAAGGTCTCCAGTTGAAACAGCACCTGTTACGGTAATTGCTCCTGTAGAAAGAGATGTTGATGTTAATGCTCCAGTTGAAACAGCACCAGTTGCTGTAATTATTCCTGTAGAAAGAGATGTTGATGTTAATGCTCCAGTTGAAACAGCACCTGTTGTTTCCATAGATGTTGGTTTAAGGTCTCCTGTTGAAACAGCACCTGTTGATGTAATTGCTCCTGTAGAAAGAGATGTTGATGTTAATGCTCCAGTTGAAACAGGACCTGTTACGGTAATTGCTCCTGTAGAAAGAGATGTTGATGTTAATGCTCCAGTTGAAACAGGACCTGTTGCTGTAATTATTCCTGTAGAAAGAGATGTTGATGTTAATGCTCCAGTTGAAACAGCACCAGTTGCTGTAATTATTCCTGTAGAAAGAGATGTTGATGTTAATGCTCCAGTTGAAACAGCACCTGTTGTTTCCATAGATTTTGGTTTAAGGTCTCCAGTTGAAACAGCACCTGTTGATGTAATTGCTCCTGTAGAAAGAGATGTTGATGTTAATGCCCCTGTTGAAACAGCACCAGTTGTTTCTATAGATGTTGGTTTAAGGTCTCCAGTTGAAACAGCACCAGTTGCTGTAATTATTCCTGTAGAAAGAGATGTTGATGTTAATGTTCCAGTTGAAACAGCACCAGTTGTTTCCATAGATGTTGGTTTAAGGTCTCCAGTTGAAACAGCACCTGTTGCGGTAATTGCTCCTGTAGAAAGAGATGTTGATGTTAATGCTCCAGTTGAAACAGCACCAGTTGCTGTAATTGCTCCTGTAGAAAGAGATGTTGATGTTAATGCTCCAGTTGAAACAGCTCCTGTTGTTTCCATAGATGTTGGTTTAAGGTCTCCTGTAGAAACAGTACCAGTTGCTGTAATTGCTCCTGTAGAAAGAGATGCTGATGTTAATGCTCCTGTTGAAACAGCACCATTTGTTTCTATAGATGTTGGTTTAAGGTCTCCTGTAGAAACAGTACCAGTTGCTGTAATTGCTCCTGTAGAAAGAGACGTTGAAGTTAATGCTCCTGTTGAAACAGCACCTGTTGCTGTAATTGCTCCTGTAGAAAGAGACGTTGAAGTTAATGCTCCTGTTGAAACATCACCTGATACAGATAATACACCATTCATTATACTATCTCCATTTACATATAACTCATATGGATTAAAATATATAAATACAACACCAGAACCGCCATTACCTCCAGCTGCTAATCCACTACCTTCACCTCCTCCACCACCACCGCCTCCAGTATTATTTTGTCCATTACTTCCAATAGTATTAGTTGAGCCACCAGCACCACCTCCATAATTTCCTCCAGCATATCCACTTCCACTTGTCCCTCCAGCTCCACCACCTCCACCAAAATAGATTCCGGTTGCGCCTGTATCATAAAATGTTATAGCTTGAGCATCATTTCCACTATATCCGTTATCACCACCATTACCACTACCAGAAGAAGCTATTCCAGGCATACTTGTGCCATTTGAACCAATATCTGCGGCAATACTGGCAAATACACTAGCATACGCATTTGTCGCATTTGAAATCCCAACTTGAACTCCATAACTTCCTGCGTTAAATACATAATTTCCAGTAATAATTTCTCCACCAGAACCGCCAGCACCAGGATAATTTGTCCCACCTTGGCCTCCATTACCACCTGGACCAACTATAATATAATATATTTTTAATGGTGGACCTGTAAAAGTAAATTGTCCTGAATTTATAAAGTTATAATAAAAAAATCCTGTTCCACTTGCGCCAGTATATGGATTAGTAGTAGAATAATTTAATTGTCCAATACCATATAATGATGCTTCACATGTAAAACCTGATGTTCCTACGGTTAGTCTATTATTTGAAACTAGAAAATCTGTTAATACTGAACTAGATGTCATTGTACCAGTTGTAATACTATCACCATTAACATATAATTCATATGATTTAAAATATAATAATACAACTCCAGAGCCTCCACTAGACCCATTACCCCCACCAATAGCACCACCAGAACCACCTGCGCCTCTACCTGATGCTCCTTTACTACCATTAGCTCCTCCACCATAATTTCCTCCATTTAATGAACTAAATACTTTTCCACCTGCTCCTCCACCAGCAAAATATGTTAGGTCGGTACCAGAATCATTAAATACAGTTCCCGACGCATCTCCACCATTTTGTCCACCAGAACCTCCAGAACCACTACCTACAACAGCAATGCCACCTGCTCCATTGCTACTTGATGTGGCATTTGAACCATTTGCTCCAGCACTTGCGGTTATATTAAATACTGAAGAAGTTTGACCTCCAGCTCCTACTGATACATTATATGTCCCTGTAGTTATTTCAATAGCACCTGTAATAATTTGACCACCAGCACCTCCACCACCACTATATGATGCTGTACCAAGACCACCAGCACCTCCACCACCAACTATTACATAATAAAGAATTAATGGAGGACCTATATAGTTAAATGTGCCATTTCCTAAGTATTGATAATAGTTATATCCTGCTCCTGAAAAATATGTATAAGGGTTATATATTGTATAATTTACATTTCCTGTGTATGTAACATTCACAGATGATGATGAGCCAATAGTAACATAATTGCTAAATGTTTTTACTCCTGTAATTGTTTGTTCTGTATCAATTGAGACCACATTTCCTGATGTTTGTTGTGTTCCATCTGGAAATAATATAAATTGAGGTGTTAGTGTTAAATTTGGAGTTGATGGAAAATATAACAATAAGTATCCATTTCCGCCATTTCCACCAACATTATTTGTTGCGCCTCCTCCACCACCTCCATATTGACCAGATTGTCCGGAAGTACCACCAATATTATAATATAATGTTTTTTGTCCAAATGTTATTGGTATTCCTCCTGGAGAACCACCTAAGCCTCCAGTATAAGGTGATACTGATTGACCTAGGGTTCCACTTATTCCAGAAAATGCGCTACCATAATTAGTTGTTACTGAAGCTGAACCGCCAGAACCTGAATTACCCGAAGTACCTGATTGACCACTATTAGCAATAGCTTCTATACCAGTGCCAAATGTTAATGTAGAATTTGTTCCTGTTAATGATAAAGACAATGTTTCATTATTTGGTAATGATGTTCCAATAACATAACCACCGCTGCCGCCACCTCCGCCACCAGTTGTAGTTCCTGAACCACCAGCACCCCCGGGACCTACTAAAATGTAATTAAATGTAGTAATAGAAGTATTAATTGATATAGTATATGTGCCATTTGTTGAGATTTGAACATAATAATATGTTCCATCTGATGATAATTGTAAACTAGGAGTAGTTCTATAGCTTAATGGAGTTCCATTTACAGATACTATTGTTCCTGTAACAGGTGTTCCTATTACAACATCTCCTTGATTATAATATGTTATATTAGTATTTAAAAACCATGGTGAAACACCAATGTCGCCTTTTAAACCTTGTATTCCAGTATCACCTTGTAACCCAGTGTCGCCTTTTAATCCAGTGTCGCCTTTTAAACCTTGTATTCCAGTATCACCTTTTAAACCTTGTAACCCAGTGTCACCTGTTAAACCTTGTAATCCAGTGTCGCCTCTGAGTCCTTGTATACCAGTATCACCTTTTAATCCTTGTATTCCAGTGTCACCTCTGAGTCCTTGTATTCCAGTATCACCTTTTAAACCTTGTATTCCAGTATCACCTTTTAAACCTTGTAACCCAGTATCACCTCTGAGTCCTTGTATTCCAGTGTCGCCTTTTAATCCTTGTATACCAGTGTCGCCTTTTAATCCAGTGTCGCCTTTTAAACCTTGTATTCCAGTATCACCTTTTAAACCTTGTAACCCAGTGTCACCTGTTAAACCTTGTAATCCAGTGTCGCCTCTGAGTCCTTGTATACCAGTATCACCTTTTAATCCTTGTATTCCAGTGTCACCTCTTAAACCTTGTAACCCAGTGTCACCTCTTAAACCTTGTATTCCAGTATCACCTTTTAAACCTTGTAACCCAGTATCACCTCTGAGTCCTTGTATTCCAGTGTCGCCTTTTAATCCTTGTATACCAGTGTCGCCTTTTAATCCTTGTATTCCAGTGTCACCTCTAAGACCTTGTATTCCAGTGTCACCTCTAAGACCTTGTATTCCAGTGTCACCTCTAAGACCTTGTATTCCAGTGTCACCTCTAAGACCTTGTAACCCAGTATCACCTCTTAAACCTTGTAATCCAGTATCACCTCTTAAACCTTGTAACCCAGTGTCACCTCTTAAACCTTGTAGACCAGTATCACCTCTCAAACCTTGTAACCCAGTATCACCTCTCAAACCTTGTAAACCAGTATCACCTTTTAATCCTTGTAACCCAGTATCACCTCTCAAACCTTGTAATCCAGTATCACCTCTAAGACCTTGTAACCCAGTGTCACCTTTTAAACCTTGTATACCAGTGTCACCTCTCAATCCAGTAGGTCCTTGAGCACCAGAAGGACCAGCCGGACCTACAGCAGTAACTGGTGCTGTAAATGTAATATTACTAATACCATTTGGATTTTCATAATAAATATTAATTGGAGTTGTTTCATAATTTGTTATTGATAATTCTAAAATATCTCCTACATTAATCAAGTTATTTGACCCTGGATTAAATGTACCATTAATAATATTTTTATTAAGACTGCCATTTGAATTTTTTGTTGTAATTGTAGCTGTATCACTACTAAATGGAATAGCTATATTATTAATTTTAATATTGCTAATTAATATTGATGATGAAGTTGTACTTGTTCCAGTATCCGCATAAATTATTGCTTGATATGTTCCTTGTAATATAGTTAGTTCATTTGTAAAAACAAAAGAATATATTACTGTTGAGCTTCCATTTAATGTAGATACAGTAGATTTACTAGTATCTGGAGATGTATTAATTAGTGTTGTTGGTGTAAAATATAATAATATTCCTAGTGTTCCTGATAATCCTTGAGGACCTTGTGATCCAGTGTCACCTCTTAACCCAGTATCACCTCTGAGACCTTGTAATCCAGTATCACCTCTGAGACCTTGTAATCCAGTGTCACCTCTAAGACCTTGTAATCCAGTGTCACCTCTAATACCTTGTATACCAGTGTCACCTCTAATACCTTGTATACCAGTGTCACCTCTAAGACCTTGTAATCCAGTGTCACCTCTAAGACCTTGTAATCCAGTGTCACCTCTAATACCTTGTATACCAGTGTCACCTCTAATACCTTGTAATCCAGTGTCACCTCTAATACCTTGTATACCAGTGTCACCTCTAATACCTTGTATACCAGTATCGCCTTTTAATCCTTGTAATCCAGTATCGCCTTTTAGACCTTGTAATCCAGTGTCACCTTTTAATCCTTGTAACCCAGTATCACCTCTAAGACCAGTATCACCTCTAAGACCAGTATCACCTCTTAGACCTTGTATACCAGTAGGACCAGTAGAACCAGTAGTATTAGAACTAATAGATTCTGTTAAACCAATTGTAACTTGTTGAGGTGAAGCATTAGTATCCATTGTTATTGAAACACCAGGTCCGCTAACAAAATTAACAGTATCAACTCCATTTGCCGTTAAATTACCATCAGAACCTCCATTTGCCTTCCAATATTTAAATGTGCTATTTAATGTAACAAATGCCGTATCAGGATTATCATTTGTAACTGTAAAATCAGCACCACTGTCAAATATAATAGTATTAATCCCTGAATAAGCAGTAGCGCCAGCTGTAGAACCGGTGGGACCATGTCCTACAGTTAAACTAGATGAACCAGAATTTGGCTTGCTTGATATAACATTTCTAGGAAATAATGGTGTAGACATATAATAATTGAATATAAATAAAATAATAATTTAATGTATTTAATTTATTATTTTTAATTATTTCATTATAAAAATAATATAGTAAAATAAAAATCTAAAATAATTCATCTATATCTATATATATTATAATGCTAACTAACAATGGCTCCAATTTTGATTTAAACATAGCAAATTATAAAATAGCAGAACTAGAACAGATATTAGAGCTGCCATCAAACTATGATGAATCAATTATTGAAATGAAAGAAACTAAATTAAGGCAAAATATATTAAATGATAAAACAGTGTCACCTAATATTAAAACAAATACACTTAATTTTATTACAGAAGTGAAAAAAAAACTAACTATTAATGTGCAGGCTCAAAGAAATACTTCACAAGCAAATAACATTAGTAATCTCGCAAAAACATATCAAAATGTATATAATTTAGATAAAAGTCTACAACCATCTGATACAATATCTAGTGGCTCAACTTTTATTATAAATCCCAAACCAACTGCTTATGGTCAATCACAACCAAGTGAATTCTACCAAGGTTCTATCAATCCATTAAATAAGCGTATATTAAGACAAAATATAAATATTGACACACGTTTTAGAGAAAATTATTATGCTACACAATCATCTAATTTTCATTTAGACTTACCATTGCGTCTTACACAAGTTGTATCTTTACAACTATCGGCATTGGAACTACCTACAACATTTTATGCAATTTCTTCTGTATTTGGTAATAATTTCTTTGTATTAGACATAGAAAATGCCGGAGTAGACCCTTTAATTGTTATTATTCCTGATGGTAACTATGACTACTTGTCATTTCCTGGATATGTAAATAATTTTCTCCAAAATCAGACAGTAAATGTATTATATAAGGATATTCAATTTATTGCTGACGCAAATACACCTGCTGGTTCAGGTTCGGGAGGTAGCGGACGCATGGTTGTTGGTGTAAAATCCGGTTCTACAATTACAAGTTATTCCATCAATTTTCAAACAGACAGGTATGGCAATGAGGATAAACAAACACCATTACCACTTAAATGTGGATGGTTAATGGGCTTTCGTGAAGGCTATTATGAAAATAATGTGTCTTATATATCAGAAGGTATTATTGATTTTGTCGGAACAAAATACATTTATTTAGTCATTGATGACTTTAATAATAGTGTTAATGATGGATTCTATGGAGCATTTACATCATCACTTTTAAATAAAAATATTCTGGCTCGTATTTCATTACAAGGCAGTGTGTTCAGTGTATTTACTCAAAATAATTTTAATTTAATAACAACACCAAGACAATATTTTGGTCCAGTTGATATACAAAAGCTACAAATACAATTACTAGATGAATATGGACGAATTCTTAATTTAAATAATATGGATTACAGTTTTTGTTTGTCATTCCAGACTATTTATGATTTATAAATAGCTTAGTATTTTTATTTTTTATGTCTACCGTATTTACAATATTGTTTTTGAGAAAATCCTTTAGGTCTTCTACAATTAATACTATTCTTATATTTTTGCGACCATTTTCGTCTTTTTTTTTGACCTTTTTTTAAAGTCTTTTTATTAGTAATATTAGTAATAATTAAAGAAAGCATTATATAATATTATGTAATATAATTAATTTATATATTTTGTTTATTTTTGTTAGTATATATAAGACACATACTAACAAAATGCCAAATAAAACAATAGAAAATATGACAACTGAAGAAATAGAAGACTTTATTAATAAACATTTGCCAGTCAAAATGTTAGAAAAAGCAAAATACGGCGAAGTTTTTACTCCTTCCGCTTTAATTAAAAAAATGCTGGATAAATTTGAAACATCAGTTTGGACAAATCCGGATTTAAAATGGCTTGACCCATGCTGTGGAACAGGTAATTTTTTAATTCATATTTACCAGCGGTTAATGATAGGTCTACAAAAATGGCAGCCAAATGAAGCCAAAAGAAGTGCGCATATTATTGAAAATATGTTATATATGATTGAACTAAATCCAAAGAATTATAACATTTGTAGAAAATTATTTGGTCCTAATGCTAATATAGTTTGTTCAGATTTTTTGTTAGATGAACAGTTTTTTTTAAATAAAAAAAATATTACAGAATTTGATTGTATTATTGGAAACCCGCCATTTCAAGATGATAATACAAGTGGCGGAAGTGGCGGCAAAAGTAAGTTATACGAACGCATATTTTTAAAATCAATGACTCTATTAAAAGAACAAGGTTATTTATCATTTTTGGTGCCTGATAATATGCTAAGTGGAAATGGAAATGTCGGATATAATACACTAATTCAATATAATGTTAAATTTGTTAGTTTTAATAAAGAAATACAGACGTTTTTTCCAAAAATACAGCAATACATTTGCTACTTCTTATTACAAAAGAAGAAACCTGGTTCAACTACTATTGAGAATACAGATGGTGAAAAATTTAATACACAGTTACTTGACCGACCAGTTAATCCTGTGCGTAATTGGACTGCTTATGTTGAAAAACTTTTAAAGAAATATATTGTCAATGAAAAAAATAATGCGGTTTATAATCGTGGTAAACAATTGTCTTTGTATAATGGAACCAAATATTCTGTTATTTATACCAGTTCAAAAAAACTACGAACTAACAAATTAGAGTATGCGCCAGGATTAAATATTAAAAAGGCTGTTATTTTTGCTATATCGCCCAAATTAGAATTTGAAATGGATTATACTGGTAAATATGGTGTTGGTCCAAATACATTTTATATTCCATTTAATACTGTTTTTCAAGGTAGAAAACTAAATGCGTTTCTTAAGAGTGAACATTATAGTGTAATGGCACTTGCGTGTAAAACAAGCAGACAATTTCTTAAAATTGGTTTTATAGAACATCTAAATTTACATAAAATAATGGATACAAATGATACAAATAAAGGTACTACTAAGAGAAATAAAACAAATAAAACAAATAAAACAAGAAAGGTAAATAGAAAGAACTAATAAATTTAATAATAAAAATCAATTAAAATATTAATATATTAGTATAATAAGAATAATAATGGCACACGCATTTAAAATCATACCAGCAAAACCTACATTTGGCACATTACGTTCTAATACATTTCAAAGTGACTATATTACAAATAAAAAATCACGTCTTGCTTATTGTAACACATCTAATAAATGTAATAATAATTCTGCCTCTTATAATCAGATGAATTTATTAAATAATGGCAGACGACTTAGCTACAAATATTTAGCTAATAATAACTTAACACCATTTAATAAATCTAATTTGATTGCTGGATTATATTCAAAGATGGACTTAGAAAAAGTATGTACATTAATTAATGGATTTCCTTGTAATAATATTAATACATCATGCTCTGCTTGTAGCTCAGCTGTTAGCATTAATACAGCATCTATAGTGCCACTAAATTGGACTAATACAATTGATCCTGTTGGTGCTTTATTTGGTAACACACCATGTGGAATATTGAATTTTACAGACTATATGAAGTATACTTGTTAGTTATAATGCGATTTTACATTATATTTTTATTAAATAATATAATATAAATGAACGTAGGTGGTATTGATTTAGATATAAATAATTATACAATTAAAGAATTAATTAATTTTTTTAAATTAGAGAATAATTATTCTCCTGATGACCTAGATAATAAAGAAGGCGAATTGATTAGTAATATATTGAAGATCTATAATAATGATAATAATAATAATAATAATGAATATCGTAATGAAATAATTAGCTTTATTAAGACTGGAAAACAAGTATTAGCAAGTAAATTAATGATAAGTAAGAATAAAGAAGCAGAAAGAGAAAGAAGATATAATAGAGACCAGACACCTTCTAGTTACAAAACTCAGACTTCTACACCAGCAACAGTTGAAGAATCTGAAGATGCTAATATTACAAACAAATCAAATATTCCTAGTAATTTACCTAATAAATATAATAATGTTGGTAAAATTATTAATCCAGCATCTAATCATCCGGCATTACAAAGACAATCTATTCCATCTAACTCTATTAATGGATATAATGTAGAAACAAATGTGTCTAACTATATTTATAATACGCGATTCAGGGATAATTATTTTGGTTCTTCATCAAGTAATTGTTCATTTACATTACCTAACAAAATTAAAAATGTGATTGCTATTAGTCTTGCTGGAATACAAATACCTAATGTTTCTAATACATTTTCATCGGTAAATGAAACTAATCAGATATATATTTATGAAGAGACTACAGATTTAAATGCGATTGTTTCAATTCCATCTGGAAACTATACAATAACAACATTTGCTCCTGTATTAGAGAAAGCTATTAATCTACAAGTTATTGGTTCATATCCAAATCGTTTCACTGTAACAATTAATGATAATTTAAATACATTAAATATTATAAATAGCACAAATACATTTAGAATAAATATTTTAAAAAAAACAAGCTCTATTGATGCTCTATATGATTGCGCAGAATTTGATTATACACACGCATTAAATACAAATTATGATGCTTCAGATGTAAAAAAGAAGATAAAACCATCCGACTATTTTACAACAATGGGTTACCTAATGGGATTCAGACAAATTGAGTATATTGGTTCTAAATCATATACATGCGAGGCACCATTTGATGATTCATTACAGGACTATTATTATTTTGAATTGAATGACTATAATGATTACCAATATGATACAACTTATGGTATTTTACCTACGTATGTTCTAAGTAAAAATATTATAGCAGTGCTGCCAATTACAACACCTAAATATATTTCTACATTTGATAATAATTCAAATGAAATTTATAAGACACGAAATTATAATTCACCAGTAGATATTTCAAAAATAAGTATTAAAATTCTTAGCCCTGAAGGATTGTTAGTTGACCTACATTCAATTGATTACTCATTTATTTTACAAGTAACAACAATATATGATAATATGATACCTTATAAGAATAAAGAAGTATCTATAATATAAAAACTAATATAAGAAAAATAAGATAGCAAATGGTATTAGTATTTTTATATAAGAGTTAAAATTTAAATGTAATGATAATGATTCTATTTGAGAATCATCTGTATATGAATCATTTATATTATTTATATCTTCTATAATAACATCTTTTATAATATAGTTTTTTATATTTTCATTTTGGGTTTGGTTTGAATTAGGTAACGCTTCAGTATTTACAAAAAAATCCCAATCTGGATTATCATCATTATCATAAAAATCTTCTGGATCATAGTTTTTTAGTGACGGCACAATATATATTTCTCTATATTCAGAAAATGATATTATTTTATTCATTTGTTAGTTGGTTAATATTTTATTATATAAAATATTATGCTTTTGTGTTTAATATGTCTTTATTTATATTTTAATGGTATAAATTTAATGGTATAAATTTAATGGTATAAAAGACGTTTGGCTTTATTTGCGATAGTTCTATATTTACGTGTGCCTTTAATTGTGGCAAATTCATTGGCACGAATATACGCAGCATAAACACCTTTTCTATTTATTTTACAGGTATTTTTAGAGCAAATAGGAAATGACTTATTAGGTCCTAGGAAGCATTTTTTACCGCATTTATGGAGCATAACAGTTCTGTCATGCGCACCAGGATTAATCTTTGACCAGCCCTTCAAATATTTACCTCGGCCCTTAATATGTGTCTTTAGTGTTCTTGGCATTTAATTTATATATTATAATAATATTTTTTTACTATAATATAAGATGTTTAAAAGTAATGATATAAAAAGTAATGATATAAAAGGTAATGATATAAAAAGTAATAATATAAAAAGTAGCAATAAAAAAAATAATCTTACACTCGTAACAAATGAAACAAATATTGTATCTGAAATACTTAAAGAAAAAGACATTATTAAAAATATGGAAGAAGGTTTTTCTTTAAATACTAATATAAATACTAATAGTAATAAAAATACTATTATATTTGATTATGATGACTCCAATTCAGATGATAATAATTATCAGTCAGAAGATGAAAATTTAATAACATTATCAGCTAGTTTAGTTTACAATAATAATAATGATAATAATAGCAATAATAGCAATAATAGCAATAATAGCAATAATAGCAATAATAGTAATAATAGCAATAATAATAAAAAAAACATTATCTCATTTAAAAAACTTGATTATAAAGATGTAGAACATCGTATTGATAGAGCATATTTTGATATAAATCATAAATACAGTAGCGCCCTTGATATTTTAGCTAGTTATTTAAAGGGTCATAAAATTATTTATATGGAATCCAAGTTCTCCTGCGAAACACATTTAAATATGTTTATGATGCCTGCTATTTTGCTATCAAGTGCCGCAACAGTTTTAACTTCATTTATTACTACTTATGATTGGGGTCCCATTTTTATTGCTTCATTAAATGCTGTAATTGCTTGTTTATTAGCAATTGTTAACTACTTAAAACTAGATGCCGCATCTGAAGCACATAAAATATCATCACATCAGTATGATAAATTACAAAGCACTGCCGAATTTACATCAGGTTCTGTTTTATTATTTCGTTATAATGATTTACAGCGGCTTGAATATGAATATGAGTGTATTAATAATAAATCTGATAATGAACAAACTAACAAAACGGCACTTAAAAAACAAATAGATGAGAGACGTTTTGCAATAGAGAATGAAATGAAACAAAAACTAGATGATGTTGAGAAGAAGATTGCCGAAATAAAGGAGACGAATCAGTTTATTATTCCACGCAAAGTTAGACTACGCTATCCTGTTATTTATAATACCAATATATTTTCAGTTATTAAGCGGATTGATGACCAACGTAAACGGTCAATAACCGACCTAACAAATGTGAAAAATGAAATCCGATATTTTATTAATTTAAAAAATGTATATGAAGTAGACAGTAATTGTGGTGAAAATAATGAGAAAATTAAAGCAATTGCTAGAATAGTAATTAAGCTCTTTGAAAAGAAGAGAGAATTATTACAAGATATTATTTTATTAAAGTCGGCATTTTCAATTATTGACCAAATGTTTCATAAAGAAATTAGAGATGCCGAGGAGAAACGTTCTAACATCTTTTATGGTTTTTATAATAATAATGGTTATAACAATGGTAGTAATAATAATAACAATAATAATCCTGAAAAACTAAATGAATTTATAACTAATTTAATGGACCCATTTGCTAATTATAATTACAAGTCAAAAGTTAATAATAGTCATAGTAATACCGCATTATATTATGATGACTACAGAATATTATATGATATTGATAATGTAAATAGTGATTGTGAAGAATGTGGATATAAATAACATTTTATTATACCAACATATTATATAACATATAATAAAATGAATAAGACAAAAAAAAACAGAATGATAGATAAAAATAAAGAAAAAATGACATTTCGTGTAAATCAAAATAGTAGAAATAGTAGGAAAAATATCAAATACAAAACAATAAAATATAAACAGCCTATAGGATTGTTAGATGATGAAATTGTCGTCAATACAAATGTAAATTTGAAGCCATTTGAAAAAGAACATGAAGCACATTTTTCTGATAAACAATTAATTATGACGAATGACCAAGTTAAGGGCGCTTTTATAAAACAACTATTGGCACCATTTTCACCATCTTCTATTAAACCTACATCTAATTTTTATAATTACATTAATTATTTGTGGTTAAAAAATACAAAACTAGAAGATGAAAAGCAAAAATACATAACACAAATTGATAGTTTTAGATTAGTTCAGGATAAGGTTTATAATCAGTTACATGATATTGTTATAGACTATATTAAAAATAATGATAATAGACTTTCCAGAAATTTAAGCAACTATTATAATACTGTTGTTAGTTATAACTCTGCTGAGTCGGCCAGAAAATATGCCAAAGAATATACATTATACGTAGATGATTTGAGAAAAGATAAAAAAAACTTGTGGAAATTGCTTGCTAATGTAAATCATCATGAAATTATAGGCACATTTGCGCCATTTTACTGGTCCATTAAACCTGACGAAAAGAACTCAAATATTTTTGAATGTTATTTAGAGCCACACGCATTTAATATTGTTGATTTTAGTGTTTACATTGATGATGGAACCAATGTTGAATATAAGGAAAGATATCGTAATGCATTAAAAAAAACCTATAGAAATGTATTTAAATTTATTCTCGGACCTAATAATAATATTGATATTAATAGCATTTATGATATTGAAGTCAAGATGTTTAATGCTTTATTTTGTGACAATAAGAGCACTGATGCCAGTCAATTTAATAGCTATAATAGAATACATAAAGATGAAGCATTATCTAAATATGGTTTTAATTGGTCTGAATTTTGTAAGGAATTTGGCTTCACAAATGGCAATATTCCAGAGTTTTTTATTTGTAAAAATTTAAACTATTTGAAATGTTGTACAGAGTTATTATTAAATGAATGGGATTCAGAAGTGTGGAGACCATATTGGCTTCTTATAATTTACAGAAAAATTGTTAGAATAACAAAAGCGTCTAGACAAATTTTTTTTAATTTCTTTGGTAAATTTCAAAGAGGTGAATCAGGTGCTATTTATAAAAATGTTCAAGCATCTTCTATTATATTTTTATCTTACCCTTTTAATGCGTTTTTAACAAGAGAGTATATGAAGAAATATTATGATGTCAAGAAGATTGATTTTATTCGTGTCTTAGCTGAAGATTTGCGTCTAGTTTTTATAAGAATTATTAAGAGAAATACTTGGCTGTCTGAGAAAACTAAGAACTACGCAATAAGAAAATTAAAAAGTATAAAATTTATATTAGCACAGCCACCTGAAATATTACAGGACCCTGACTTAGACTATTGCTCAAATGACTTGTATAAGAATATGAATACAGTAAGTGAATGGAGACATAAATTATTTATTCAGCTTGTTGGTAAAAAAGTTATTGATTATCCTGTTCTTGATTGGAAACAATATCCTGCTAAATTGACTGGAAATCAGTCATATGTTGTTAATGCGTATTATACACCATTTTTGAATTCTATTTATATTCCACTTGGATATATTCAAGAGCCATTTATAGACCTAAATGAGCGTGGTATTGAATATAATTTGGCAAATATTGGCTTCACAATAGCACACGAATTATCGCATTCATTGGATGAATTAGGCAGCAAATATAATATTAAAGGTAATTTGGATAATTGGTGGACAGAACAAGATACTAAAAAATATAAGAGCATTCAAGAAGATATTATTAAACAATATGAAGAATTTGCGTTACGCGATGGTATTAAATTTAATGCGTCGCTAAGTATTGGTGAAGATATTGCCGATATTTCAGGTTTGGCTATTTGTGAAGAATATTTGAGAGATTATCAAGCAAGTAATAATATGCTAACGCCTAATAGAGCCTATTCGTTTCATCAGTTTTATACATATTATTGTATTCAGATGCGGCAAATTATACCTAAGAAAGCACTTATGGCGCAGTTAAATACAAATCCACATCCACTTGACGTGTATCGTTGTAATGTGCCACTAACTCGTTCGCAGGTGTTTAGAGCACTATACAATGTAAAAAAGGGTGACGGAATGTGGTGGCATAATACAGATACAGTTTGGTAAACTTGTAAAAAACTTGTAAAAAACTTATAAAAAACTTATAAAAAACTTATATCGTAAACTTATAAAATATTGTATAAATAATTTTATAGAATATTTATTTTCCGACTTACCGGAATCGAACCAGTGACAATTTGATTACTTTTTCCCAATAAAATGAGCAACATCTACAGTCAAACGCTCTACCAACTGAGCTAAAGTCGGAATTTCTTCTCTTGTGTCTTGATATATGCGGTTAGGTTGTTGATTTATTTATGATAATCATTTTATAAATTTTTTAGATTGCTGTATCCTAACATATTAGTATTTGAGTTGTCTTTAAGTTGTTTTAAATATAATATATTTATTGTCGCGGTTTTGTTGCTAAATACCACGCAGGGGGAACCAATGTTGTATTTGATGTATTACAAGCATTGCCTACACTTACAACACTAGTGCCGCCAGTTAAAATACCTGTGCCAGTTTGAACCGCATATGGAAATGGTTTTTGTGCCGAACTTGGATTGGCACATTTACGCTGAATACGTAGTGTGTGTTGACTAGAATCTTGCGGCTGTTTAATATTCTTTGTATAAGCTGAATTAGATTGCATTAAGTTCATTGTATATCCACGAGCAGGAGTACTTTGACACAATGTTGAACCACATGATACTGTATGTCCTATATATTTATCTTGATTATTAATATCAACGACACAATCGGCCGCCGCACTTAACTGCTGTAAATATAGACCTTGACTTGCGCTATCTGTCTGATTACCTGTATAATTTGGCTGAACCCAGTTATTAGGATATTGACCTGACTGAACCCATCTAAAACGCTTCTTCAACATTCCATTTGTAGACAAAACAGATGGCTTTATAAATTCCCATTGGTTTCCTGCTACAGTTACAATTCCGTCTCCAGCATTTAGTAGCGGTTCTGCTTTAAAATATTGACCATAATGGCCACCATGTCCAATAGGATGAATGCCTCTAAAACGTGTTCCTTGCTGACTAAACTTCATGTCTTTACCAACTGGAATTGACCTATGGGAACCTTGTAATGAGAATCCAGAAGGACCATAATGTGTAATTGCTTCTGTATACATAACAGATGTTAATGATGTAGGTTGCCCATAGGGACCTTGTGTAACCCAGTAGCCACCTGGAGGCTTACCTGATCTTTTTGTTGCTGATGACATATAATTTGTTGTTTTTTTCTTTAAAGTGGCAATTGACATATATGATAAACAAAGATAATTATCTGATTATAATGACAAAAAGATAATTATCTGATTATATTAGTAATAATATATTTTGATTTAAACATCGTTTTAAAAACCAGTATGTTTTTGTATAAAAAATAGGTTTCAAAATGCTATCAATATTATCTATGTTTTTATCTGTTTCTTCATTTATTATAACATTTAATAGAACATATATAACTAGTGTGGCTAAACTATAATATCCTTCTTGAAATGGAACTTTTGTTGGTAAAAATGTGATTTGTTTTATTAATGGACTAACAAATTCTGATTTTTCAAAAGGTGACACAAAAGTGATTATATTACCTTCTTGTATTGGTAATAATGTATTTGGATTTATATTAATAAATATATTGTTATCTATTACTAAAATATCTTCTATATTGTGTCCATAATATGCGTATTTATGTGCTTCTAGACATTTAATTTGCTGTGTCAATGAATCTATCATTTTAATACAAAGTGCTTCTGATAATAATCCTAGTTGTGAATCTAAGAATGTTTCTAATGTTTCCACTTTATTGGCTGTAAAACAAATTGTGTTTTCATCGGGATTATAAAATATATTTGTTAGTTGCTTTGTTTTTAATAATGATAAATATACTGGTTTATTATTGCCTTTTATTTGTAAGTCATAAATATAGTTTCCTGTTTTAAATAGTTTATATAATTTGGTCTCTTGTATTATAGTTTTAGTTTTAGATTTAGATTTTGTTCTTGATGTTTTTTCAGTTTCCATTTTATTATTTGTATTATGCTGTTTATAAAAAAAATAATAATATGACTTATTGTTTATTATTATTATACTTTGTTGCTATCCTTATTGCTATCCTTGTTGCTATCCTTGTTGCTATCCTTGTTGCTATATTTATTCATTGAAACCTTCCAGAACCAAGGATTATTATGAACTATTTTTATATCTTTGCCTGAAAATAATCGCTGTTTAACACTTGTTGCTGTTTCATTTGTATACCAGTTATGAAAATGAATAAACGCTCGTTTGTAATAGCTTCCTCGTTCTGTTTTGCGCTCAATAATATCAATACGATTTATATTTCCTAGTTTTAGTTTTTCAAAAACATCTCTTATGTATTTATAACTTACATTTTCCAAAATACGAGGAATACATAGACTTGGGTTCTCATTTTGAATAATATTTGTTTCCATTAGTTTGAGTTTTATTAAATATATTGTTTTATATTTAATATTTTATTTCTTCAATTTTTTTGTTAGTTGTTAGTTGTTAGTTTTTAAATTTAAAAAAAATTGAATAATATTATATGTTTTATTTTTAAAATAAAGATAATTAACAATACTTTTAAACAATTTTAATAAAAATGGACTCATCATCGCCATCATCTGTTGTTCAAATTAATGATAATAATATTAATAATAATATTAATAATAATTCTACTATGTGCTCATTTTGCGGGCATATAGGACATGATATTCGTTTTTGTGAAAGCCCAGAAATAATTACTATTGAACAATCCTTTGCTCAGCTTTATATTGATAATCTTTGTGAAAGCACTTATTTACAACTAAATGAGACCCAAACCGAAGAGTTATTTGTATACAAAATGACATCACGTTATTTGCTTAGATATATACGCGTTGTAGCGGTTACAACTGGACTTGCTAGAGCATCTGGATTTACTAAAGCCGATTACGCTACTCTTATTTATGGACTTTACAGGCAAGTGTTTTTCAATATTGCGTTTGATAATAATGGTTCTGAATCTAATACAAACACAACTAATTATATAAGAAATTTAATAGAAGAGTTTAATTTAGCCGCGGCTACAGTCAATACAAATACAAATACAAATACAAATATCATTAATGATTTAAAAAGTTTTAGATTTGATATATCTCTTATTTTGAATACAAGTTCGGATACAAGCTCTGCTACAAACTGTGAATGCGGTATTTGCTTAGAGCAAAATATTGAAAAGAAAAATATGGTTAACTTGAATTGTAACCATTCATTTTGCGGTAACTGTGTTGTAAGAGTTTTAGAAATGACTTCACCAAGTAAAATACCTTGTTGCGCATTTTGTCGCACTAACATTGTTAATATTGAAACAAATAACAGTGATAATTATGCGCAACTTGCTGACTTTTGTAAGACAATATAATAAATGATTTAAAGACTTAATACTATTATGAAGTATACAATTTATAATATGTCTATTTTTTCTGCTTTGAATATGCCTAATAATAATATTTATATGTTTAACAATTTTATGAATAACCTATTACATAATACTTGTCATGATAAGTTTATGTATTTAAAAATGTTTATTGATAATTCTGATATTAATTCTAATACTGATAATTTGAAGACACTTTATATTAATGCCGCAAATAGTCATAATCAAAAGATAATGGATGACCCGCATTTTTTTGATGCTGGATTTGACCTTTTCTTGCCATCTAGTACCAGTTTTACACCAAATCAGGTAAATAAGGTAGATTTTAAAGTCAAGTGCTGTGCCAAAATATATCATTTAAACTTGGCTTCTGAGCCTAGTTCTAGAAAATATTTTACTGGATTTTATACGCACCCAAGGTCTAGCTTATCAAAGACGCCTTTACGACTAGCTAATTCTACAGGAATTATTGATGCTGGCTACAGAGGCAATTTAATTGGAATGTTTGACTGTAATACGATGAATACAAATAATGATTTATATAGGTCTGAAATACATTCTAGATTGCTTCAGATTTGTGCGCCCAGTTTGATGCCTATTTATGTTGAGATTGTAGATAGTCTTGAAGACTTGGGACCTAGCACTAGCCGTGGTGCTGGAGGAATTGGTTCTACTGGTATTTAATTTTTTTATTTTATTATAATATGACTGATTTAAATTTATTTTCTCAGAAAAATTCTAATTTAGTTCTAGGGTTTGTTACAGTATTAGTTACTATATGGATTATCTTCTTTGCTGTACCTTCATTATTCGCAAACTTACTTAATAATATTTTAGGCAATCTTATTTTAGTTGGTATTGTTATTCTTACTGGTATGTATAATCCAGTTATCGCAATTTGCCTTGCTATTATATTTTTTATATTGGTGCGTATTTTCCATTTATATTCTTAGATTTTTTTTTAATTTATAGTTTTTAATTTACAGTTTTTATTTATAGTTATAATGTAGTATGAATTTTAACTATAATATTGTATTTGTATTGTTTGTAATATTTTTTGTATGTTTAATTAAAATAGGTTTATTTAATTTTAGAAGATGGGTTGTAAATAAAAATATAAATAAAAATATTGAAGGATTTTCTTTATCTGGTAACACATTTGTCCCATGGCCTAAAGATTTAGTTCACCGATTCAAAGTTTACCAAGCAACTGTAGGTGAAAATAATTACCAATATAATATGTATATTTTACAACAGCAAGCAACTGCTGCCGATGCTGAGCATTTATTAAGCACTGGATATTGGCCTTGGTCTGATGATACAAAACAAAAATATATGGACGCAGTTGCTGTAAGTCCTCTTATTAGTATAGATCCTGGTGAAGCAGCAAATAATGCTATGAAAATATACAATGAAAATGCGATTAAAGAGCAATTGGCATTTAATACAAAAGAAGGTAAGTTTCTTATTTATGGGACTGTTTTAAATAATGATAATGATAATGATAATGATAATGATAATGATAATAATGATAATCAAAAATATGGGGTCTTTAATGGTAATAAGTTAAATCCAACAACAATAAAGTGCTCAGATAATCTACATTCATCTGTTCTACAGAAAAAGGTATTTAATGGATATAATCTGTGGAATGGCTACAAAAATACTACAACTACAACAATACAGAATCAGAATATTCCTTCAGAAGTGGCTGGGTTTAGTTTTGTAAATGGGCCGTGTAATCCTTGTGACTATACTTGTCCATTTAGAATTGATATTGGCGACAAAAGTGGAAATAGAATTAGTCCTGTTTGGGCTGATTTATGGGGATTAGCTTAAATAATTATTTAATATTTGATATTTGTTCTTTAATTGATTTTTAATTGATTAAAAAAATAAGTATTTAAAACAATAGATACAATAGAATATATAATGGAATCAAATTCTACTACACAAATTCCTTCCGCTAATGGCGAGAAAAAACAGACCCGCTTGGTTGATATTCCGGTTACTAATCAGAATGAGGCCTTACAGCTTATTGTTACTTTTTTGAACTTGGCGCAAAAGAGAGGCGCATTTACTTTGGATGAGTCTGCTAAGTTGTGGGAGTGTGTTAAGCATTTTCAGTAAGTAAATTTTTATAATTTATATTAAAAAATAATTTATATTAAATATATAAATTATTATATTTTAGGTCTCACCGGGATTCGAACCCAGGTTAACAGATTCAAAGTCTGTGGTGCTAACCACTACACTATGAGACCAGAAAAACATTATGTATTGATATTTTTTTATTTATATAATTGATATTATTAACTTCTGAAGTTAATCTAAAATTAATTACCAATTATTTATATATTTATAAAGCCCTACAAGTTAATGTTAGACTAATAATGTCTATAATATCTATAATAATGAAAACATTGCTGTTTTTTTGGTTATATTTTATAATTTTTTAAATAATTGCTGTTATGGATACTTTTATAATTTTATAATTTTATAATTTTATAATTTTATAATTTTATAATTTTATAATTTTATAATTTTATAATTTTATAATTTTATAATTTTATAATTTTATTTTACCCCCTTATTATTTGCGGCATCCACATATTTATATATATATATTTTCTTTAAGTTATTTCTTATTAAATATATTAATTATTTACAAAAATTATCTAATATTATTTTATAATATTCTTATTTTTTAATTCTGCTTCTATTTTATTTGTTTCCTTGTAGATAACTTTTATGTATAAAATATACATTAAACCTAATATATATAAACTTGCTGGAACATAGAGTCCCTGAATATGATTTATTTTTCCATAAGTAAACATTAGAACTTGTGCTACTAATAATAAAAATAACCATAGAAATGTCAAATGGCTTGTACTTTTTGTTACATGTGTATTGTATACTAAAAAAGAAAATGCTGTTATGGCAAGTATGCCAGATATTAATGTTAATTCTTCATGTTGTTTTATCATTTTATTAGGTATTATACTATTATAACTGAGTATTTTATTTTTTTTATTTCTTATTTCTTATTTCTTATTTCTTATTTTATCTTGTTTTGTTTTATTTTTTATTATTTCATTTTGTGTTTGACATAACTATATTTATAAAAACAATTTAAAGAGATTTTAATACTATTAATTGGACCCGGTTAGCTCAGTTGGTAGAGCGCAGGACTTTTAAGCTGTTGTAGCTATTGAAATCCTGTGGTCCGGGGTTCGAGCCCCCGATCGGGTGTCTTGCTTGTGTAGCTCAGTTGGTTAGAGCATCGGTCTTATGAGCCGAAGGTCTCAGGTTCGAACCCTGGCATAAGCATTATATTTTTAATTATTTATTTTTTATAATTAAAAATAATTAAAAACTTTTATTATTATATTTATATTATTAGAAAATGGCTTCTATATCTGATTTCCTTATTTATCCATCATTTTATAGTCTAGTAATTACTGGACTTCTTATACTTATTATATTTATATTATTTTTTAAAAACTTTCGTAGTATTTTAAATATGGAAAGTAGTAAATTGATTTCATTATTGGCTATTATTGCGATTGCTATTGGTAATCATGGAATTTTACATGGATTATTTGAAACACGAGGCAAACTTAATTTAGATATGAATACATTTTTTTATTTTTTTGTATTGCTAGTTTATTATATATTATATATTATAATATTTTTTATAATATATATAATATAGATGTTTGGACAAGAAAAAAATGAAGTAGGACAAGGGCTTATGAAATTTAAACAATTTATTATTGATAATAATATTGTTGGTACATCTGCTGGTGTTTGTGTTGCTTTAGCAGCTAAAGATGGAATTGAAGCGCTTGTTGGAGATATTATTATTCCTATTCTTATAATGTTATTACACGCATTGCGCATAGATGGATTATCCAAATTTTTACCTGTAAATGGCAGTGCTTCTCTTAATGTAACTGATTTTGTGAAACAAATGGTAACATTTATTTTGATTATTTTTATATCTTTTATTTTTGTTCAATTTGCATTTGGATATTTACTTGGTGTAACTACTACTGTTAAAGAAGATAATGCTAATTCTAATGCTGTTGATGTAGGATTAAATGCGGATGCTGTTAAAGCAGCTACTATATCTAATACTGATGGTAAATCTTCATCTAAGGCTGGGTTTGGTAATTTTTTTGATATGAATGATTCTTTATCGGGATGGTAAAATATAAATAACTGTGTAAATAATAAATTGAAATTTTTAATTATTATTTACTAAGATGTATTAATTATTTTAGAAATGAGCTACCAAACTATTGAAGAGTATTTTACCCAGATTCCTGATGATGCGGAAAAAATAAATGTTAAATTTATTTCTGATCATCTTCCTGATTTATCACGGTTTTATAAATTAAAAATATTGAATTGTCCTTGTAATCAACTTACATGTTTACCTTTGCTTCCATCTACATTGAAAGAATTGGTTTGTTTTGGAAATAAACTTACGCATTTGCCTTTACTACCACCTACCTTAAAAGAATTATGGTGTTATAATAATCTACTGATGTCTTTGCCAGATTTACCATCTACTTTAAGAATAATTATTTGTTATGGTAATCATCTGACATATTTACCTTTACTACCATATACTTTAAAAGTATTAGAATGTAATAATAATCAACTGATCTGTTTACCAGATTTGCCATATAGTATAGAATTATTGAATTGTTTTAATAATCAACTAACATATTTACCTTTACTACCATCTACTTTGGAGATATTGAGTTGTCATAATAATCAACTGACGCATTTGCCTTTACTACCATCTAAATTAGAGGTGTTGAATTGTTATAATAATCAACTGACATATTTGCCTTTGTTGCCATCTACTTTGATAACATTGAATTGTTATAATAATCCAATTTTGGATTGTTATATTAAAAAAGATGATAATATATCTATGTCTGAATATATTGTAGAATTTCGGAAACAAATTAAAATAGTAAATCAGTTTAAAGAATTGTTTTATGCTTTGAAATATAAAAAAAAATTTCTAGATTTGTTATGGGTGCATATAAGAGAACCTAAAATAAGAAATAAATATAAACCAGAAAATTTAATAGCAATGCTAGAAGAAAAAGAAGATATAACATTGGATGAGTTGGATGAATTATTTGAGAAATGGTAATAGTTATAAAAATTAATATATAAATGCTATTAACATCTAAATGCTATTAACATCTAAATGCTAGAGCTAAGAACATTGTTGCGACAATTCCAAGAACTAATCCAGCATGCCAATAGTATTGCATTGCTTTATACATTGTTAGCCACGCTTTTGTTTGTTCTGGTGAATTAATATGTTCTAACATATAGGTTGACTTTGGACTTAACGAGTAATAAAAATAATTTGTAATAAAGCTAACTGTAATTACAGTACAGACCATTGTTCCATTTGTCATTGGAAAACGATTCTTGGTTTTATAAATAATAATAATAATAGATAAGATGAGACCTAATGCGTAACCACAGTAATAAATACGTTGACGCTCATCAGTTATTTTTTTATATATATTTTGTAAATTTGATGGCAATTGCGACTGATATATTTGGATTGTTTTATTTTTTTGTGTCATATTTGTCATAAAAATAGATGCGATTACAAAGATGGTCGCTAAAGCACAGGATACATAACACGGCATTTCTTATATATATTATTTTTTATTTTTATTAAATGTATAATAAAATGTATAATAAAATGTTTAATAAAAATGTTTAATAAAAATTGAAATATTTTTAAATATTTTATATATTAGAATAAAAATATTTTATATTGAAATAAAAATAAGAACTAATCTAATCTAATGTCGTGTAATATTTGTTATAATGATTTTAAGAAAAACTGTCCTAATATAGCTTGTATGTATTGTAATTTTGAAGCTTGTAGAACATGTTGCGAAACATATATCTTATCAGAACAAACACCAAAATGTATGAAATTATCTTGTGGCAAAGAATGGTCTAGAAAATTCTTAAGAGAAAAATTTACAAACAGCTTTTTAATAAATAAATTTAAAAAACATATTGAAAGCATATTATTTGAGAGAGAAAAAGCTTTATTGCCAGCGACTCAGCCTTTAGTTCAAGAAAAAATACGCAAAAAAAATATAAGAGACAGAATAAAGGAAATTGATAATCAAATGAAAGATTTACAAAATCTAAGAAGAGCACTTGATAATCAATATTATCGTAGACAAGTAGTAGCTACTCCTTTAGAAAAAGAGAAAGAGAAAGAAAAAGGGCATGGTTTTGTTCGTCAATGTCCTGCTGATGGATGTCGTGGATTTTTAAGTACACAATGGAAATGTGGTCTTTGTGAAAAATGGACTTGTCCCGATTGTCACGAATTAAAAGGTCTTGACCGGAATGGACCACATACTTGTGATCCTAATTCAGTTGAAACTGCTAAAATATTGAAAAAGGATTCAAAACCGTGTCCTAAATGTCAATCTTTAATATTTAAAATTTCTGGCTGTGACCAAATGTGGTGTCCTCAATGTAAAACCGCATTTAGTTGGAAAACTGGCAATATTGAAACTGGTCATATTCATAATCCACATTTTTATGACTGGAAATTTAAACAAGGACTTGAAACACACAATTTTGCTGGTGCTGGAGGTGGAGGTGGAGGTGCTCATTTAGATCCTTGTGGATTAAATACTCTTGTTTCTGGTAGAATCATAAATTCTGCATATAAACTTGGATTTTGTACTGATCCTGTCAATAGTGTAAGTTATAGAAATTTTGAACCAGTAATTGAATTAATTTGTAAAATTATTCGTAATAATCTTCATAATGCTGAAGTAGAATTACGTCATTTTCAAGTTGATTATTTTGAAAAAAATATAGATCTAAGAATAAAATATTTAGAAAATATAATTACTGAAGAAGAGTTAAAAACACTTGTTCAGAGAAATGATAAAAAACATAGAAAAAATATTGAGATTTCACAGATTGTTCAGCTTTCTAATGCTGCAATAAATGATATTGTACTTAGAATTGATAACTATCTAGAAAAATGGGTTAAAAAAGGTTCTTATATTAAAAATAAAAATGAAATTAAAAATGAAATTAATAATGGACTAAAACCATTTTTAAAAGAACTTGAAGCACTGCGAATATATTGTAATGACATTCTAAATGATATAGCATTTACATATAATTCAGTTCAATATGCGTTCAATGATGAGTTTAAATTTGAAAAAGAGAAAGATAAGGATGATAAAAAGAATGATAATTTTAAAAAGGATGATAAAAAGGATGATAAAAAGGATGATAATTTAAAAAAAGGTGGGTCAGCTTATTAACTTTAATAATTTGTCTTAAATTTTGAAATAAAATTTGGTTCATATCTGAAATCTTTTTCTCTGATTTCTTGGGTTCTGATTTCTTGATTTTTTATTTGTGGGTGTGGGTTTTGGATTTGTGTTGATATTTGATAATTTGCGACGGGTTGTGATAAGATTGTTGCTTGGAATTGCTTTCTACAACTGGAATTTGTACATTGTCTAAATGCGCCTCTATCTTGTTTTTCCATTAATGGCACTGAATTATGATTTCCACAAAACATACAATGTGAACTATATTTAGCTGTATTTAAACTGCTATATGTATTTGGGTTTACATGATGGAGTTGATATGCTTGGTCTAATGGGGTAAAATTAAAGCTCATATTTGTTATTTTAATATTTTATAATATTTTTTATCATATTTTTTATCTTATTTATTTGGTATATTTATTTATCTTTTTATTTATCTTTTTATTTATTTATCTTTTTATTTATTTGTTATTTTATAATATAATGAATATTGGTGGTCCAATTGATATATTTGTTCTTTTTATTATTTTCATTAAAATTGTCTTTATACTAACATCTATTGGACATGTTATACTAACACATATGACAAGAAATGGGTCTGATTCTAATGATAAGAAAAAACAAGACAAGGATATAAAGTTAATGTATTGGAAAGAGCGCACTGAGTTTATATTTATTGCCTCTATGGCTATTTTGCTTATTTATTATTTTAATCCTAGAAATATGAAGCCACTTACTAAGGAAACATCATTGCTATTTTATTTGTTTGGCTGGGTGCTTCTTATTACTGCTAAATGGGGCATTTTTATTAAGGATGCTAAATGGTATTCACTTGTGTCTGCTATTTCCTCATCTTAAATTTTTTATTTTATTAGATTCTATTTTCTTTCCTTGTTATATTTGTTAGTTCTTCTTCCAAAATAGCCTTCATTTTTAAACATTGTAAATGTTTGGGGCAATATTTTTGCTTTTGTATTACAGGTTTTTGTCTTTGTTTTTGGTTTGGTATTTCATATTGTATTGTTTTACACCCACATTTGTATATTTTCAGACTATTTTGGCATAATATGTAGCCTTGGTTTTTTTGACTTTTTGTTAGATTTAAACTTGTAGAATAAGAATGCGAATGATTATAGTCTTTATTATTATTATTATTATTATTATTATTATTATTATTATTATTATTATTATTATTATAATAATAATAATCTTGTAATTGTTTTTTTCGTCTTAGACGGGATATTTGAAGTGTAATTGTATCTCTAATATCTATAAGCTCATCTATTATATTATATATGTCTAGGAGGTCTAAATTTGTTTCTAGAAATCTATCATAGTTATTTTCTAGTTCTAACAAATATTTTAAGTCTGTTACAATATGAATTTTTGATGGTTCTATTATTGGTGGCACATTTTTAAAATGTGCTAGGGCTTTATATGATGCTGAACGCAGTTGAAACATTTTTAATTTTTATAATTTATTAACTTTTATAAAATAAGTTTTTATTTTTCAATTTTATATAATACGTTGTTATACATTTACTACGCATACATTGTAAAAAAATTGAAAAAGAATAAACCATATTTTCAATATTTATAAATTATAATCCTTTTAAACCTTATATTTTAAAATGTCTACTAGTTCTGTTAAATTTGATGTGTTTAATCATATTTTCAATACATTCATATTTATAAATTATATGATTAATAATAAGGAACAATATAATGCTTTGAATCTGGAAACAGATTCTAACGAAGTAGTTTCAAACGAAGTAGATAATGAAGTAGATGTCGCGAGCTTAGAAAATAATGACAATATATTTATGTTATTATCTGAATCTAACTTTTGTTCCGATTTAAGTATTGGTATTATTAGCATTGGTCATATTATGCTATTATTCGCATTTTGTATTACATCTAGTTTTGTCTTTAGTTATGTATTTTACTATACAACAATGGCTGGTCGTTATGTCTTTAATTTAGTTTGGAATTCATTGGATAAGGGTCAAGAATTGCCTCAGCTTATTACAATTATTATTGGTCTTACTATATACACATATATTATGTGTGCTGCTAATAGTTATGATGAACAATTAAATCTTCATATTAGTAAATTAGAATCTGAAATTGCGGAGAAAAATTATGTTATTGCTACGCTTCAGACAAAGGTGGACCAGTTATTGTCAGAGATTTCAGATTATGATGATACTGTGTGGGAGACTGTTTCTGAGTCAAGCACTGATGATGAAGATTTACAATAAAAAATATATTATACATCTTATTAATTTATTAATTTATTAATTAAATAAATATTATACAAATATACTAGTTATTTTTTTTTATTTTTTAGTTTTTATTTAGTTTTTAGTTTGTTACAATATGTCTCTCTCTGAAATAATTTCTGACATCTTCATCATCTGCTACATTTAATACTGCGCTTAGTGATTGTGTTCCGTTTTCTAATGCTGTGTTTGATGCTACATCTGTTGCTACACCTGATGCTGCGCCTGTTGCTACACCTATTACTGTGTTTCTTCTTATAAATATTTGACTATATAATTCATTATAAAATTCAATGTCGTAATCATTGTCGAAATTATTGTCACTATCAGTATCAGTATCAGTATCAGTATCAGTATCAGTATATTCATCTAAGTAATCTGGATGATGAAATCCTCCGCCTTCATAAAATACATATCCATCATTTCTAGAATTTATTCGGTTATAATATTCTTCTCCATTTCTTTCATATAAATGTTCTAACTCTTCTTCTGATAATTGTAAGTTTATACCTGTGTTTGCGTTTTCATTAGTATCTTCATTTATATCTGTGTTTAAGTCGTCTTCTAAGTTTCCGTCTTCAAAGTTTCCGTCTTCAAAGTTTCCGTCTTCAAAGTTTATATTTGTATCTTCATTAGTATTAGTATTAGTATTTGTATCTTCATTAGTATTTGTATTTGTATCTTCATTAGTATTAGTATTTGTATCTTCATTAGTATTACTATTTATATCTTCATTAGTGTATGCGTTTAACACATAATTTTGGTATACATATTCATCTCCAATATCTTCATATTCATGTTCATCACCATTAATCAGATTATTAAACATACGAAATCCTCTTAGTATATCGTCTTCATATATTTCTCTATCTTCATCTTCATTAGACCAATTACTTGAATTATCATTATCACTATCACTATTATCATCACTTATTTCTTCAGCCATTCTTGCTCTACAATTTGGACAATTAAATCCATTATGTATTATATTTGTCATTATACAACTACAATGAAATGTATGACCGCATTCAGTTATTACTTTATTTATATTATTTTCTATTGATTCAAGGCATATAGAGCATTCATATTGTTCGGGTTGAGTTTGAGTTTCAGACATTTTATTTTATTTAATTTAATTTAATTTAATTTAATTTAATTTATTTTAATTTAATTTATGTGTTTAAATCCTAATACTTTCTTTTTTTACAGAAAAAAAAATTTCAATTTTTTATATTATTTACAAAAAAGTATTTAAAGAATACTTAATATATATAATTGCGGGCGATTAGCTCAATTGGTAGAGCGTAACGTTAGCATCGTTGAGGTATGGGGATCGAAGCCCTAATTGTCCAAATTTTGTTTATAATAAAATACAAAATATTTTATTATAATTGAGTATAAAATAGATTTAAAGTAGTTATATAATATTAAAGTAAATGAAATCTATTTGTATTATTTGTAAAATAGAATATAATTGTGAAGAAGTTGCTGAGTGTATTAAATGTAAAGGCTCTGTGTGCCAAGAGTGTGTTAATTTTGAAGATTGTAATTATTATTGTGATGAATGTTTGAAAACTAAAAAATAATTATTATTGTTTTTGCTCTTCTAAAGACCAATTAGTAAGACCCTGTTTATTATCTTTTATTTGGTTTAATTTTTCTATTATAAGTTCCATTTAATTATATAATAAAAAAATATTTAAATTATTATAATAGTTAAATGGGTTTACATATTTTCAAATTCATAAACAGCTTTCATCATTTCAACTAATTCTTTAAGTGTATTTTTTATTTGCTTAATATCATTTTTCATATTTTTTACGTCATTTTGTAGTTCTATATAATCATTTTTATTAATACTAATAAATACATTATCAACTTCTTTAGTTTTTATGTTTTTTGAATTATTATTTTGTCTTTTTTTTATTATTTCTTCAATAGAAATATTATCTAATTTAGTTTGTCTAATTATTTCGTCAATAGAGACATTTTTTAAATACATTTTATATGCTATTTCTCGGCGTCGTGAATTAATGCCTCCAATAGTTCTATTATGTTTTTGTGCTATTATACTAATATCTATATTATCATTAAGTTCTTGTAATAATAATGTTTCTTCCTCATCATTCCATTTTTGTCCCATATTAGAAGGATATTCTTTATCTTCATTAGAAATTCTTACCATATCCCAATAACCTTTGTTATGATATTTATTTGTTTCCATTTTTATAATTTATAAATTACAAATTATATTTATATATTTTTTAATTATAAATAATCGGTATTTAAAATGGTTTTAAAATGGTTTTAAAATGGTTGCCCAATAGCCGGCACTGTATCACTGTACCATCGTCGCCTATACCGGACGTCTAATCCGGATTCTATACTCGGCGTCAAATATGCGTCAAATTATAAACAAACTGGTGTCCAGTATACACACCATATAGCATCCAAGAAATGAGTGACAAAACAGTAGAAATGAGTAGCAAAAATATATACTGTATATAGTAGCACTATAGTAGTATATATAATACTATATATGTCACTATATGTAGTCTGTTAATGTAACTATATGCTTCAGAACAAAAAAATACAATAATATGCTAAATATGGGTATTCAAGAAATGAGTGACAAAACAGTAGAAATGAGTAGCAAAAAAAAACACTATTTAATTAATATTTAAAACACACAAATTATACAAAATACAAAGTTATATATTATTTATAAAGTTTACATACTGTAGTTATCCTCCTCTAACTCCTCTTCATCATCATCAGGGAGAGGCTTGATACTATTAGTTGCTTCATCATACATACCGACTTCCTCTTGGGTCGCAGGATTATACAAAATATTAGCACTAGATTTCAAATACTCTTGACCACCAATCTTAATTCTCTTAACAGTCACTTTCACAGGAACTTCCTCAACTTTAGCCTCAACTTTAGTCTCAACCTTTGGCTCTGATTTAGCAGCCTTAGCTTTAGGTGCCTTCTTTTCAGCTTTCTTAGCCTCAGCAGCAGCTTTCTTAGCCTCCTCTTTAGCCAACTTCTCTTGCTCCTTAGCCAACTTCTTAGCCTCAGCAGCAGCCAATTTCTCTTGTTCTTTAGCAGCCTTAGCAGCCAATTTTTCTTCCTCCTTCTTTTTAGCTAATTCCTCCTTAGTAGGCTTTATCTTAGCCAATGCTTTAGCCTCAGCAGCAGCTTTCTTAGCCTCCTCTTTAGCTAACTTCTCCTGTTCCTTAGCTAACTTCTTAGCCTCAGCAGCAGCCAACTTCTCTTCCTCCTTCTTTTTAGCTAATTCCTCCTTACTAGGCTTTATCTTAGCCAACTCCTTAGCCTTTAATTTCTCCATTTCCTTAACCTTCTTCTCCTTTTCAGCATTCTCCTTCTTTATCTCTTTTAATGCCTGAGCAGCTTGTTTCTCTAACTCTTTATTCATTTTTTCTTGTTCTTTAGCTGCTTTCTTAGCCTCAGCAGCAGCCAACTTCTCTTGTTTCTTAGCCTCAGCAGCTGCTTCTTTTTCTTCAGCAGTCATAACAGTCTTCTTTGTCTTCTTCTTATCAGTAGGCTCAGTAGACTCACTATTATTTAATGACTCAGCTACAGACTTCAATACAATCTCATTTCTTTTATGTAAATCATTTTCTTCATCAATACTTCTCATTGGATTTTTATCTAATGCTTCCTTTACAGCAACATCAAAAGTATCCTCAGCATCATTTACTAACTGCGCAAACAAATCCTCAACTTCTCTTTTAGGCTCAACAACTTTAGCCTTTGACCTAGACTTTTTATTATTCATTGTCAAAATATTAACAGCATCCTCAACAGAGAATTTATATTGAACAGATAACAACTCAATAGCATTCATAACAGACTTATTCATTCTTAAAACTACGTTTGATTTGGGTTTGAATTTGGTTTAAAATTTAAAATTATGTTTATTGGCATAACTAATAATTTAATTTTCCAGACAAAAAATATTTTTCAATTTTTTTGAAAACTTAATAAAAATGGAAAAAATGATTGTCATAATTTTTATATAAATATTGTATTATTTGTTAGTTGGTTCAATTATTTATTTAAAATTAGGTCTAAAAAACCAAATATACTAACAAATATTTTTCATTTTTTGTTAAGTTTTCAAAAAAATTGAAAAAATATTTTTGTCTGGTAAATTAAATTATTAGTTATGCCAATAAACATAATTTTAAATTTTAAACCAAATTACAAATATTAGCAAAATGAGTGACATTAAGACTTTCTCTTTAACATTTGGTGATGTTGCCGAAAATCATAAGGGTATGCAGAAGATTGGAACATTATCAAATAATGGATTTAATTTAGATGATATAAATAAGATGAAGATATGGTTTGAATCAAAAGGGTGTAAATGTACTATTATAAATTTACATTGGTTATTAGAAGATGAAAAATTACAGCAAGAAAATCCAGCATATTTATTAAAGGTAAAAAATGCCGTAAATGCGTTATTAGATGATGAAAATGGTAAAAATGCTTTATTTAAAGAGCAAGATGATTTAGAAAAAGATACAAAAGCGTTTATGTATGGAAGAGTTGTAAATAAGCATGCTAGACATAATTTATGTTTTGGAGAAGCACATCAAGCACCTAATTATGAAGAAGGAATGGGAACAGTATATGCGTTTGATGAAGTGCCACATTTAAAGCAAATTAGATATAAATTAGGCGAAATTATTGGCGAAAAAGGAACAAATTTACAAGCTGAAGGTAATTATTATTATGATGTTAAAAAGTGCGGAATTGGGTTTCATGGTGATACTGAAAGAAAAAAAGTAATTGCGTTTAGATTGGGAGCAACAATTCCATTATGTTATGCCTGGTATCATGATAATAATGTTATAAGTGATATTATGACAATAAATGATTTAGAACATGGAGATATGTATGTTATGTCGGAAAAAACTACAGGATTTGATTGGAAGTCAAAAACAAAGTATACACTAAGACATTCTGCTGGATGTGATAAATATACAACTATTTAAACATATGTAAAAAAATATATAATTTATAATTTTCATTTTTAAGTAATATTAATTTAATTTAATTTTTTATTGTTATAAACATTGAATTGTTTGTTAGTTTATCAAATTATTTATTTAAAAATAGGTACTAAAAATCAAATGAACTAACAAATATTATGTTAAAGAAACATCTATAATATAATATTTTGATTTCTTTGTAATTTTTTTAGATTTAACAGTAAATGTCAGTCCTCTAGGTAAAATTATTTCGGATTCTGAATTGTTCCAAGTATTTAGCTCTACATAAGGTATATTTGGTTGTACATTCAATTCACAAACTACCCCAGTGCTTCCTGCGAATTTTTTAGCAGTATGTAAATTTTTTGAGCTTGAAATGAACCCTAAATTTATTCCCTCATAAACATTTCTTTCGCCTCTGTATAATGTAAGTATTTTATCTGTTTTATTTGATTTTGTAAATAAATTATCCAGATTTTTAATGTGCTCTTGTGTGTTTTCTATTTTTTCTGGTTTAATTTCTTCATTTTTCCGCAAATATGTATTGATATTATAAAATCCGCTATCTTGATAAAATTTTACACTATTGTATTCCTCTGGTCTTATATTCATTTTATATAATTATTATAATGACCTGTTATATTAGTTATAATTTTAGAAAATAAGTTGTTCAATTTTATTTTTGAAAACTTAACAAATATTTTTCGTTTTAATTAAGTTTTCAAAAAAATTGAAATTTAATTTTTCAGAAAAAATCATTTTATTAGTCTAACCAACTTCCCATGAAATTTAAATTAAATAACTAGAAACCCGTTTACGCTTATAATATGTCTTACACCAAGAATACCAATAATACTAATAATAATGCCAAGAAGCCCTTTTGTAAGGTCTGTTTTGATGCCGGAAAGACCGAGACTGCTCACTTTGTCAGGCTTAATTCTAACCCCGACTCGCCTGTTACTTGCCCTACTTTGTTGGCTCTTCAATGCCGATATTGCTTTAAATCCGGACACACTGTTAAATATTGCTCGGTTCTCAAACAGAATAATAAGGAAAAAGAAAGAGAAAGAAGAACTACAACTGTTCAGCAGCCAGTTATTATACCAGTTGCTAAAAAATCAACTAACAAATTTGATGCTCTAATGGAGGATAGTGATGATGAAGATAATGATACTTATAATGTTGTTGAAGAGCAATTCCCTACTTTGGCTCCAGTTCTTTCACAGAAAGAGACTACTATTAGTTGGGCTTCAAAAGCTGCTGCTGTTGCTCATATACCTCAGCCTGTATATGAAATTTCTAAGTATGATTTGGAGCCTCCTCAATATGATGATTTAGATGATAGTGATGCTGATGATGAGAACCCTTATGAACACGAATCTGTTCCTGCTCCAGTTGATTACACGGCACAAAATTTAGCTAAGAGAGCTCTTTGGATTGATGAGGAATGGTAAAAAAATAAAAAAAATATTTTGTATATTGTATATTGTATATTTGTATAATTTTAATTAAATGAGTGTTTTTTTTCTGCGGGCGGTATAATCCGGACTTCTAATCCGGACATTTTAAAAGTATACTGTACATACTATATACACTTGGCTTCTATAGTACTTCTTATTTTTTACTCTTTTAGTGAAATAAAAAGACAATGAACTAACAAATTGGGATATAATATATTACTATAGGATACAAAACAGCGTCTCAAGAAATGAGTGACAAAACATTAGAAATGAGTGACAATATAATACGTTGTATATTGGTTATATTTGCCGACATTTTTAATGAAATAAAAAACCAATGAACTAACAAATTAACAACTCTGTAGGTCTAATCCGGACCCATCTACATTTTGTTAGTTCAAATAAAAATTGAAAATATTTCTTCACAAATTTTTGAAAATAAATAATTATAAACTGCTTCACTTTTTAAAAAGAAATAGAATATTTGATAATGGATAATAATATAATAGAAGACAGGATGTCACGCTTTGACAATTATTTGGAATATAGTGGAATGGATAGAAAACAATATCAATATGATGGAGTCAAATGGTGTTTACTTAATGAAATACAACCACCAAATATATATGAATTACAAAAACAAGCGCAAATAGAAGCAAAACAGAAGGACCCGGAACAAAAAATTAAAAAAATAACTATCGGATATGAAGAAGATGCCTATATTAGAGGCGGATTTTTAGTAGATGAAATGGGACTTGGAAAGACTATTACCATGATTGGTCTTATGTTATGTAATTTTGTTAAAAGAACGCTTATTGTTTTGCCTCCAATATTAATTGACCAATGGATTAATCAAATTTACCGGACTACAGGTCATAACCCTCTAGTATATCACGGCGCAAATAAAAAAAAAATTACTATTCAGCTACTTAATAATTCACCAATTGTTATTACTACTTATGGCGCAATAACTATATCAAAAAAGAAATTAGATTTGATTAAAATTAATACAGATTTGACCGACAAACTTATAACAGACCTACATAAAATTCATTGGTCGCGCATTATATTTGATGAAGCGCATCATTTGAGAAATAATAATTCACGTTCAAAAAGTGTTAAAATGTTACATGCTAATATACGTTGGCTTGTTTCTGGAACTCCAATACAAAATAGCAATCGCGATTTTCATAATTTGTGTTCAGTATTAAAAATGCCCATTAGTTTCTATAAAAATTTAGTTAATCGCCCTATATTAACACAAAAATATATTTTAAAACGCACCAAAAAACAGGTCGGAATTAAAATACCAGATGTATTTTGCGAGAAACAAATAGTTCCTTGGAAAAATACTTTTGAAAAAGAATTATCAGAAGAATTTCATTCTTGGCTTAATTTTGAAGGACATCCAGAGTTAAAAGATGATAAATATTTATGTAGTATATTATATTCCGATAGAGGACCTTTACCTATATATGTTCGTTCTCGTCAGATGTGTATTTTACCTAGTATAATGACAAAAGTTATTAAAGAATTAGATTGGTTTTGTAGTTATGTAAAAATGGATAAAAGTCGTATATGTTTTGATGCTTATAATGAAGCACTAAAACATAATAGTAAAATGGATGCTTTTATTGACAAGATGATAGAAAGAAAGGATAATGGAAATGGCAAAATTGTATTTTGTCATTTTAAAGAAGAAATAGATATAATTCAGAAGAGATTATCTGCTATTGGCATTAATAAGATTGCTATATTTGATGGCCGGGTTACTAATGGAGAACGAAATGAGATTTTGACTATTCAAAATGAGGTTCTTATATTACAGATACAAACTGGTTGTGAAGGTTTAAATTTACAGGAAAATTATAATGAGATATATTTTATTAGTCCTCATTGGAATCCTGCTGTTGAAGACCAGGCAATTGCTCGTTGTCATCGTATTGGTCAGAAGAAGCAGGTTTTTGTCTTTAGATTTGAAATGGGAGGATTTATTGAAGGCACAAGGAGTCTTGAGAAATATGTTGATACTGTTCAAATTAATAAGAAGGCTATTGCCAATGAAATTATACCATAATTTATATTACATCTTACATCTTATATTACATCTTAACTTAACCCCACAATATATATTTTTTCATCAACGCATCTCCTGCTAATTTTTCCATATAAGACCACATTTTTTTACGATTATATACTTGAATTGTGTTTTCCGGTTGCCCTTCAAAAAATTCTATTGTTGATATTATATCACATTTTCTACATTTTGATGCTTTTATGTTCTTATCTAGACCATAATATTCGCTGATTTTCAACAATTCTTTTACTGTATACATTTCATAATTTTCTTCATCTACAATTGACTCTATTTCGTCTAAAAATAGTTCTAGGTTAAACTTTGGCTCGTCTTTATTAGTTTCTTCTTTTTCTTCTAACAAAAATGAAATATTTTCATTATTTTGGGTGTTCATTATAAGTGTAATATTAAATAGTGTTTATATTTATTCTACTTTTATTTAATTTTTATTTCATTAAAAAAGAGATGAACTAACAAATTTTGAGATACTTGTTAGAATTCTAGTATTCAATGAAAAACAGTCGGTATCTATTTGCAACTCTATTTTTTTTGGATTTCATAGTTTTCTAAAAAAATTGAAATTTATTTTTTTACAAAAATACATTTTATTAAGGCTTAACACACCTCCATTGAAATTAATTTTAATATAATACAACGACAACTACAAGACAATATGACGCACTTTTTAAATAACAGAAGTTGCAATGATGACTATTGCCCTACAGAGAAACTTATGATTATACCACCTGCTATGCTTAAAATAAATAAACATTTGAATAATATTGATACACAATTGGAAGCTCTCTATAATATCTCAGAACCAAATATAAATGAAGAACACGAAGAACCTAGACAGCCATTTGATGAACACGAAGAAGAGATTATTGAACACGCTAAGAGATATAATTTATCTATTGCTGAGGCTGTTGATTATTTGAAAACTTGTCACCACTGCGGAAATCCTGATATCCCATTTGGATGGGAATATTGTAATGAACGATGCCAAGATTACTCTATTGTGTTTTGTTATGATTGTTATAGAAAGTCAAAGTGCAAAGTATGTGATAATTGGTATAGACACGATCCTTGGAGACAAGATGAAGAGGAAGAAGAGGCTGAATACAATAAAAAAAAAGAGGCTGAAGACAATAAAGAAGAAGAAACTTATGCTGAGAAAATAATTCGCATTCAAAAAGACAATCCTAGAAATAATGATGAGTCAGAAAATGATTACAATCGTAGAATCAAAAATTTAGCAGAAGAAGAATTTCAAGAATATCTGGACAATTTTCCTAAACTTACATTTGAAGAATATTGCCGAATGGAACAGCATTATGAAAATAATGATGATGAAAATGAGGTTACTACTACTTCTCATTGTTCTCTTTGTGACTCATATGTTTACAAGAAGGGCAAGCATTGTAACTCTTGCATAGCTTATCATGGAAAAAATGAGTATACAAATTATATTGAATTCAGATGCTATGATGATGATGGTAATTATTTGTACGATGATGATGAAAATAATGATAACAAAAATAATATTTGGGATAGACAAGATGCTGAAGCTGAGGATTATGATAATATGTGTATTAGATATGCTGAGGAAGCTGATGAAGATGATTTATAAAAAAAATATAAAAATATAAAAAAATATAAATAAAAATAACAAAAATAAAATATATAACTTTTAATTTGATTTAACTTAATTTAATTTAATATACAATAAATAAAAGGAATTTTGTATCCTTTTTTATTTTTATTTCCATTTTTTTTGATTTAAGTAGAAATTGTCTTATGATTTGTAACAGAAACTTGACCAACAATTTCTGTTTTTTCAACTTCTGAAATAGGTGTATAAATTACATCACATTTTTTCATTGATTTTATTATTGCGGATGAATTAATTTTACACAAATATGCTGCTCTTTTAATTACTTGTCGTGGAATGTCTCGTATTTTGACACAATCTATATTTTTCAAAATAACATGACAAGATGGATAATTTGAAATATGAAACCATATATCTGTACTATCAGCAGCATCAATTATTTCCCAATTTTCAGTCTTGTTTTGACCAATATATATAGTATATTCCGTGTTATTAAATGAAAATAATTCGGTCTTCATTATATTTGTTAGTATGTTGAATAATAAAGATATTAATTTATTATTCAATTTTATATTTATCTATTATTTCTAACAATATTATTCATTTCGCTCTTAAAATCTTTACGCCCTCCTCTTATTATTGGCTGTAATGAAGCATTATGTTTGTTAATATAATTTGCTTTTTCAACACGTTTCACAATAAGTTCATTCTTTGCTTCAAAATGAATAACTCGATCAGTTACTTGTTGTCCATTAATTATTTGTGTAGATATTTGCTGCCTTTTAATAAAACAAGCTTTACATAAGCAACCTTCATCTATATAATGATTTACTTGAATATAATCCAAATGAGCATTTTCTAGTGTTAGTTCTTCATACATTTTATACTCATTTTCTGTATAAGGTATAAATTCTGGTGATATTTTTTGTGTCCATTGATTAATATATTCTTGAATCTCAGATGGAGAGTAATAATAATTTAAATATCTACAATTTGTAATTTCAGATAAAAAATTAGAAGGAATTTTATAATTTTCCTTAAATTTTATATAAAGTTCTTTAATTGGTTTATTAGTACTCTCATAGTCTTTAATTGAGCATATTTTCTTACCAAAAATATTTGTTAGTATGTCTGACCAAATATTAGAATCTTTCAACCGTAATTTAATATATTTTATTCCATTATGTTCCTGTAATAAATATTTAGTTTTAAAATTAAATATTACTGGTAGTGGAATATTATATACATCTATAAAATGGTCTCCGTTTGCTATATGAGGAAATATCTTATTAAACCGATTTATTACCTTATTAATATTATAATTATTTACATTTTCATCACTAGTATTAAAATGATAGACTCCTACTTTTTCAAAGTATGCTGATATTTTGCGCTCAATTGGACTACGATATACATCAATTACATAGACATCTCTTCCTAAATGCTTATTAAATTGGATTATTTCATTTACTGTAATACCTGATATATTGCTAAATATTCTTAACATTTCTTCATCATGTATATGAATAATATTAAACATTTCTGAGCCAAAAATTCGCAGTGAACTAACAATTGATGTAGACCCAACTTTGGGAGGAGTATAAACAAAAATTAGTTTCTTATTTGGATTCTTATTAATATTTAACCTGTCATTTATTTGATTTAATAATTGTAACTTCTCAGGGCTTATAACAAATTGTGACATTATAAAATTGATTATAAATTGATATGATATTTATATTTTTTATTTTATATGTATTAATAACCATATAAAAAATTGATTAAATAAAAATAGTACAAAGATAGATTAATTATATTCTATCGGTATCTAGCAAGCATTTTCATTGTATCTAAATCATAAATATTACAGCTATGTAGTTTTGCTATTTTTTTTGCTTCATCTAGAGTTTCTATGTGTCTATATGGGTCATTTCCTTGTTCATCATAACAACCCCATTCCTTTGTAAGTAAATATCCTTTTTTACTTTTACACTTATACATCTTATTTTCTATAACTTTTACGCTTTTGACTGTATATTTATACTTATGCTTACCTACACCATTTATAACCTTACAACTACAGTAATCTGAACCATTTATATTAATATTTGGAACAGGTAAGTGTTTTGTCCAGTTATAAGTGTCACCCCAAAAACGTCCTGTTAATTCATCATCAATTCTAGGCTTATAGATACTTTTTGGCACAATAGTATTTACATTAACTATTTTTTTTTTATATTCACAATCTCCATCAGAACAACAACCACAATGATCATTTGTTTCAAGCTCGGCAGTTATTCTAACTAACATAAGTTCCTTAGAAAGTTCCTTATATTTAGGTTTAGGTTCTACCTCTGTTTGTGTTTTTAAAGAATTACAAAGTATTTCCTTTTGATTTAACATTTCTCTTTTTCTATTGTGCTCTTCAATATTTTTTTTACGTTGCTCATTAACTAAATAATTAATATAATTATTATAATTATTATTCATTTTCTCTTTAATACTAGGATTTGTTATTTTTAAAATTGTTAGGGAGGTGTATTAGATTAGCTTTTATAATTTAATTTTTATCAAAATAATAAAATCAATTTTTTTACATTTTTTTTTATGTTTATTATCTAAAAATTGAACTCTTTTATTTTCTAAAAATGTAATTTATAAAATAATATAAAGCTAATAAACAATATTTAATTAAAATGGAGTTTTCCCCTTGCAACTATACTCGTAATCCTAATATTGATTTCAAATTTGTTTCATCTTTGTATTTTACAAAGGACCTTCATTGTGAGATTATTAATCGTTTATTAGGAAGCAATATTGTGTTAAATACAGAAAATTTTGATACAAATTATGGAGAAATATATATTATTGAGCCAGATTTTCATCTAATATCAGAAAAAGATGAAATTAAAATTTACTGGTTAAACTTAGATTATGATCGTATTAAGATGTACAATGATACAATTGTAAATTATCTTGGTGTAAGTAAATACTATTGGGATATTCACTATAGGAACGGCAATTTAATAGCAGAATGTAGAAGTGGTGTATTTGAATTGGATGGAGAAATTAGCATTTCAAATGCTATAAACAGAAAATTATCTCATATTATGGACACATTACCAGAAGAGGATATTGATTATGATTTAATTAATGAGTTTGTTAAAAAACAACAGATAAGAAATCTAAAATTAGAGTATCTAAAGAAAAAAGATGAAACAGATGAAGAATATGATACTAGAATTAACATTTTATTTGAAAAATAGAAAAAATAGAAAAAAAACACTTAATTAATTTTTAAATTATACATATATACACATACAAATACAAAGTTATATAATTTTATTTTTTATTTTATTTTATTTATTATCATTGTAGACAGAAATCATATTTTTGTGCGCTGTATCAAGAACAAGAATAGCCTGTGATGAGATATCTGATGGTAATGTTTGACTAGCAAATACTTGTTGTTTAACTTCTACAGCCTTATCAATTAAACCTTTAATCATACTATTGACTTTATCTTTATTACTTGGGAGAAGATCTGTATACATTAAGTCAATATTAGCCATAACAAATTGAAACATGCTTATTGCTACCTTAACCTTATTGACCTTCTCTTTTTCAGCAGTCATTTGATTTATATAATCTTTCATCATCTTAATAAATTTTACCTGATATTTTGTAAATCCCAATCTAGTAAGTGGGCAATCATTTTTCTCTTGTTTTTTCTCTTCCTTCTTCTCTTCTTCACTTTCAAAAACATCTATTTCTTCATCATTACTATCTGTAACATTAAAACAGTTTTCATCCATATTTAAAGCACGCGCAATCTTATTCATTGTTTCTTTAATTTGTTTTTTATTTAATTCATTGAACTTAACAACAGCCATATTTCCGTCCATTGAAATTTCATAACCATCGCAAATATAATCATCATAATTATCTCTCAAATCAGTATTTAGTGCCTTATTAATAAACTTGTAAGCATTATTATTATCAAAACCAGTGTAAGCGGTATATTTGGTAGAAGACATTTTCTTAGTAATCGTTATAATAGTTTTAGTTTTCCTTATTAATTTGGTGGTGTTCTTATATATCTAATACCTTCATTTTCTTGTAGAAAAATAATTTCAATTTTTTTTGAGAATTAGAAAAAATGGAAAAAAATGAAAAATGGAAAATGAAATAAAAAACATTAATTAATTTAAATTATACAAATACACAAATATACAAATACATAAATATTATTTTATTTATCTCATTTTGACTTGCCCATTCTCAGTTATTTTATCCTCTATAGTTTCTTTCAATTCAATTTCTCCATCATACCAAACACCACTATCTAAGTCACGTTTATCATTTACATAATTTCCGACCCAAGTTTGATTTTTGATATGATCATAATAAATTCCTTTGCCTACAAAATGCCCATTTACTAAATTACCTTTACGATAGCTACCATTTCCATAGTGATATGTTCCGTTTCCGTGTTGTTTATGATCTTTAAATTCACCTTCATAATATGGCTCAAATTCTTCTTCGTCTCGTGTTATATCAAAAGTTTGTTTTCCATATCCAGTAAACTTTCCTTCTATAAAAGTACCTTCAAAAATAGTATGCTCATATTCAGAACAACCAAATACTTCTCTAATACCTTTACCGTGTGCTAATCCATCTTTCCATTCACCTTTATATCTACTAAATTTATTTCCTGGAAGAATATACCATTTATTAACATCTTTTTTCTTATGTTTATCCTTTTTAAAATAAATCTCCCAGTTTTCTTCCTCTTCCTCTTCCTCTTTTTCTTTGACTTCCAAGAAAACAGGATAATTCATAATATTCTCTACATTATAGAAATATAGACCACCAAATACTACCATAAATATAATAATTACAATAAGCTGTTGCTCTTTTGATAAATGACTATTAGATACACACATATTAACTTGACTATTCATTTTTTCTTGTTCTAAAATATAAATTGGAATTTTTAAAAAGTGTGGATGTTATTAACCTAATAAAATAAATTTTACAGGCAAAAAATATTTCAATTTTTTTTGATTATTATAAAAAAATATAAATTAATATAATATAATGAAAAAAACACAAAAACGTAGTAAAAATAAAAATAATAAAACTAGACGTTTTCTCTATAATCCAGATAATCCAAAAAAATCATTTGATGTTTATATTGATAAAAATCCAAAAGATACAATACATATTAAATATACAAATTTAAATGATGTTAAAAATACAATTAAAAAATTAGAAAAACTTTATAAAGAGAAAAAATATACACATAAAAGAATATGGCAAGTTGGTATGATAATGAAAGTAAGATTAGAAGTATTAAAAGACAAGAAACCAAATGAATTTAAATTATCAGAAAGATATTTTAATTTCTTAGGAAAAAGAACAAAACTAAATGATAATGATAGATACAAATTTATTTTTAAAATATAATATATATGAAAAAAATATTTATTATAGTATTTTTGTTAGTTTGTTCTGTATTTATTTATTATTTATATAATATAATGACAGATAAACCTATTTATGCTATTGCGGTCTTTAATGATAATATCAAGGGTACTGTTAAATTTACAGAGGATTTAATAAATAATGAGGTTATTATAGAATTAAATATTTCTGGGTTAAAATCTAAAGGTTTACATGGATTTCATGTTCATGAAGCCGGCGATTTAACTGATAAATGTACTAGTATGTGTGCTCATTTTAATCCTTATAATAAAAATCACGGTTGCCCTGGTGCTAAGGAGAGACATGTTGGTGATTTAGGAAACATCAAAAGTAATATTAGAGGAGAAGCTAAATACATATTTAATGATAATGTTATAAAACTTAGAGGAACTAAATGTAATATTATTGGTCGTGGCCTAATTATTCATGAAGATGAAGATGACTGTGGAAAAGGTGATAATTCAGAAAGTCTAAAAACTGGAAATGCTGGAAAAAGAATTGCTTGTGCCGTTATTGGTTACTCAAAAGAAAATTTTAAATAAAATAAATTAGAGTCTGTTGGAATTAATATTTAAAAAGTATTTGTAAAATATTATTATATAAAATGTTACAAATAGAAGATAATAGTCTAATAACAGCCATTGTTGCAGTTGATTCAAAAAATGGCATCGCAAAAGACGGCAAAATACCGTGGAAAAGCAAAGCAGATATGAAATTTTTTAGAGAGCAAACAACTGGAAATATTATTATTATGGGTTCTACAACTTTATTATCATTACCAAACGCCATGCCTCTACCAAATCGTATTAATATTGTTCTAACAAGGACACCAGAAAAATACACTTGCTATCCAAAATACAGCCAATTAGATAACATTTTTTTCTGGGAAGAGGAGACAGTTCTTGAATTCTTGGCTATAAAGAAATTGGAAAATAAGTTTTTAATTAAAGAGGAACAATGTCAAACAAAAAATAAAAAAATATTTGTAATTGGCGGAAAACAAATATATAATTTATTATTGCGTTTTTGTGACAGTGTATTGGTAACTAAAATTAAAGGTGACTACAATTGCGACTTACAGTTGGATTGTCTAGATATAATTGGGGCTGAAATGAATTGTAAAAGTTGCTATGAAGACGATGAATTACAAATTACACAGTGGCGTCGCTCTTCTCTACAGGACTGTTTGTAGTAGACTTAATAAAATGCTTGTTCATATACTTCTGAATTGTGAAGTAAGTAAGATTCTCAGTCTCCTCACTACTAAGTCCGAGAAGAGTCTTGAGCTTATCATCTGGGTTAATCTTGTTCTTTGAATTTGCGCCCTTCTCCTGTAAATTATTAGCCTTGATATACTGAGACAAAGACTTGGTTACCTCAGTACGAGCAATCTCGGTTCCCTCGGGTCTATTCATAAACTCACAAAGCTCCTTGGTAACCTTAGTGGGTTTAGCAAAGCCGGAAGGGGCTCTATCAGTCTTAGGCTTAGACTTTGCCTTAGACTTGACTACCTTGTTTACACTCTTGAGTTCCTTTCTTACTTGCTTCTCAAGAGTCTTAATATTTTGCTGGAGTGAATTCATTTGCATCTTAAATAAAGTAATGCTATCATTAATAGTCTTGAAAGACTCATATACAGCAGTGAATTGTTCAGTTTGTTCGGTCATTGTATTTATATACTATATTATGTAGGTAGCTTTATATTGTTTTATAATATATATTATATAATGATATATTATATACATTATGATGTCATTTATTTATAGTTACGACGTTTTTTTGTCACACGATGTCTTATTTTTCCTTTCATTTTGGTCTTTTTAATTCTAGATTTTCGCTTTTTTTTACCAAGACCTTCAATTAATAAACTTTTTGTTAGTTCTTCTAGAGTTTCATGACCTAAATTAATATGTTTATCTTTTAATATTTTATGTAATGAAATAGTGCGAGCCTTTGATATAATTGCTGTTCTTGCGTCTCTTTCTTCAGGTGATAATGATGAAATAACACTGGTATCTGGTTCAACTCCATTTAATAATTCTATTTCAAAATGAGCTAAAATAGCTTGTTTAACTTCATTACTACCAGCTAAGTCATAAGCGGTTTTTCCTAATTTATTTTTAGCATTTATATCAGCACCTCTTTCTAGCAATAAATTAATTACATCTATATTTATATCAGAGCCTTTTTTACTACATTCTAAAATTAATAATGTATTATTATCATTTTTATTACTAGTTTTATTGTTATTATTATATTTTTGTATATCATTTACATTAGCGCCATTATCAAGTAATAATTTTACTAAATCATAATATGTAGATATATTTTCTCTACAAACATAAATAATAGGACTACGCCCATATTTGTCATGAATATTTACATCCGCACCATTTTCAATTAATAATCTTGGAATATCTGTATTTTTCTTTATCATGTTAGTTTGTATACAAGCATTTGTTAGTACAGAAATACCATAATAGTTATCTTTCCAATTTACATTTGCTCCATTTTCTATTAAAATTTTAACAATTTCTGGTTTATATTTTCCACTTACGGTTAAATATAATGGACTACCATCATTATTACTACGTTCTTTAAAATCATAATTTACAATATCAAAACTTTTAATTTCATTTCCATAAGCATCATGGGCATTTTGATATTTATTTATTAATCTTTCTACTTCATCTGTATTTCCTTTTATAATAGCATTTTGAAAACTAGAAAGATCCTTTTTAAACTCTGGCTCTAAAGAACCTAAATTAGGGTTCCAAGATTTCATAAGACTAGTAAACATTAGTTTATATAATATACTAATATAATAAGTAATTTAATTTATAAATATATTAACAAAGAATAATTTATAAATTTTTATTTTATAATTTAGATAGCATCACGCTTCTGTCCTCTTCCACCAGCTCCTCTTCCAGCTCCTCTATCTCTTCCTCCAGTCCCTCTTCCTTTTCCTCCAGAAGTAGGCTCTCTAGTTTTTCTCACATGAGTCCACGCACCGTCAGACTTAGTACCGGCATTAGTATCAACAGGAGCAGGTTTAGAACGGGGCATCTTAACAGGTTCAGAAGCCTCCTTGTAAGCAACTCTGGACTCATTTCTAGTCTCACACATCAACTTTCCTCCCTTAATACCAGACACATCAGTTGCCTGGCACTCGTGCTTATCGCCAGCAACAGTGGACAATGCGAACTCAACATACTCACCTTGAACAAGATACTTATATTGCTCAGAAACAACCTTGATGGAACTGTGATGGACAAAGACATCACTGCCGGACTTAGGACCATCAGTTACGGTAATAAAACCATAACCCGCCTTATTATTGAACCACTTGACGCGACCAGTGAACTTCTCAACGCTACTATCAGACATTATATTATAATATAGTATGTAATTAGTCTTTATATTGTTTTTTATGATTGTTTTTTAGATTTTGTATATAAAATGAAAAAAATTGAAAATATTTTTCATAAATTTATCCATATTAATTATTATTATTAATCTTATAAAATAATTTTAAAAAATTGTTATAACTTGTAAAAAATGAATCCTGAATATGAATATGAAAAATATGTTACAACTAAAGAAAATGTTATGGAGACAATAAATAAATATGGAGTTGCAATTATACCAAATGTGTTAAATAGTGAAGAATGTGAAGAAATGTTTAATGGTATGTGGGATACATTAGAAACTATTTCGCAGACATGGGAAATTCCTATTAATAGAAATAATCCGGAATCTTGGGTAAATATGAAAAAATTATTTTTAAAACATTCAATGTTGATACAACAATGGTCTATTGGTCATGCGCAGTTTATATGGAATTTAAGGCAAAATCCTAAATGTGTTGAAGTATTTTCAAATATTTGGAAATGTAATAAAGAAGATTTACTAACAAGTTTTGATGGAGCTTCATTTCATATGCCATCAGAAATAACTAAAACTGGTTGGCGTAAAAAATTATGGTATCATTCAGATCAAAGTTTTGTTGATAAGGATTTTAAATGTGTACAAAGTTGGGTAACTGCTCTTGATGTAAATGAAGGTGATGGAACACTAACATTCTATGAAGGTAGTAATAAATATCATTCTGAATTTGGAGAAAAATTTGGTGTAATAGATACAAGTAACTGGTATCAAATGGATGATGATGAAAAACTAGGGTTTTATAAGGAAAAAGGGTGTGTTGCTAAGTGTATTAAATGTCCTAAGGGTTCTATGGTATTATGGGATAGTAGAACAATACATTGTGGATTAGAACCATTAAAAGGACGTAAAACACCGAATTTTAGATGTGTAGCATATTTATGTTATATGCCACGAGTATTAGCAAAAGAAAGTCAAATTATTAAGAAGATTAAGGCTTTTGAAGAGAAAAGAATGACAACTCATTGGCCTTGTAATATAAAATTATTTCCAAAAATACCTCGGACTTATGGAGCAGAACTACCTGAAATAACTGAATTACCTACACCTATTATTAATGAATTGGGAAGAAGATTAGTTGGTTATTCTAATATGTCAACAATTAAATCTAAAATAAAGACTAAGAAAAATATTATTCTTGTTATTGAAGATGATGATAGTAAAGAATAATTTATTATAATTTGTATAATTTGTATAACTGTATAAGTATAAAATTTAATTAAGTTAATTTTTTTTGTTTAAGACCATTCGTAAGTTTCTTCATCATCTTCATCATCATCTTTGTCATCATCATCTTCATTTTCTTTATGTTTATTTTCACCATTTAATCTCTTTTGTTCTAAAAGCAAATCAGTAAATATGCGAATAATATATTGATAATCTGGTTCCTCTTCAAATTTAATTGTTCTAACATAATTAAATGTTGTTACAAGAAAACGCGGTATATTTGTTAGTTGTTCCTTCTTTAAAATAAGAATTTTGCCAGGACTTAAATTAGAATTATCAGAATTTGTTTCAGTAGAAAAGAATTTACCAAATAGCATATATATCATTATATATAGACAAGACTCAATATCATCTCGCCGACTTGGTTCACATCCTCTATGAACATTCAAACTAACATAATTTGGCGTTCCAATTAGTGATGTATTTGTTTTAAATTCAATATGAACTCCATCATGATTATATCTTTTACAGAATCCAAAATCAATTAAGTATATTTTGTTAGTTCTATCAGAAATATTAATCATAAAATTATCTGGTTTTATATCTCTGTGAATCAAATAGTGATTGTGTAATGTTTGTATTCTTTCTATCATTTGTATACCAAGTAGCAATACAGTTTTAACTGATAGACGACCATATTTTTGTACAAGTTTTGTTATAGAACATTCTAACAAATTTGTAACTAAATAGTTCACATTGTTAGTAGCTCCAAACCATTTTAGTTGTGGGAATCCATCAATACCTGCTAAGTATTGGTATATACGGGCTTCCATTTTTAATGATTTTTGTTCTTTAGTTTTAACCTCTGTTTTAATAGCGACAATTTCACCTGTGCGCATATTTTCGGCACGAAAAACCTTGCCAAAACTACCTTGACTAAGTTTTTCTAATAATCTATATTTATTTGCTAACATTTTGTTAGTTGTTAGTTATTATTATTATAAAATAAGATATGTTTAAATTTGTTAGAAAAAATACTAATGTTATCTTAGTTATTTTAAATTATTATTAGTTTATATCTTAGTACAAACAAATAAGCTAAATTTTTCTAGAGACTGTTTAGTAATTTGAAATCCATTTGTTTCTAATATTTTTTTTAGTTTATCAGCAGGATTACTATCTTCTGCTTCACTTGTCCATCGTTTTGTTGCTTCTATAATATACAAATTTCCTCCGCTCTCTAAAATACGATGTGCTTCGGTTATATAATCGTGACAATTTGACCCCCACATTGCCAAACATAAAATACAAATTTCTACACTATGGTCTTCTAATGTTATTTGAGATATATCTTGAACTTCAACATTTTCATTGGATGAGATATGATCATAATTAATAAATGAGAATCGTTTATCATTAGCAAAATGACACGCAATTTGTGCCTTTCCACAACCCATATCTACTACAGTACGTGTGCGTTTTGTCTTGATCTCATTAAGTTCTTGAATAATGCGGTTACGAGGAATACCTTCCTCTGGAAATGACTTTTCATTTTCTTCAGATATAGCATGATACTTATGCCATAATTCAGGTGTCTCTTGGAACTCTTTTTGAAGATTTTGAGAATTTAAAGTTTTGTATCTTTGATGTAATACTGATAGTTCAGATTTGGTGCGGGTTTGTCTTTGTTCCAATGTTTCTTTGGGTTCTTTTTTTTCTTTAAGCTTCATTGACTTCTTTTTTGGTGTTATGATTATTTCTTCTTCTTCGTCTACTTCTTCTACAGATTTATCATGTGTGTTATCAAAATATTGCTTGTATTCTTCTAAGAATTGACCCCATTGATTATATATTTCAGAGCCTTCTTTCATACTTCCAGTTTTTTTTTTGTAATTTAATAATTGATGTGATAACCATTTCCCTTGTTTTCTTTCTGTTTCATTAATATTTGTTCTATTAGTTTGTCTTGGCATTTTTTTATTATTATTTATAAATATTTTTAGTTTTTGTAAATTTTCAAACCATTTTTCTGTTATTGAATTAAAATATTTTTTATATTCTTTCAAGAATTGACTCCATTCAGAGTATATTTTTGGGTCTTTCATAATACCTCCATTAGTATGTTTATAATATATTTGTTGGTTATTCAACCAACTTAACAATTCTTTTTCTTCATTATTTTTCAATAATGGTCTTCTATTATTTTTATCAATAAACATTTTTAAATCTTTCAATGTTTGATACCATTTTTTATAATTATTCAGAAAATAAACATAATTTGGATTGTTAATTGTTTCAGTCCATAGTTCATATATATCTCTTTCTCTCAAAATACTCTTACATTTTGAAATATTAGGATTATAATTTTGTTTTTGAATACTTATCCATTTACCTAAAAACTTAATTTCTTTATCTTCATCAATTGATGAAGGCAAATTATTGTTTGTATCAATATATATTTTTACTCGGTCTAAGATTTTTCGCCATTTTTCATTATAGTCAATACATAAATATTTTTTATATTTTAAATCATTAATAGTATCAGTCCATAATTCATATATTTCTTTATTTTTCATATTTTCCTTACATTTTGATATATCAGGATTATATTTTTTTGTTTGACCACATATCCATTCACCTAGTGATTTTACATATTTATCATTATCATTAGATGATGGCCGTATATTATTTTTATTAATATACTCTTTGACATTTTGCAATTTATTTTTCCATATAAGTTCTTTTGATTCTAAATAATTAAAATAATCTATCATAAATTGTCTCCACATTTCATATTTTATAGTATCATTCATTGACTTTTTTTTGTTCTTATAATTTTGTTTTTGATGAGAGAACCATTGACCAATTGTCTTTTCATTTTTATTTTTTGAATTTTCTGTAGGAGTTCTATCGTTTTCATCAATGAACTTCTTTAATTCATCAAATCGTTCAAACCAATTATCAACTACATAAAGATCACACTCCAAAACACAGCTGCACATATTCTTCATAATATCAATGTCACTCGTTATTTTCCATAAAACCTTAATCTCGTCATTCGTATGAAAACTAATTTTTATTTTATCTTTTGGCTTGGTCTCTAATTCATCCTCAGATTCATTGTCTTCAGAACCACTATTTTCCGAATATTCGTCTTCGGAATTGCTATCATCTCCAGAAGAACTATAATTGGATTTGTTATCAACATCTTCTCCATAATTCAAACACGCATCATACAACTCCTGATCTTCTTGTCTTAATGCACTCAAGACGTTCAAAATACCGTTAAAATTACCGTCTTTATTTAAATCCGTTCTGATAACCTCGTCACACTTCTCTCTATCTTCTTCACAACCAACATATTTGTCTCTGTCTACCCAACAAGGAATAAGAACCGTAGATGGTTTTATTTGTTTTCTAACAATACGTCCAATATTTTGGATAATTTTTACATATGATGATTTTGGATCAATAAATACACACATATTAGCATTCTTTGTATCAATACCTTCACCAATAGTTTCACACGAAGATATTATATAAATCTCATTATCTAAAGTTGTATCAAACTTATCCAAAATAGCTCTGCGTTCATTCATCTTAATAGAAGCATCTATAGAAATCATTTTAAACTTTGTATATAAATCTATTTTTTCAGAAAACTCCTGAGTTAAAACCTTCATAAATGCTGTAACAAAGTTAGATTCATTAACAAAATTAAGAACTGATGTATCTCTATCAGTATTTACATCAGCGTGAAATGTTAGCACACGGTTGTTTCCACTTACAAGTATCGCTCTTGCGATGCTTTCATATACTGATTTATTTGTATTTTCAGTATACATATCAACACGGATTTCAAATGGGTTCAAAACTCTCGGGTTATCATTTAAACCTTTTAAATATGAATAATCATATACAGTGCGACCACAAATACCTGAATCTTTATCACACATTATAATTCCATTATCATCCTTGGGGGTGGCTGTGAAGAAGATTTGTTTTTCACAGTTATTCCGTTCAAAGATTAGTTTCTGATATGTTGGAGCAACTGCGTGATGTGCCTCATCATAAATACAAACATCTATCTTATTTGAACCAAGATTATCTAACAATGTCTCATAACTTTGATATGTCACACAAATTATTTTATGTTTTTTTCTTTTTAATTCTGCTATAATCTGAACTGGGTTAGTTGTTGAATTATCATCAGATGAAATTTTAAAAGGACATTCAGTTTTTACAAAATAATCACTACAAAATTGGTCTATAAGTGGTAATGATGGAAATACATATACTACTAGCTTTTGATTTTGAACTATCTTACATTTGCGCATTAAAAGTGATTTGCCTGTCCCACAAAACATTTTTACAATACATTTATTATTTACAAGCAACTCATTATAAATTGCGTCATCAGCTTCTTTTTGGTAGTACCTAAATTCTCTTGATATATTCATTTTTATAAAAATATAATTTATTCTTTATATTTTATTTTTTTTGAATACTTTTTGATTCAATTTTATTTTAAGATAATAATTTAAAATTGAAATAAATAAAACTACATAAATATAATCATATAAAATATATAGAATAACAAGTAAATAAAATGGTTAAAATTTGCGACACTAACAATTATCCTTCTGAAAATGAAGAGAAATACAAAGAATATTTTCAGAAATTTAAATATCCATTACATATATTTCAAAAATACGCAATTGAAGCAATTATAGAAGGTCATCACGTGCTTGTTACTGCTCCTACAGGTAGCGGAAAATCACTTCCCGCAGAATTTTCAGTGGAGTATTTTGCCTCAATTAATAAAAAAGTTATATATTGTAGTCCAATCAAGTCGCTTTCAAATCAGAAATTCTATGACTTTTCACAAAAATATCCACACGTAAGTGTAGGCATCATTACAGGTGATATTCGTTGTAATCCGGACGCAACTGTTATTATAATGACAACTGAAATATTATTAAACAAACTTTATCAACTTAAAAGTGGTAACAAAAATACTAATACAACTACATCATTTGAAATGGATATTGAAAATGAATTAGGTTGTGTTATATTTGACGAAATTCATATGATTAATGATCCTGGTAGAGGTCACGTCTGGGAAAATAGTATTATGATGTTGCCTAGACACGTTCAAATGGTTGGTCTATCAGCAACACTAGATAATCCAGAAAAATTTGCTTCTTGGCTGGAAACACGAGGTTCAAATGTTAATGAAAGTAAAGATGAAATTACAAGTGAAAACTTAAATAAAGTTGTATATCTTACTAAGAAATTTAACAGAGCGGTTCCCTTAACCCACTATAGTTTTATTACGGCAACAAATGGTATTAATAAGCACGTCAAGGACAAAGCATTACAAGCTGAAATAAAGCGTTTAACAGACACTACATATGTTATTCAAGATTCCCAAGGCAATTTTAATGAGCTCAACTACCGTAATATGGATAAAATGTTAAATCTATTTAATGCCAACGATGTCCGTATAAAACGTCAACATGTTTTAAATAAAGTATCCGAGTTTATGGTTGAAAAAGAAATGTTACCAGCAATTTGTTATGTATTTTCTAGAAAGCAATTAGAAGTTTGTGCTCACGAAATAACTGCTAATTTACTTGAATTTGATAGTAAAATACCTTATACTATTGACTATGAGTGCGAACAAATTATCAGAAAGTTACCAAACTACAAGGAATATTTACAGTTACCAGAATACTTAGATATGGTTACATTATTGAGAAAAGGTGTTGCGATGCATCATAGTGGGCTAATGCCAGTTCTTAAAGAAATTGTAGAAATTCTATTTTCAAAAGGCTATATCAAATTACTATTTGCTACTGAATCAGTTGCTATTGGATTAAATTTGCCGGTTAAGACTTGTGTATTTACCGACATTTATAAGCACGATGGTTCTATGATGCGTGTATTACAAGCACATGAATATACTCAGGCAGCCGGCAGGGCGGGTAGATTAGGATTAGACACAGTTGGCCACGTTATACATCTTAATAATCTGTTTCGTGATACAAGTGTCACAGCATATAAGACAATGATGAATGGTAAGCCTCAAACACTTAGTTCTAAGTTTAAAATTTCATATAACTTACTTCTAAATCTAATTGATATTGGTGATACTAATTTAGTCGGTTTTGCTAAGAAAAGTATGGTAATTGATGATTTAAATAGAGAAATATGTCATGCTTCAAGTGAAATTGAAAAGTGTAGTCAAGAAGTTGATAGATTAAATAGCTGTATTGAAACAATGCGAACACCCAAAGATGTTGTTGAACAATATAATAAACTACAAAGCAATAAAGAAAATTATGCTAATAAGAAACGCAAAGAAATGGAAAAAGATATACAAAAAATCAAAGACGAATATAAGTATATTGACCAAGACATGGCAACATTACAGAAAATTAGTCAGAAAAATATTCAACTTGATGAACTTATAAGACAGCACAAAGGACTAACAAATTATCTTGATAATGATGTTAATAAAGTATTACATGTGCTTACTAGAGATGGGTTTCTAAAAAGTAATGTAGAAAATGAAGATACTTATGAAGGTTTAAATGAAGATAGTGTTGGTCTAGATTTATTAGATGAAGAAATAATAAATGATGATACATTTGTAAGTAAATTACAGCTATCATTAAAGGGCAAGATGGCAACCCAGTTACGTGAAGTACATTGTTTAGTATTTGCTCGTTTACTAGAAGATGACACAATTATTAATTTATCAGTTATTCAACTTATAGCATTATTCAGTTGTTTCACAAATATTTCAGTTCAAGAAGGTGTCCAAGATTTTACTCCCCAAACAGATGATACAGTATTAAAACAAGTTATTTGCTCTATAAGCAAGTTATATTCTGAATATGAAGAAAGAGAAACTATGCTTCGTATTAATACTGGATCCGATTATACATTACACTATGACCTTCTAAATTATGTTGAACACTGGACTGAATGTGAGTGTATAGAAGATTGTAGAGATGTCTTATCCCGCCTAGGTGAAGAAAAAGAAATATTCTTAGGTGAATTTGTCAAAGCTCTTTTAAAAATTAATAATATTAGTTGCGAAATGGAGCAAATTGCGGAACAAATGGGAAATATGGAGTTCTTGTCAAAACTAAAACAGATTCCTGAGCTAACACTAAAATATGTAGTTACAAATCAGTCACTTTATGTTTAAAAAAACATATTTAAACATTATGTTATATATTATGTAATAAAATATAATGTTATTTTGTCTTAGCTCAAATACTGTTGTTGCTGAATATGTATGGATTGGAGGAAAAGGAGAACTAAGAAGCAAATCACGCGTTTTAAATATACGTAAAGAAGCAATTGGATTAATAGATTTTCCTGATTGGGACTATGATGGCAGCTCAACAGAACAAGGAACTACTGAAAGTTCAGAGCGCATTTTGAAGCCCTGTGCTCTTTATAAAGACCCTTTTAGGTCAGGAAATAACTTCTTAGTATTATGCTCCACTTTTTTTCCCGATGGCAATCCAATTTTTAATAATCATAGACACAATGCCGAAAAAATATTCAAAGATTGTGATAAAGTAGAGGGGACTTATAATGAAGAAACAAAAACTATTGACTACATATATAGCCCTGAACCTTGGTTTGGATTAGAGCAAGAATACTTTATTTATGGTAGTTACACAAAAGAACCACTAGGGTTCAATAATGCCGTAAAACAGGGGCAATACTATTGTTCAGTTGGAGGCCAAAATGCGTTTGGTCGTCAAATTGTAGAAGACCATTATAAAAAATGCCTTGAAATCGGACTTGGAATAACTGGGGTAAATGCTGAGGTAGCTCCAGGTCAATGGGAGTTTCAAATATTTGGTAAAGGTATAGCTGCTGCTGATAATCTTGTTATTGCCAGATATTTATTAGAGCGCGTTTCTGAAGATTATAATGCGTATATTATTTGGCATCCAAAACCAATTCAAAATAGTATTGAAAAATGGAACGGTTCAGGTCTACATACTAATTTTTCAACTAAGCAAATGCGTGACTCATATCACAAGAATCAGGATATAACTGAAATATATAAAGCTATTGATAAGTTAGAATCAAAACATAATGAACATATGCTAGTCTATGGGGAAGATAATGAACAGAGATTAACTGGCAATTGCGAGACATCTAGTTTCTCAAATTTTAAACGCAGTGAAAATAACGGTGATAGAAGTGCGTCAATACGCATAAGACATGGTTATTTGGAAGACCGTCGTCCAGCATCTAATGCGGACCCATATTTAGTTTGTTCAAAGATTTATGAAAGCGTTTGTATTCTATAAAAAGACTTATAAAAGACTTATAAAAATAATATTCTGTCCTATAATATAACAATAATAACAATGAATTGGGTTCAATCATTTTATAATTTATTTAAAACAATTATTGATATATTATACCAATCGCTAGTATCTAATAGCTTATGTATATTATTTTTCGCATTTCTATACATTATAATTAATCTTTTAAAACCTATAAATTCTGGAATTAATTACAAAGACAAACTATCAATAGTAGATTCTAAACTAATATTTAGTGCCAAGAATCAGTTTTTATATGATGTTGAAGTGCCATATCATATTTCATTATTAGATGGGTTTGACCTAGAAGGATTTATTATATTAGCACAACAAGTAGCAGTTGTAATAATTCTTGTATTTTACAAACTTAAATTTGTACTTGAACTACATAGAAAATATCACGCTAAGTGGATTTAGAAATAAGATTATAAAATATTTTTATATTATATAATGGAAAATCAGTCATTAAACCAAATGCTAAATGAGCAAACAAGATTAAATTCTGAAAACTCTATACCTACAAATACAAATATACCTATGTCTATACCATTACAAATGATTATTCAAAATTACCAAACAATGTTTAATATTTTACATTCTCCTAATAATTTAACTGGTGTTCTTCAATCTAATATAATTAATAGAGTTGGAACATTATATAAATTATTTTTGGATTTTTTATTGCCAATTATTAGCGGATTAATAGATTTTACAAAAGATTTTATTTCTAAATCAGAAGAACAAGATAAAAAAATAGATATACAAGCTCGCAATCTTCGCGCTATTGGAAACCTATTAGATGCTGTAAAGGATGATTTGAAAAATACAAAAATAAATTTTGATTCATCTATGAAAAAATATCATGAAAATTTAGATAGAGTAGCAAATGAATATCGTAAGAGTATAGACGACTTAGCTAATAAACTAATTATACAAGAAGATCAAGATATTAAACCAATAAAACCACAGACACATTTAATGATGTATGCTGGTAATAAAACAAAAAAGCATAAAAAACATAGACGCAAAGTTAGTAAATAAGTAATTTAACTATAAAATAGTTAAAAACATTATTATGTATTTATAGATAATAATGTCAAAAATATTAGTATTATATGTTTTTCATATATATAATCAAAGAGTAGAACAATTTATAAAAAAATGTATATTTTACGACCCAAAAATAGATTTTATTATAATATCCAATGGTGATAATACATATTTAGAATTACCTGATTATGTAAAATTTTTAAAAAGAGAAAATATTGGCGTTGATTTTGGTGGATGGAGTGATGCTTTATTAACAAATGAATTATACAAAAACTATGAAAAGTTCATATTTATAAATTCATCGGTATCGGGTCCATTTTTACCATCTTACTATAAAGGGAAATGGACTGATATCTATATAGATGGACTTAAGGACAATATTAAACTATTTGGGAGTACAATTAATACCCAAGGAAAACCGAAAATTACACCACACGTTCAGACATATGTCTTTTCTTTAGACAGAGAAGCACTAGAGTATTTAATAGAAAAAAATATATTTAGCATGTCATACTATGTTAAAAGTGTATTTGAAGCAATACATACTAAAGAAATAATAATGTCTAGATTAATACTTGATAATAATTGGAATATTGGTTCTTTATTACCATTATATAAAAATGTAGATTTCACATTTCAAGACAAAACACAACAATATAATATAATATTTAGAGACGATATTATGTATGAAAATTATAGAAATATTTTCTGGAATGAATATCAATTAGTATTTATTAAAGGAAATAGAATTCCAAATGTAAAATTAATTGAATAAGTTATATGATATTATAAATATTATAAATATTATATAATACTGAATTTTTAAGTATAATAAAATAGTTTAATACATTCATTATAAGTTAAACTATTTTTACCAAATAATAGCAATTCATAATCTAACAAATGTTTCATAAAATTCTTATTAGGACATATTTGATTCCGTTTGCTTCTTACTGCTTTAAATGCTTGTTCCAAAGTAAGTTTATAATATTGCATTATATACGCAATCACAATTGTTGATGACCGACTTATACCTGCCGCACAATTAACCAATACTGTTCTTTCATTATTTATAATTTGATTAATTTCGTCAAAATATAGACTTATATTGCAATCATAATCATCAGCTAATTCATATTTATGAACTATTATATTTGGAACCTTCACATTAATTTGCAGTCTTTCAGCTACACAAATAATACAAGTAATATTTTTATTCTTTATTTCGGCTTCATTATTGGCATCAAACATGTCACCTAAGTAGAGTCTATTCTTAATAATTTCAGACATATAATATAGTAATTGAAAATATATTTAACTTATTTTTTTTATTTTCTATTTTTGAAAAATGAAAAAAAGTGTATCCAAAAAGTAAAAAGGAAAATGGATTTTGGACATTTTTAAAAATGTCCAATTTTGAGAACCCAAAATATTTTTCAAAAAAGGCCATTTTTTCACGTTGTGACCTAAATGCTCTAATTTTCATTTTTAACTTTGAAAAAAATGTGATGCTAATTTTTCATTTTATACTGAAAACCTTTAGGAGTTTTTTCTGTTCTATAAATATAGAACATTTTAGAATGAAAAAAACTCCAAAAAACTCCAATATATACAGTTGTATAAGTTGTGACTTTAATTGCTGTAAAAATAATGAATGGTTAAGACATATTTCTACAGCAAAACATCAAAATATGTCACATTTGAACATTTTAGAACAAAAAAACTCCACCCAAGAAAATTATGTATGTAACTTTTGCAATAAAACATATAAAGCACGTAATAGCTTATGGTATCATAAAAAGAAATGTCAGATAACACAGCAACAAACAGATATTAATAAAGAACATTCCGAGGAACATTCTACGCCAAATCCACCATTTTCACCATCAAATAGTGAAATTATTGAAATACTTAAAGTTCAGATGCTTGAAAATCAAGAACTACGAAAATTTATGATGGAGCAACATAAACAAATGATGGAGCTAGCATCAAAATCAAATATTACAAATATGATAAATTCTAATTGTAACAATAATAGTAATAACACATTTAATTTACAGTTTTTTCTGAATGAGAAATGTAAAGATGCATTAAATATAAATGAATTTGTTGACTCTATTAAAATACAAATGTCTGATTTAGAGAATTTTGCTCATATGGATTATCCTGATGGTGTTTCTAAGATTTTTGTTAAAAACTTAAATAATGTTGATACTTATTTAAGACCTATACATTGTAGTGATTTAAAAAGAGAAGTACTTTATATTAAAGATAATAATGAATGGATAAAGGAAACTGATGATAAACCTTTACTAAAAAATGCAATCAAAAAAATAGCAAATAAAAATATACGACAAATCAATGAATGGGTTAAAGAACATCCGGGGTGCCAAGATCCAACAACAAAGCAAAATGTGAAATACAATAAAATTGTAATGAACTCAATGTCTGGAGGTACAGTTGAAGAACAGCATAATAATATAGAACAAATTGTAAAGAATGTTACAAAAGCTGTGGTAATTGATAAGTATGCCATTAAATAATTTTTTATTTCCCTATATTTTCCTATTTTTTGAAAAATGAAGAAAAGTGTTTCTAAAAAGTAAAAAGGGAATTGAAATTTGGACATTTTTAAAAATGTCCATTTTTGAGGCCCCAAAATATTTTTCAAAAAAGCCCATTTTTTCACGTTGTGACCTAAATGCTCTAATTTTCATTTTTAACTTTGAAAAAAATGTGATGCTAATTTTTTGTAAAAAACGGCAAAATAAAATATTGTCAACTTATATAGATGTTTAGCAACCTAAAAAACCCCAAATTACCCCAAAAAATACCCAAGAAATTTGTATGTGAAAACTGTGACTTTATAACGTCTAATAAAAAAGATTATAATCGTCATACTGAGACCATAAAACATAAACATAACTGTTGTCAACCAAATTCAACTACCGAACAACTTTTACCCCCACATCCGCCCATTTTATACCCCGAAAACCCCAAATTTAAATGCATATGTGGCAAAAACTATAAAGATAAGTCAGGTATTTGGCGACATAAGAAAAAATGTCAGAGCATACTTAATCAGACAAAACAGCAACAAAAATTAGACGGCGATGAATCAGATTATGAAGAATATTCTGAGGAACATTCCACAAAATCAGAATCAATATCAGCGTCAAAGCCCCCATCAAATAATGAAATAATAGAAATACTAAAGGTTCAAATGCTTGAAAATCAAGAGCTAAGAAAATTTATGATGGACCAACATAAACAAATGATGGAGCAACAATCACAAATGTTTGATATTGTATCAAAGTCAAATGTAACAAATAATATTCAGACAAATTCTAATTGTAATAATAATAATACATTTAATCTACAGTTTTTTCTGAATGAAAAATGTAAAGATGCTTTAAATATTAATGAATTTGTAGATTCTATTAAGATTCAAATGTCGGACCTAGAAAACTTTGCGCATATGGATTATGCTAATGGTATTTCAAAAATCTTACTGAAAAATTTCAATAACTTAGACACATATTCAAGACCTATACATTGTAGTGATTCAAAACGCGAAACACTTTATATTAAAGAAAATAATTGCTGGACAAAGGAAGCCGAAGATAAACCTATACTCAAGAAGGCGATTAAACAAGTGGCGTTTAAAAATATTAAACTAATCAATGAGTGGGTCAAAGAGCATCCAGGGTGTCAAGACCCAACAACAAAACAAAATGTGAAATACAATAAGATTGTAATGAACTCAATGTCTGGTGGCACAGTTGAAGAACAGCACGACAACTTGGAGCAAATTGTTAAGAATGTCACAAAAGCAGTTGTAATAGATAAATATGCTGTGAAGTAAAAATAAACAATATATTAATAAAATATATTGTTTCAATAATATATATGTCTGGATTCAATTCAAAACGAACAGGTACTTACGGACGAACAAATTATATCTCATTATTAGGAAGAAATAGGGCGGCAGTTGGCTCAATAACAAGACCATATAATTATTTAGCAAGAACTAATACAAGCATTAGTCCAATTTATACATTATTTAATTTAAATACTGGTGGTTCTTCTTCCCCTAGTTTGGATATTTTTGTTCCTACTCCTACTCCTATTACAAAAACCTTACCAGAATCACCATTTAACTTAAACCCAATAACCGATATTAATCAGATAACTATTACATTTACAGATGGTCTTAATGGTGGCTCTGATATAACTAATTATTTGTATTCAATTGATAATGGTTTAACATATACATCAGCTAGTAAAAATAGTAGTCCTATTGTAATTAGTGGCCTTACAAGTAATACAACTTATAATATTAAACTAAAGGCAGTTAATAGTATTGGAAATGGTAATGAATCAAGAACTTTAACTGTTACAACATTATCAACACCAAGTTCTCCTCCTACATATAACTCCGAACTTTTAGCACCAGTAATAACTGGTATTTCATTTAAAACAACAGATTCATTTACAGTAACATTTACACAACAAGCAAATGGTATAACTATTACAAATTATAAATATTCAATTGATAATGGCAATACATATACTGCTTTATCACCAGTTGATATAACATCACCAATAACAATTAGTGGCCTATCATCAAATACTACATATAATATTAAATTACGCGCCACAAGTGCCTCTGGTGATGGCATAGAATCAGATGTCTGGACAGAATCAACATATGCGAATGTTAATTTTGCTGTTTTTACTGATGTTGGTACAACAACATGGACAGCGCCAGATGGTGTTACTTTTGTTCAATATTTAGTTGTCGGTGGTGGCGGAGGAGGAGGTTCAACATATTCTAAAATAAACGTCCTTGGTGATGTTTTAGTAACCGACATACCCCAACCTGGAAAATACTGGATTAATAGTGCCAATTTAACAAATATGAGATATAGTGGTAGAATGTATTTTGGTACTAATACATATCAAAACTCAGCATCATTTACTGACCCAATTCGTTTAACAGCCTCACAAAATCTTACACCCTCAGGAGTTATATATGATTATAATAAATGGTATGGTGGAATTGAATTAGTATATGAATTAAAAAGTGCTTTAGTTGGTACAACAAATTGGGTTCCACCATATCAAATTAATAGCACTCAAGGAAACAATATTAGTGGTGGGTCCGGTGGTGGTGCCGGAGGTCAAGTCAAAGTTCTGACTGGAACAAATAAATATACTGTTGTACCTGGTAGTACATATACAATTATTGTTGGTGCTGGTGGTCAAGGTGGTGTAGGTGACTTAAACTCAGAAACAAATGGTAGCCCAGGAGATAATTCATCATTTGATACAATTATATCAGTGGGTGGTTCTGGTGGCGCTGCTTCAAGAATCATGACACAAATACAAGATACAAACAAAAATGGTAAGGGAGGTAATGGTGGTCAAGGTTATGGTAATTTAGTTGGTGGTAGTGGTGGAGGACAAACAAGTTCTAATAATTACGGCCGTTATAATTCAGCTGGTCCAGGAGCCAGTGGTTCATATGTTAATTTCTATAATACACCTACATTTTATGGAGCAGGTGGTACAGGCGGAGTTCCTAATACTGTAGCTACTGGAACTACACCACCAAATATTGGTAAGGGAGGCAGTGGAACCGGTGCTACATTAAATAGTTATGCAAATGGCATAAATGGTGGTTCAGGTGTAGTTATTATCAAATATTACACTTAATTTATTTTTTTTCATTTTTATATTTTTTTTCATTTTTCTATTTAATGAAAAAAAATTGAAATTTTTTTCTACAAAGCAATAAAAAGTATTAAATACTTATAACCACATGTAACATAATTATTAATTTAAAATGACAACCGATTGGCTTTTAAGAGTTGGAGATGGAGAGAATTTTATTAACTCATCAAAGTATAAAATTTGGGGGATACAGAGTACAACATCAATAGGTAAGCACTTTGTTGAAAATATTAAACCAGGAGATAGATTATGGTTTGTGAAAAGTAAATCAAAAGGAAAAATTATTGCGGTAGCAACATATCGTTCTCATAATAAAAGAAATTTTGGTCCACTTATAGATGTTTCTATGACAAATGAAGAACTTGGTTGGATTGGAGAAGGCCCTGACTGGACAAGTGATACTGAAATTCATTATACAGATTTATATGGTCTTGACAATTGTGAACTTCTATCACATATAAATGGTCCAGCAACAATTAGAAGATATGATGAGAAATGTAGAGTAAATTTAGCAGTAGAATATAGTTATATACAACGATATAGTAGAATAACATTTGAATTATAAATTAATTAATCCATAATTTGAAAGTGAGGATGTTTAGGTCCAATATCTTTTTTATTGAATGTCCAAATTGTCAGCATTAAAATTTATAAAAAAATAATAGTGCGTCATTCATTGAAACCAAATAGCTATAATTATAAAATGAATTCTAAACAGCGACCGAAGTCGCACACCCTCAGCCACCAATCATAAAACTAGGAAAAGTATTAGTTGGCTTCTTTTCTAATGCGCCTCAGCCTCCTTTAAGCCTGCGACCGTTAAGTTTGCGACTACTACTGCGTTTACGAGTAAGTTTGCGACCACCGCGTTTAACACTACTGCCCCGTTTACGACTACTGCCGCGTTTACGACTACGTCTTCTTCCTTCACCCATATATTGAAGTAAATCTCTCTCAGTACCAGCTTCTAAATATTGCCCATCATGTATTTCTTTTGTTATTATATCATTTGCTGTCAACCAGGCTTCTTTATTTGTCCTCATCCACTGTGGCATATTCGCCCTCATATTATTATTCATAGCTCTAAGTTGTGCAATATCTTCTTCATCTTCAGGTGTTAAAATAGCCCCACCATTAATAATGGCATCCATTATTCCATTAATATTCATAGATACCATTACAGGAACATTATTAGAAGGATTGTACGCATAAAATGAATTACGAATTGCTTGTGTTACTAAAGAAGTTCCATCATCATATATAGTATTAGGGTCTAATTTACCTTGTCTTATTAATTTTTCTACATCATAAGATTGAATATAATAAGTTTTATTGTCTGTTCCTGGACGTCCTGGCTGCCATTTAAAAAGTTTCGGGTTTCTTAATTTTGTTAAAATGTCTTTACGAATACGTTCTAATTCAGAACCATATTCTCCAATATGTCTACTTAAATCTTCAACCATAAACACATTACGAGCAGAACGCGTATTTTTTACTGATTTACTCATATATATATTATATTAATATTTTATCCCGGTAAAATTTGCTTGTTAACTCTATAGTCTATAATTTTATTACGAATAATATACATAGATGACAATGATAATAATGTAATTTCAATAGAACTTCTTACAATCATAGGTAAGTCATCAACTTTAATACTATAATATATCCACATAGAAGAAGAACAAATACTTAAAATACAGAAAATTAAAGATAAACTATTCGTACTTTTATTTCTGTATAGTAAAAACATAAAAATAAATCGTCCAATAACAGATAATGATGTTGCTGTATATGGTATTATTTTTAAGTCAGTGTCATTCATAATTCATAAATATATATAAAAAATAAACTTTAAACTTCTTATAATTTAAATTCTTATAAGTCGCTTTATATGTCGCTTAGAAGCTTATCCAAACATCTGTCGCATTTTAGAGTAAGTCATTTGTCGTCCAACCTGTCTCTCAAATTGTTTTGAACCTTCTTGTAATCTGGCAATTATTTCATCAGGTTTATTCAGCATTTTAAGTCCTTCTCCAGAAGTCTTAGGATTTATATTTGCGCTAATATTATTCATAATCTGACCCAAATTAGTTGTAGCAGATTCTGTACTAGTGTTATTAGAAGCATTAATGGCAATACTAGAAGTAGAAGTAACATTATTAGACATATTATGTAAATATTTTATAATATCTTTAAGTTTATTTGTTACATTAATTGTAGTCGTATTTTCTTCTTCATCTTATCCTCATTAGTAAATATAAACAGTTTATATTTCTTCTTATCATAATTGTCTAAATTCTCACGCAGTGTAACCCGTGATGTAATTTTGAGCTCTGGTAAGAATACAATATATTGATATAGTCCATCATTGCGCTCCAATTTATCAAAGCAATAACCATCATAATGTGGCTCCAAAATATCCGGATTATTAAAGCATAAATTCAGCAAATTACAATCAATCTGGACTTTTCGTATCGCGCGCATTGTCGTGTTAATATATTCTAACTCTTTCAGCCAATTGTCATAAAATAATAATGCTCCATCTGAAAGCTTATGTAGTTCAAATACTTGCTGAAACTTAATAATATTTAGCAGGTCCACTAAGCGTCTTATGGGCGACGTAATATGTATATATGCTTCCAAGTCAAGCAAATCATGACTAATACTGACTTGAGAATCAGCAGAAATGTCAATATATTGACCCGAAGTGCTGTTCCATATCTTAATAAACTGTAATACATCATCGGGTAGCACATCTGTCTCTTTCTCTTTATCTAATGGCGCAATGCCATCTTTTTTAATTAAAGCGGAACGAAATATGCCGACATTTTTAGCAAGCATTTCTTTAGCGCACGTATAATTCATTAGAACCATTAAGTAGCAGACTACATCATGACTATCACGAATTCCTTTAACATATTTTGTTTTATAGCACAATTGCGAAACAATATCAAATAGTTGTGTATACTGCTTATTCTTTAGCAAATCTGGCTCTTCATAAACATAATTCTTAGCAACTCTTACAAGACAATTAGAGAACTTGTATGAGACAATTTGAACATTTCCATATTGATTATTATCAGGCGCCGAAAGTTCCATATCTAAAACAAACGCAACCCGTTTTGCTTTAGCTTGTAGCGAACATAAACAATCCGACAAAATAGTAGGTAACATTGGGCGCTTCTTATCCGGTAAATAGATTGTAGAGATGCGTTTGGAAAACGATTGCCACAAGTTTAGCGCATCCAACCAGATGGTCACATTCGCAATATAAATGCTGACAAGTGTGTTTCCATTATCCAGCGGTTTAATACTGAACCCATCATCAAAATCTAGACTACCTTTAGGATCAATAGTGAATACGTGCCAATCAATGCGACTTTCAATTTCGGCATTAGCACAAATGCTCTCTATAAATGCGTCATTAGTTGCGTCCTTTTCCTTAACTGCTTTGGATGTCTCTTTTTGTAGGCGCTGAATAGACGCATTTAGACTTTTACAATACAATTGATATTCATAGAAGCAATCTAATGTATCAACTTGACCAATAACTTGGGTTAATGAACCGATAGGATGTTTTGACGTCCAATCTTTGTATTGAATTGTTACATATAGATTTACAAATACTTTTGAAAACCCAACGTGCTTTAGCTCATATGGTACTAGAAATATAGGTAAGCGAACATCATCAGGAATACATTTATACATTAGTTTATTATTTATTGGGTGCCGACCATAAGTCTTATTGTCAGCTAAAATAAGCACAGCAGGAATATTTTCTACAACTCTGGTAGAACTGTGAATTATTTCAACACGTCCATTGTTCGCATTGTGTTCAAAAACATCATTTGAAAACAGATGATTAGCAGCAGGGTCAAAATCAGTTATTGTAGAATGCGTTAATGTTGGCGCTTCATATAGTTGCCATTTAGTATAATTCCGGTCTTCAATGACAATTTTGTATAACATTTTATTTTTAATTAGAATAGATTATATAATATGCTTTTAAACTTTTATATAATTTTATTAATCAATTTTTTGTATATTCGTAGTTCCGTTTGTAGCACTGTTATCCAAAGTTTCGGAATCTAGAAAAGCGCCTTGAGTTTCAATAATATCGGGTAAAATATTATTTATGGCACTGATTTCAGTTGTATTGTTAGTATCCACTTTTTTAACTACATTTGATTCTATTTCATTTTGACTCTGACTCTGATTTAAACTCTTGATATCAATTTGCTTAGCAGTTTTTCGCTCAACATTCTGATTCTGTAAAGCATACATAAAAATATGTGGACTAATTGCTATATTATTCATATAAGTTCTGTATTTAAAGCTACTAACACTTGTATTTTCAGCAAATTTAAATGAATACCACCAGTAAGCCGGAATAAATAAAAATCTACCAGGAACTAAAACAATTTCAAGACATTTTACCTTGTCAAAATCCGCTCTAAATTTGGGTTGCGGGTCCCATGAATTCACTTGTGACCTAAATTCAAGATTCTCATAGTCCTTAACAGGATATAAATATTTGCTACTCTTTGGTGGAAATAGTTTCACTTTTATGGAGCCCTGTGTAACTAAGAAGTAGTTTCTATAATTGATTTCATAGCGCAGAGGCGTTGTAACATTTGCCGACCCCATTAACACATCATAGTTACAATTTGACACGAGAAATGGTCTCAGAAATTCATCATTATATGACATATTTTTTTGCGCCCCAGTTTCTGCTAAAAAGTCCATATTACCTTCACTAAAGTAGGTCGCATTTTTATCCTCGGCAAATAATTTTGTCGCAATATGTAGGGGAAGTGGAAGCAAAATGTTATCCTGTGTGTTATTTTCATTAATAGTATTAGTATTTGCTTCACGAATTTTGACCTCAAATATGGGATAGTTATCAAGCAAATATGATTTGTTAGTTGACTTGGTAATTTTCTCAGTATCTTCATCGCAATCAAATAATACAGGTTGCCTTAAGTCACATATTTCTTCCATTTTGTCTTTGGATGCTTGCTCAATCTCATATATCTCCAAATCATTACTTGTTTTTAAATGAAAATGAATGTGTAAATAAAAAAATAAAATAATACAAAATACAAAAAAACCTATTATTATTTCTAACATATTTACATAGAAATAATAATTTAAAATACAAAGTATAACGAAGTACAAAGTATAACGAAGTACAAAGTATAACGAAGTACAAAGTATAACAAAGTGTTAATCAGCTATTTTAGGTGCTATAAAGAAAGCAACTGAGCTATCTTCGCCTAAACTATATTTTAGCGACATTGGATATTCATTACTAATTCCTAGACTAACTTCTGCTCCAAGTTTTGATGATAAACACATCTTACCAATATGTGTTAAACTATAAGTAATATCCAGTTTCTCCCCCTCTGAAATAGCAAACTCATTTAAACTGTCAATTGGTATATTTACCTTTAACTTACCAGAATCACCAGACGCATTCAGTTCTAATAGTTCCTCAGTACAAATAATATTTAAATTAGAGCCAAATACCATTAGTTCTGAAATTAGTTCGCCAAATTTCTTAGCATCCATTGTAAACTCAACATCATAATCCACTTCTGGAATCAACAGTGTCTCATGTTCAACATCCATTAGTGGCAATTCAAAGAAATGGTCAAAATTATCCTTCACTTTTGCTTCGGCACTATTTAGTAAATTAATAGACAATTTATCTGAACTACCAGACTCATCATAGACAATTTCAACACGATTATGCTTAAGTGCGTAGTTCATCATAGTTGAGAAACTGGCAGCATCAACGGTAATATTTGTAGCAGTTTCTACTTTATATTCAGAAAACCAAACTGCTTTAATAATAATGCTAGATAAACAAATATGCGATTTATCCATAGACTGAATATATAATTGGTCTAATTCAAATTGTAGACTCAAATAGGACCCCCAATTTTTTAATAGCTGAAAAATAGCTACAAACATTTCTAATTTGCCTTTGTTTTCAATTGTTAGTTTCATTATTATACTAAGTAAATAATAATGAATAAAAATGTTTAATATGTTTTTAGTAATAATAATAATAATAATAAAATCTTATTAGTGTCTAATCAAAATCCAATAAATTATTAACATTAGCAGTAGAACTTGTATTGATATTAGAAGTTGTATTTGCTTTATGAAGCTGTTGCGTTAAATAATCAATAGTCATAATCTTATTATTTACATCTTTTTCCAGTTTCGCAATAATTAGTCGCTGGTTAGAAATTACTTCTTTTGCTTTCTCAAGCTCTACATAAAAATTAGACCTATTTAAATTTAGACCATCAAGCCACTTTTGATGCGCTTTTGTCTTTGTATGTGCGACAAATACACTATGGGTTTCATATATTTTATCTTTTCGTGAACCACAAGGACATACAAGACCCTTTTTTATATAATTAAATGGTGGCACTTTATCTACATATAGCCCATTATCATTAATACTTGGGTTATAAATATCAGGTTCAACAACTAATTCCATTTTGTATAAATTATAAATCTGTTATAAAATTATAATTTATATTTAAGTCTTTTTATAAAGGATAAAAATAATACAATCTGTTAATTTTAGAGTTTAAGTTCCTTCTCAATCAAGTCCTTCAAATCAGTTCCAACAATTTCATCATTATCAGTGCCATCAGTATCTCCATTTTCACCATCATTATCTAAATCTTCTAATTCGGCGCCATCTTCTAAGATATTATTAGCTTCTTGTCCATCTAAATCCACAGCTAAACTGAGTTTCACAATTTGCTGATTATTCTCCATAGTTAAGCTCTGTAATGATACCAATTCAGCCTTTAGCCTTTCAACTTCCTGCTTCAAAGCCTTATGATCGTTTAATAATGATGTATGAGATGCTTTAGATTGAGTAATAGCAGACTTAAGAACATCAGTGCTCTGTTTTAAAGCAGTCACTTCTAAAGAGCTTGCGCTACTATTTGAACCAGATACTTGATTCTGACTTTGACTCTGAGTTTGAGTCTCAAGCGCCTCTAATCGTGACATAATAACATCAATAATACCACTATCTAATCCAGAATTAGAAAATTGAGAACGGTCTTGCTCTTGTAAAAGTGTCTCAACTTTACCTAAACGTAAAGTAATTAATGTAATTGCTTGTGCTAAAGTCATTCGATTGACACTTGCGAGCCCTTGGTCTTGTTGGGACTCAGACATTTGCTGTTTCATTTGTTGCTGCATTTGCTGCTGTTGTAACTGGGCCTGTTGGCCTGCTAAACGTCCATTAGTTCCGGGTCTCATTTGACCTTGCTGTCCTTGGACCTGGCCTTGAGAGAAGAGTTGAGATGAATTAATAGATGGCTGAGGGCCTCGGCCAGGGGCGGCAGGTTCCGGACCACCAGCTCGTCTGCGTTGTGCTGCTTGTACTGCTCTATTTGCGCTCATTAGGAAATATAATTATTAATAATAATTTGTTTCTAAATACTTTACGCATCTATCTACTTTTTACACCTTTGGATATTTCATAACTTGCAAAAACGCCAATTTTTATATAGTGAAAATTATATAAAAATAAATTGTTATATTACCTTAATGAATAACGAAGAACTTATTAAGGAAAATAATAATTTGAGAGAAAAAGTATTATTTCTTGAAAATGAACTAAATGATGTTAAACAAAAATTAAATACATATCAATCTAATTCTAAAAAATATTATGAAAATAACAAAGAAGAAATTATTGAAAAGGTTAAAAATTATAAAAAACATTATAAATACACACCAACAGAAGAGCAGAAAAAGAAATGGGCGAGAACAGCATACTTAAACAAAAAAGCAAAATTAGAAAAAGAAAACCCTGAAATTTAAAATATTTAGGCATTATATATATTTTTATAAAAAACTATATAAAAATATTTTCTTTACTATATATAAATGGATAATAATAAAAAAATTATTGGAGTGTATAAAATATCTAATACATTGTCAGGACGCTATTATATAGGATATTCAACTAATATTAATAGACGATTTAGTGTTCATCGTAGTAAACTTAAACAAAATTGTCATGACAATATATTTTTACAGAGAGCTTACAATTTAGATGGTGAAGATAAATTTATATATGACATAATCCATATTTGTGATACAGAAGAAGATGCCAAGGAAATTGAATTACAATATTTAACAGATTTAAGCATTCGGGAACAGTTATATAATTTAAATTTTAATAATAGCGGTGGTGATTTATTAACACATCATCCTGAGAAAGATAAAATTAGAGAAAAGATTGTAAATTCATTTAAAGAAACCTTAAACAATATGACTCCTGAAGAAAAAAGTGAAAAATATGGTAAATTTGGTGAAAAAAATGGAATGTATGGTAAAACACATACAGAAGAAGTAAGAAAAAAAATTTCTGATATAAATAAAGGAAGAGTTGCTCATAATAAGGGTAAAAAAGCATCTGACGAAACAAGACAAAAATTGTCTGAATTTAGAAAAAATAAATATACTGGTCAAGATAACTCATTTTTTGGAAAACATCATACAGAAGAAACAAAACAAAAAATACGTGAAAAAAATATTGGAAACATACCTCCTAATAATAAAGAAATAACAATAGATAGTTTCTTTTATATTTCTATGGCTGAAGCATCACGACAATTAAATATTCCTATTACAACTATTTTATGGCGTCTTAATTCAAAAAATCCGAGATTTGAAAATTATAAATATTATAGTAAAGAAGAAATGCCTACGCAACCATCGCTACTTTAATTGCCTCATGGCATTGATAATTTTCTATAATAAAATCATCTACCTGGTAATCATTAATATTTTCTCTTACTTGTTTAATTGAGACAGTTGGAAATGGAAATGGTTCTCTTGTAATTTGTAATTTACAAGCATCAATGGCATTTTCGTAAATGTGACAATTTCCAATAAAATATACAAACTCATAAGCTTCTAATCCACAATGTTTTGCTAGCAAATGCGTAAGAAAACTATATGAAGCTATGTTTATCGGCTGACCTAAAAATTCGTCTGAACTGCGTTGATACATAGCACAGCTTAATTTGTTGCCATCATGAACATTAAATTGACACATAATGTGGCATGGTGGCAGAGCCATATCATTAAGTTGACAAGGATTCCAAGCAGTCATTATCAAGCGCCGACTTGTACGCTGTTTTGGGTCTTTAAGAGCATCAATAATTTGCTGTAACTGGTCAACGCCTTCTTTTGTATAATAATTTGTATAAGATTCATATTCTCCAAGCAATGTTTTAGCAGTTCGTTTCTCAGCATTGGTAATATATGGTGCATTAAATTTTCTCCATTGGAATCCATAGATAGGTCCAAGCTCATTAACATCATAATGACATAGGCCTCTTGAATCTAAAAATTCTCTAGTTGAATTACCATCCCAAATATGAACACCTTGGTCTTGTAATAATTTATTATCTGTTTCGCCACGAATAAACCATAACAGCTCCTTTAAGCATGTTTTCCAAGCAGTCTTCTTAGTAGTTAATATAGGTATTTTGCCATTTTCTAATGAGAAGCGCATTGAGCTTCCAAAAATACTCTTTGTACGACCATTTCGTCCCTCTTCCCAAGTTCCTCGGTCTAGAATTTCTCTAATTAAATTTAAATATTGTTCTTCTTCTTTATTAATAGTTGTATTTGTTTTCATTGTATTTGTATCCATTATATTATAAATAAGTTAAGCAAATAATGTTTAACTTGTTTTTATACATTTTATTATAAAAAATAAAAATAAAACTTGTAAATAAACAGTTTTAATTTCTTATTATACCCTATATAAGGAATATGGATAGTTTAGAAGATTTAACAAAGTCACAAAATGGTAAACCCAGTTTTTTCAAGCACGTGTTCAATTTCAATGAAGAGTCTAAATCAGAAATGTCAAATATAGTTCAATATGCTGTTTTGGCACTTGTTCCTATTGTAATTATGAATAAATTAATACAAAACTATGTCCCTGAAGCAGACGACTCAAAAGGCAGTCCTGAAATTTTAGTAGAAATTATAGGCCAAGTTGTAATTATGTTTCTAGGAATGCTTATTATTCACCGTATTATTACATTTGTACCCACATATAGCGGCGAGAAATATAGCGACTTTAGCGTTACTAATATTATTTTGGCATTCTTAGTTATTATTCTTAGTCTTCAAACAAAAATAGGTGAGAAAGTTAGTATTCTTACAGACCGTGTTATTGAACTCTGGGAAGGTCCTCAAGATACTAAAAAGAAGAAGAAGGGTCAAGGAAATGTTAAGGTATCACAACCTATTGCTCAGCAGCAACCCCAGAGCGCAATGAATCAATCATTAAGCTCAATGGGACAAAGCTCTTCTGGAACTACTTCTATTAGCTCATTACCACAACAATCTAGTCCCGATTTCAATAGCATGTATCAGCAAGATAATACACCTTTAGTAGGCGCAGCTACACCGGGAATGGAGACTTTTGAGCCCATGGCAGCAAATGCTGGTGGTGCGTTTGCGAGTCCATTTGGCGGCAGCTGGTAAAGCTTCATTAGAAGCGACTGATAACCCGCTTACCTGTGGTGGTCAAAGAAGAATGCCCCACTTTATCCATAAATATCAGCAAATGTGATTGTCATATCATTACTTAAACTATAAGGCTTATTTTTAATATCAATATCAATAGATGTAGGTGTTCTACATAATTTTTGTGTTAGTCTATTTTCATCAAGGACATTAAAAGTATCTTCTTGGTTTTCTTTTTTAATATTGTTAGTATTTTTATTTTTATTACAAAAGCAGCAAAAATAGTAGGATAATTTATTCTTATACATTATTTGAAATATACTTAGATTAGATTATTATATAATAAAATATTTAAACTTATTTTATTATATAAATTATATTAAATATAATTATTATGAATCCAAATACAACTAATAATAATAAATCTTCTTTAGATATAGATAAGCTAGAAAAAGCACTTGATAATACAAAAAATGAAAGTATTATGAACTTTACTACAAAAAAAATAAATGAGCTAAATCTTCGCATTTTACAAGAGCTAAAACTAGACCATAAAACTACAATGGATTACTTTAAAAAACTAAAAGGTTATAAATATGTTGATGAATTGCCTGATTTAAAACATGGAGGATTTGTTCGTTGGATACCAATTACAGACCCAGATTACTTACCATTAAATAGCTGTGGTATTGTTTGTGATATAAAAATAGCTGACGAAGGTGTATTTATAACTTGTAAGAATTTTATGCACCGGCATTATAATTTCAAGATGGATGATGTTATTATATTTCAGAAACTAACAAATCAAGAAATGGTAATATTAAGCGCATTAGACCACTTAGATGATGATAGTAAAACTGGTGATATAAATATAGGTAAAAATATTAATAAAAATATAAATAAAAATATGGAAGACGATAATGATGACGATGATGATGTTTCAGATATTTCAGATGATATTGATAATGAAGAAGATAATTAACGGTTTTTTCTAGTGCCTCTACTAGCTTTCTCACAGTCTTTAAATAGTCCTTTAATAAATTTTCCTCTTTTAATCATATCAATTTCACATTTTGTTAGTTGTTTTTTAGAATGATGTGTTTTTTTACCGCGGCAAAAATGTGTTACACATTTATAGCCATTAGTTCCACTAATGTGAACCTTATGTGTCTTTTTATTAATGCCATGATGTTTATGTTGAACATTTGAGTATTTAAAAGCCATTATTATATATAATAATAGATATAAAATAAATTAAATATAATAAAAATAAAATAAAATAAATATAATAAAAATAAAATAAAAAACAATAATATAAAATGAAATTAGATAAGCACGCAATAATTCATTTGGTTCATATTTTGTTAGTTGGTCCTCTATTTTTATATGTAGGAATCAAACGAGAAAGTATTCCATCATTAATGTTTCCATTTTTACTAGTATTAGGAACTATTGTTATTTTTTACCATGCGTATTTAGCATATAATAAATTTAAACAAGGCTTAAGTGCGTGGGTTAATTATATTCATTTCTTAATTATTGGACCTTTGTTAGTATACATTGGTTACCATGGTTTAGAAACATCCAGAAAATTCTATGAATTATTATTATTATTAGGAATGTCAACAATTGGATATCATGGTTACTATTTATTACAAGCACAATAAATAAAAATAAACTTTTATAAAAATTAGCAACTAAAAATAAAAATAAAATATTGCGTTAGATTATAAAATGGCCGGAGGCGCAGGAACTTTAAGAACTTTAAGAATATCAGGAGCAAATGGAAGCAAAACCCTTGGCTCTTTAATTGCCAGTGGATCCAGTTCAGGTGGAGGATCTGCTAGACGTATTTATGGTTATTATGCGTCACTAGGAGAGTCTACTACTCAAATTTACGCTAACTTTGGTCTCTATTATGGCAAATTTAGAGGCCAAGCTCAATGGTTTGGTCGTTAAATAGCTAATAGTAATAATTTATAAGTAATCATCTTTATAAATTATTAATTTTATACAAATAGTATATAATAAAATAGAATGGTTAAAAAAAATAAAAAAACTACAAGAAAACGTAATGGTGGTGGCTTAAATTCTTCTATTATGTCAAAATCATCTAGTAATAGTAATAATAATAGTAATAATAATAGTAATAATAATAATGTAGAAAGACTTGAAACACGAATGGAAAATGAAAAAAATAATATTATAAGAGCTATTCAAATAATACAAAAAAAACGCGATAATAATCCTATT